GCTTCGGGCACTTATACCGGCGGTTACACACTTGCTCAAACTTCGCTAATTGCTGACGATAATAGAGCAGTTCTGTTGAATGGTTCTACTGGCTATGTCAGAGCTGCTGATCGAGCCGCTTTTGATCTTGGCGATGTATTTACGCTCGAAGCATGGGTTCAGCTTACTGCTCTTCCGAGAAGCGGCGCCGTCGCTGTAGTAGTAGATAAGGGGGCACAAGCTTATATTTTGCGAATTGAGCCTGATGGCTCATTGATCCTTCGTCGCAACAGTGTTCTGAATATTTGCACGGCAACTGTAAGACTCGCTGCTGGCAATAAGTATCACATCTTTATTACAAAGAGTGGTGCGACTGTAAGAATGTTCGTGAATGGTGTTGATGTGACTGGAACAGTCACAAACAGCACCATGCAGAACACCGCTATCGAGTTCAATATCGGCTCTGCTGATGCTGGATCAACAGGCAATATGCTCGGCGGTGTAGTTGATGAAGTAGCTGTTTATTCGACGGCACTCTCATCTACGCGAGCCGCTGCTCACTATGCCGCCGGAACAAGTTCTGGTCCTGTAACAGAACCAGTAACGGCTGCGGGTACCGTCGCTGGTGGCAATGCGCCTGTTGCGCGTGCGGGCGTAAATACTGCTGGCGCGATTGCTGGCGGAAATGCTCCAAGAGCGTATGCGTCTGTAGGCGTTGCGTCTTCTGTTGCTTCAGCAAATAATCCAGTAGTCAGAACTGTTCTCATCGCCAGTGGAGCAACAGCCGGCGGAAACTCTCCTATCCTGCCGTTGACAGGATATGTGCGACGTTTCAATGGCACTTCATATATCAACATGCATATTGGTGCTGCCAATATCAATACTGATATTACGATTGCTATTCTCTTCCGTCCAGATAGCACATTTAACAGCGAAGAAGTTTTGTATGCGCCACATGTGAGCGCCTCACCTGTTGGTTATCAATATGAGAACGTTGCGCAAAAGATTGGCGTTTACAACGGCTCTACTCTGAATTCGCAGCCAACATCGACACTTGTTGCAAATAGATGGATTATTGGTGTAATTGCTAAAAGAGCTGGAACAGCAAGAGTTCAATATCATACTTATGATTTTGCTTCAGCTAGATGGCTTCACGAAGAATCTACTGGTACTTTTAACTCTCCTGGCGCTAGTAGCCCAACCCATGTGAGAATTGGTCTTTGGGGATCGCAATTCGGGTTTAGCGGTGACATGATGGCTGCCGCTGTTTGGGCTTCTGTGTTGCCGGATTCAGTTGTCGAAGAATTGACAAGAAGAACTTCGATTGAAGAATGGGCAAATGTAGACAGTCCTGTAGCACTCTGGCTTTTCAGACAGTCTGATGTAGCAGAGCTTGTTGACGATCTTGTTGGCACTTCGGATCAATGGAACGCTCAAAGCGGAACTGTTGCAGTAAATGACGTACTCCCAATGCCGTACGAGGCAACCGGTGTGGTGGTACCGGTCGGGAGATCTACGGCTGGCGGCAATTCTGTTTCGGCGCTCGCTAGAGCTTCGATTGGCGCTTCTACTGCGGGTGGCATTGCCCCTGTACCAGTCGCGAGAAGTACAGAGACAGTTCCCTTCGCAGGTGCCATTGCAGGCGCTCAGCAGCCAAGAGCCAGAGTCATCATGTCTATTGGTGGAGCGCTCGCGCAGACGACCTCACCAAGACCCGCTTCGTCGCTCGTAGCAGGATCTTCTACAGCAAGAGGAATCGCTCCGGTTCCGTTCTATATCGCGCTGATCCCGAGCGCGGGCGCTGTTGCTGGATTCTTCACTGTGACGCCGGTTCTGCCTGGCGCACCAGTAGGCGCGAAGAGCGGAAAGCTGAGAATCGTTATCCCCTTCTCCGATCACAGAGTTGTGGTCGATGAAGTGGAAAATCCGAAACTGGTGGTTGCTACCAACACGTCGAGTACCGTCACAATTCTCCCTGTTGGTTACAATCGACTCGTCGTCTACACCCTCGAAGGTTTGAAAGTAACGGTGGATGAAGACTAATGGCATTCAAGATGAAGCGACACGATACGCTCCCAAATCTTCCGTTTCAGATTTTCGAACCTGACGGAACTACTCCACTTGATCTGGCAAATGCAACGGATGTTTATCTTGCTGTCAGATACAAGAGAGATCTTACAGTTTTGTTCAAGAATAGAACAGTTATCGATGATGAGGTAAATGGTATTGGTCATTACTCATGGTCTGGCGCTGATACCATTGAAGAAGGCGAATATCAGTACGAGTTTGAAATTCAATGGGCTGATGGAAATATTCAGACAGTTCCCGTCGATTCGTACCTTGATCTGATCATCATCAGCGATATTGCATAATCTCGCAAGACGTAATATTGCATAGAAAAAGCCCCGAATAACCGGGGCTTTTTCTTTTGCTACTTGGAAGTCTTATCGATTGCCGGCGAGCTGCGCCAAGTCCTCGCCGAAGAAGAGATCGCGGTCCATTCGTGCGCGGACTTCTTCAGCAGTCAGGCCCGACGCCTCAGAGAGATTTTCCACGCTCTGACCATTTCGTACTGCCTGGCGCAAAGCGATTGTCAATTCGTCCTGACGCTTCAGCTCACTGATCGATGCCTGGATGGCGCGATCACGCAGCGTCGCCACGATTTCAAGTTCTGCTTCGAAAGGGCTGTTGTACTTGTGGCTCATGGTGGATCACCTTCTTTCTCATCGCCTGTAGCAAATATATCCGATTCAGCAAGAGTGTGTGCGATAACAGGATAAACTTTTGGCGATTGTGCCAACCAAAATCTGAATACGACTGGTTATTATCAGTAGTCAGATGGCAGCTATCAATTCTGTGGACGCAAAGCGACGCAGCCGTGAACCCCTCATTACAAACGGCCGCTTCATGACGTGCCCCCGTTGTCGGGTTCCGCAAGACATCCTCCGGTTCATTCCGATGGGCATGGTCGAAGAATTCAAAGAGGACACGATGCCGGTCTACAAGTGCCCTTCGTGTCGCTGGGTCTTTGCGCCCGCCCAAGAAATCCGAGAGGAGCGATTTTGATCAATCCCGCGAAAATGTTGAATCTCTCTGATTGGGAGTTCGACGGGGATAGATCCGTTGCCGCTGTCGTTCTTGCTGGCGCCGAACAGCGCGAGGAGAACGGCTACGTCCTGAAGGAAATCCTTCGTACGGGCGAGTGGCCCGTGATCCCTACCGCTGCGGGCCTCATCAGAATGCCGCTGAGAATCGTGCGTGACGGCAGATCAGACTTCACAAGAGGTCTGATTGCAATGTCTGAGCTGGTGGAGAACTTCAACAACGGGGCCATCCCCAACGTTCAGATCCCCCTCGCAGACAGAGCGCGTGACGATCACATCAGAGACGGCAACCTCGCGCGTGTAAATACAGGCTTCGTTCGTGAGGTCTGGATCGAGGATCAAGACGATGGCATTTCCAAGCTCGTCGCAAAGATGGAGTTCACCGAGCCTGACGTGAAGGAACGCGCTCTGCGCGGGACCTTTGCAGATGTCAGTCCTGGGATTCCGTGGCGAGTGTTTTCACGGGGGAGAAGATACGGCGCGTGTCTTGAACACGTCTGCATTACCAATTCTCCGTTTCAGGATGGACTTGGACCTTTCCTCGCACTCAGCAACACTTTTTCTGAAGACGCTGAAGTTGCGTATTTCTCATCAGAAGCAGTAGTGGAGAGACTCGCTTCTGACGCAAACGTAGATATCACTCCCGCTGTCATTGACGCCGCACGAATTCTTGAAGCTGCTAACGAGCAGCTTTCTGCAATTCTCGGTTCCAGCTTCAGAGTTGAGTCAATTCGGGCTGGTGGATTCTATGTTGCAAATGAGAATCTGAATATGTCATGGCTGATTCCATTCAAAGTGGAAGACAGCAAGACAGTAATTTCTTCTGTTGATCAGTGGGTTTCTCAGGAAGTAAGAGAGCCAACTGAGAGAAGAGAAACAGAAGAAGAAATAAGAAGAGACGAACCAGTTGAAGAAAGAAGAGATACTGCTGACGTAGTAAGTATCACTCCTATTTCCGATCTGGATGCGGCTCGTCAGCTCCGTCAGGCTCGATTGGGCCTTTCGGGATCGGTATCCCCTACAGAGGAGGGCCACGTGCCACTTTCTGCCGAGGAACTGAGCCAGCTCAATCTTTCGGAAATCCCCGAGAGCCAGCGAGCTGTGTTTCAGAAGCTCCTCAATGAAAACGTGACGCTTTCTGCTCAGACTCGTGAAATCGAGGCAGATCAGCGTATTAGAGAGCTTGAAGGGCTGGGCCTGAGAGATCGTCCCGGCGCTCTGAAGCTTTACCGCCAGGTGATGCTCAGCGATGACAGCGGTCCTGCTGTTGTTCTTCTGAGCGACAACGGTCAGAACGAAAGAACTCTTACTGCACGTGAGATTCTTGACCAGTTCATCGACGCCGTAAAGGGTGCCGATGGCAAGGTTCTTCTGAGCGATCAGGCAATTGCATCAGGAAATGACGACAGACCTGCCGCCACTCCTGATGGCGAGAGAAAGTCCCTTGAAGAGCGTCTTGCGGAAGCAAGAGAAGCGCTCCAAAAGTAAGAGAGGAGGGTAACAAATGCCATTTGGTCATACAACAAATTGGGAACGTCAAACCCTCCCGAAGCCTGAAATTCTGAGCTACCCGCTCGAAACGACCGTTATTGACTCGATTGTTGTTCACGCTTCTGGCGTGACAGCGGATCAGAGCGGTCCATACGAGGGACGCCGTTACCTGCTTGCAGGAACAATTCTCTCGAAGCGAAACGACAATCTGTACGAGCGTTTCGCAAGTGCTTCGGGTCAGAACGTTGCTGGCATTCTTTTCGACACTATCGAGTTTGCCGATAACACTGCTGTCAGCAATGAGCCAGTTGCAATGGTTCGTCGCAATGTCTCTTTCAAGGCAGACAGAATCGTTGATTACAACACCTACAGAACCGCACTGAGAGATAATCTCACTACGTGCGAATTTATCTAAGAGAGGGGGTGAAGAACTAAATGCCAAGATTCAATATTTACGATCAAGCGGTCCTTACCCGCGTCGTGAATGAGGATGTCGATACTGCGCTGGAAAGAGCACCTTTCCTTGGTGAGCAGATCGCGCCTACCGTCCAGATTCAGTCCCGTATGGCTCGAATGGATATCGGCCGTACATACGCTTTCGGTATGGGTCAGTTCAAGGCACCGAACGCGATGCCACCGCTGATCGAGATGCCGACCGTCGAGCGTAGAGAGGCACTGATTGAGCTGGTCCAGCTCGAAGAGATGCACCGCATCAATTCCGAGCAGTGGATTCGTCTCAACTCTTCTGACGAGAACATCGTCAACGCTGAAGGTCTGGAAGTGGTTACACGCGGACAGATTCTCCGTCGCCGTTTGGAGCGTCTGAGCGAGTGGATGCGTTGGCAGGTGTTTGTGAACGGTACGCTGACTATCACGTACCCGCGCACAAATGCTCAGCTTTTCATCGATTACGGTTGGCTGCCAGGTCACAAGCCGGTTCCGTCTACGGATTGGGACGATTGGAACAACAGCAGACCTGTTGATGACATCGACGGGTGGCAGCAGCTTATGGCGGCTGACTCTGGCTACTTGGGCACGGTGATTCACCTTACCTCGTACCAGGCGAAGAACATCATCAACAGCGCATCGATCAAGGGATACTTCAATGTCCCTTCCGGGCAGGCGTTCCGCGCCACACTGGATCAGGTCGCTTCGCTGCTCGCCGAGGGAACTCGGTTCGTTGTACACGATGGTGGTTTCCGTCCGATGGCATCCGGCGCAGCGCGCGATGAGGCAGCTCACACGCGCTACCTGCCGAGAGACAAGGTAATCATCACGACCGATTATCAGGTGGAAGGCGAGAACATCGCTGACACTCTGAACGGTCAGATGGAAATCTCGTCTGCCTACAACGAGACAAGCATTCAGCAGGGACCTTTGTCTGAGGTCATTCTCGACCACATGACAAAGAACCGTTACCTGCGTACGGGCGCTGCGCGAATCGTTCGCGTTATCCACCCTGAGTGCTTCATCTCGGCAAGAGTCGAAGGCAACTAAGGAAAGGAGGGATAACCATGGCTGATGCATACAAGCTGAAGCAGGACGCTTCCCTCCCTCGTGTCCTTCGCTATGTGAAGGCCGCTGACGGTAGCGATATCGAGGAGACGACTGGTCAGGCTTACGCGAAGGGCGATTACGTCCTCGCGTCGGCTATGACTGATCGTGACCGCGAGCGTGCAGAAAACGGTGATCTCGACCACATTCTGGAAGAGTCCACTGTGGAGGAGGCACAGCAGGCATGGGCCGAGGCCGGCGCCGCTGGTGTCTTTATTCCCGAGCACGAGGTAGAGCGCTACGCCCTGCTCGATGCCGGCCACGTTGTTGTTGAACGTGATCAGGTACTTGAGCTTCGCGCTGCGGGTGCTGAGGCATTTGCCGAGGCATTCGAGGCGTCGGGGGCCGCTGGCGATCCGTCACCGGGAGTGACTGAGCAGGCTTCTTTCCAGGAAGTCTCATCGATCAACTCTCCCGATCCGGTTCTCCCAACAGAGACGCCCGAGCCCCTTTCCGCAGAGGTAGTGGAAAAGAGCGGTGTCGAGCAACCTCCGGGAATTCCGGTTGGACCTACGCTGGCAAAGGCTGAGGGAGCATCTGAATCGAGACTCGACAAGCTGTCGCGTCGCACGCGCCAGAAGCCGGGATCGAGAGACAGAGAGTAAGTCGTGGCTGTTGAGGGAGCCATCGCCGATCGAGTACGGGGAATCCTCCCCGTCACTTGGGATGCGCTTATTGCTGATAGACGCTACGGCGATGCGCTCCTTCGCAATTCCATCGATACCGTAAAAGAAACTGTATTTGGCGTAGTTGTACTTCCACAACTCGAAGCTGCATATCCGTTGATTGTTATTGACTATGTGGCAAAGCTGTGTGCAATCGAACTGATTACACCGGCTATCGACTACTGGATGGATGAGCCGTATCAAATCAGTCAAAGCGGTAGCGGTAACGAAGTCACAACTTCATCTGAAAAAGCAGACAGACTTCGACAACTGCGTGAAGATTTGCTGAGACAGACACGAGCATTGGAACCGATTGTTGGACCTTTGATCGGATTTAGACGAACTGCGCTCAAATCGCGACCTCGTTCAAGCACGATTGATGATCCGTTCCTGACCCCAGCATTGCAAGAATTCCCACGTCCATACAAAGTCACAGATCGATCATGATTACTGCGCCTTTGATTGGCATGGGAGATGTGCAACGCGCTGCGCTTTTGCAAATCTTCGATAGTTTGAACAGTGTTGCACTTGAAGTAAATCAAGCATATGCGGCAGATGATGAGTTTACAGCAACTCGTCTCAGTCGTGAATATGTGCCAGTAACTATTGAACCTGTAACAAATGAGAATTTCTACGAAGGTCATCATCCTTCACTGATCGAAGCAGCTATTGATCGTTATCCCTGCTGTTCTGCATGGGCAATGCGAGCAACACCTGCGGCTGGATCGGCTGCCAGTGATCACACAACGATCTACAACGACTTGTTGTATGTCGAAGTGATTGCAAAGGCTATTGAAGGCGAGACGATGGTCAATCTCCGCATTCAGCGCATGGCAGAAGCAGTGAATATCTGCTTGATGAAAGATCCCACTCTCGGTGGTCGAGTAAGTGGGCTTCTTTCAGATCCAACGATCATTCTGTCGGATGTGCAAATTCGTAGAGAAAAGGTGCGATACGGAGATTCTTGGTACTGGCAAGCGGCACGACTCGAATATGCAGTTCGAAAGGACGCTTCCCAACCGCCATCAAGTCCGGGGCAGCTCTTTAGCGGGGGCCTCCCTTATGACATTGACCAAGCGTAGGTGCTCAATATGACTCAATACCAGAAGTGGGTACGAAATTCGAACCCGAACGATGGTGTTTCCGAAATAACTCTCGAAGACGGAAGCACACTCAGACAGGGAGTGCCGGTAAAGCTTTCTGCTGAAGATCGTAAGAAGTATGAGGCTCTTGGACTTGTATTCGAAGATTCTTCGGCTGCTGAGTCCAGAGAGGTTCTGAGAGAAATTGCTGATGAGCAAAAGGTCGGAAGAGACGTTCAAGGCACTGGCCCTGTGTTCAGCAGATCCGACGAAACAACCAGCGAAAAGTAAGAGGGGGTGAATAGTAGATGTCAGATTTCCATCGTACTTCGGTAAATGACCGAAGCTTTATCCGAGGCGCTGCCCGCCTTCTGATTGCTCCGATTAGCCAAGCACGTCCGACAAGAATTTCGGATGTGATTGCGCTTGCCTCTGCGTCAGGAGTGAATCTGTACGACGCTCAGACAGGTTGGACAGATCTCGGCGCTACTAAGACCGGCATTCAGATCACGATCAATAACGCTGAAGAGTCCTTCGACGTTGATCAGATCTACGGTGACATCAGCTCTGCCCCTACATCGTGGGAGTGCAGCGTTGGAACTCAGCTTGCTGAGATGACACCTGAGAAGATGCAGGTTGCGTGGGAAGGTTCCGCGATTACTCAGGAAGCGGACGCCAATTCGCCTTCTGGCTTTGAGCAGGAGATTGGTTTCGGTCAGCCAACTGCGTACACAGAGCGTCGTCTCGCGGTCCTGTTCCAGCGTCCGAACGGAAAGATCCGCGCGTATCTGTTCCACAAGGCGCAGCGCCAGCCGCAGGAGTCCACGGTTACGCACGCCAAGACGGGTGAGCAGATTTCGATCCCGGTGCGATTCCGCGTCCTTGCCGACTCGACTCTGACGGATACCAAGAAGCGATTCTTCGTAATCCGTGACCAGTCTACGGAGGCAATGCCGTAATCTGAATTGGTATATACTTGGCACACGTCGGAGTGACGCAAAGCGGCTTCGCGAGTTACCAGGCCACCAAATGGGGCTCAAGGAAACCATGCCGCTTAGTTACCAAAATTCCAAGGAAGCCCGCCAGTACGGTGGGCTTCCTGTCGTTCCGGGGGATTGATGGAATTTCACGTCGAATCTGAAGGAATGTCAGATTTCACTGCGAGATTCCGCGCAATTAGAGAATTTCGCGAAGCCATCGAAGATCTGCTTCAACGAGCAGGTTTCAGCGCAACCGCATATATGCACCTGCACGTCCCGTATCACACAGGTGCGCTTTCATCTGCAATCAACTACAGCGATTCCAGATATGCACCCGGTGCGGCTGGCGGTGGTGGCTTTTACGAAGTGAATGTTGGAGTTGACGAGGCGATTGCTCCGCACGCAAGACACGTCATCAATGGCTCTGGTCTGTATGACGAAGCTTCACCGCATCTGATTTACCCACGTTCAAAGTCTGCAATGGTCTTTGAACAGCACGGACAGCGCATCTTTACGGCATACACGAGAGGTCAAAGACCGCGTCGTGAATGGTTCGAAGATGCACAAGAGTTGGCGAGCGACATCATCGCTCAAGGAATTCAATCACTCTCTTACCGCACGACCTGAAAGAGGTTTTTGTGTCTACTGAAACAAACCCAACACAAGTCGGCCCACCTGTGGCCGCATCACCGCCGGCTCCCACGCCGCCCCCTGCGCCTGTAGAGGCAGAAGTCTCTTTCGATCAGGCACCTGCGGAGGAGAACCTTGGCGCCGCCCCCACGCCTGACTCCCCTGTCGCGCAGAAAGAGGAATCTCCAAGAGAGATCATCGAGACGCTTCAGCCGAAGTCCGCTCCACACAAGTGGGTAATCGGCCCGGAGGATATGCGCCGCGAGTATGTCCAGAGACAGCTTTCATTCATCGGAAAGATGCAGTGGTTCGCACTCGTAGGCGACGTGCTCGACAGAGCGCTCTCAGGCCCCAGCGGAATGTCTCTGAATTCCTTCTTCAACGCTCCGCAGGCACGCGAGGGCAGCTTGTCGATGGAGGATTTCCGCGACGCTGACACGTTCGTACAGGCAGTCGGAAAGCTGCTCGCGGTCGCTCCCGATTTCCTGCTCAAGTCCTACTGCATCTGGCTTGCCGTACCTGACTACGAGCAGGATTTGGCAATCACTCTGATGAAGATGCCAGAACAGGACGGCGGTCTGACTGACGACGCTGGCATGGAGATCATCGAAATCTTCATCGACCAGAATTACGAAGCACTCCACAATTTTTTCACAAAGCGTCTGGGCCAGCTTCAGAAGCGAGTTCAGGCGCGAATCGAAGCAACCCGAAGCTAAGCCCTATTGACGCTCTTGAGGTCTACACAGCAAATCATTCAGAAACCGTTGAAGAGTTGCTTGTATGGCCTTGGAAGCGATTTGAAAAGTTTTGGGAATCATTTGAAAAACGTCGTCTTATTGAGTCGGTCGAACGTCGCAAGGATCAGATGATCGCAGCGCTTTGGGCTAATAGCAATTACGACGACGATAGAGGTACCCGGCAGAAAGCATTGGAAGAGATCGAAGAGAGATATCACGAGGCAGTTCTCGCTCTCCACGGTCAAGGCGAAACAGAAGAACAGATCGATACAAGCAATCCCTTCTTCGGTCAAATGAGAGGGGTTGCGAAGATTGAAGAACCTAGTAACCCTAATGTCACTGTAAGTCAGGTAATCGACGCGGATATTGATCAGTAGTTATGGCTGACGCTAGATACATCGTAGATCTGATCCTGAATGCTCGGGACAATACTGCTGACGCTTTCAATAGAGCGACAGCAAATATGCGTTCCTTTGAGTCGCTTCAGAGAGATGTAGAGCGTCAGAACAGAGCTACTGCTGATTCGTTCAGAAACGTTGCTGACAGCATTGAAGGCAACACTTCGCGAATTGACAGAGCACGCGAGAGATATGAACGACTCTCGAATGCCGCTGTCCGTGCCGAAGTAGAGCTTCAGAGAGCGGCGCAAGCAAATTCTCGCGCACAAGCAGATGCAAATGCGTCGGCTGCTGAGCGTGAGGCTGCTTTGCGTCGCCTCGAAGCTGCAACGAAGAGCTATAAGGCGGCCCTCCAAGACGCCAAGAGAGAAGAGGATCGCTTTTCTGAGTCGGGCGCTCGTGGCCGCGCAAGACGAGTTGCTGATCAAGCAACAGAAATCGCTCAACTTAGAGAGCTTCAGCGTCAAGCTCAGAATGTTGCTCGCGAAGAGGAACGTCTGAGTCGTGAGCGTCAACAGCGTCAAGCGCGCGAACTTGATGCTCCTAGAAGATATCTGGAACTGCTCAGACAGATTCAGCGTATCGAGAGAGATCGTGCTCGCGCTGCTGATATTGGCGACACTGTAACCACTGCTCGTCTCGATTTTGATGATCGTGAAGCTCGCCGCAAGGCTCAGGTGCTCGCCGATGAACTGAGAATTCTGTTTAGAAGAGCAGAAATCAATGTAAATCTGGACGATGCCGAGGCAAGACGGCATGCTGTCGAACTGCTCGCGATGAAATCAGTTCTCGGTAGAGATATCGAGCTGAATGTAGATGTTGACATTGGTGCTGCACAAGCGAAACTCGCTCTCTTCGAGCAGCAAGTGCAACGTGCGAATCGTCCTGGTGCGCTTGGAATTCTGAGTGGATCTATTCGCGAGACAGCAGATGCATTTACGAACGCATCTCAGAAGATCGCAACGTTTGACAACTTCCTGCGCGGTCTTGCGGCTATCTCTGTTTTCGCATTCTTCAACCAACTGATTCTTCTCGCGGGTTCTGCGGCTAGCAACCTGATCAGCCTTGCGTCGTCGGCCTCGTACGCTGGCGCGGCCCTTGGTGGTGGTCTGGTCGCTGGCCTTGCTCAGGCCCTCCCGATGCTCGGCATCCTTGCCGCAGCATTGACCCGCTTCAAGGCGGTTTCCGATGCCGTCAGACAGTCAGATCTTCTGCAACAGCAGGAGAGCTACAGAGCGCCAGCAAGAAATAGAAGAATCGCCGACAGCATCGATCAGGTTCGCAATGCTCAGGAACGACTTTCTGACGCGAATCGTCGTCAGCAGCAGGCACAGGAACAGCTCACGCAGGCGCGCGAGACAGCGCGACGCAAGCTGGAAGACCTGATCCTCACTGAGCGCGGCGCAACGCTGTCTGTTGAAGAATCACAGACAGCTATTCGTAATGCTTCTAGCGTTTCGGATCTTGATCGCGCATTCCTCACTCGCGATGAAGCAAGATTGAACCTCCGTCGAGTATCGGGCGAACTTGCTACACGTCGCACTGTTGGTATCGAAGGATCACCAGAAGTCAAATCAGCACAAGATCAGGTACTTGCCGCAAGACGTGCTGTCGATGAGGCAAGACGTGGAATTGATAGAGCTGCCAGATCTGCTGCTGTTGCTGGTAATGAGGTAACTGCTGCTGCTGGCAAGCTCAATTATCTGCTCGACAGACTCTCTCCTGCTGAAAGACGCCTTTACACAGCACTTCAACGCTTTCAGGATGAATTCCGTAGAGTCTCGCAAGTTATTGTCGAGCCGATTATCGACGCAACTGTGCGTGGCTTGGGTCGCATCACGGACATTATGACTGATCCGGCTGTGATGAGAGGTATGACAGGACTCTCTGAGCAGATGGTGAAAGCCGGAAACCGTGTATTTGATGCGGCTACAAGCGATCAAGCTGTTAGACAGTGGTTGCGAATCACTGAGCAGGCAAGAGAAAATCTTTTGCCAGTTGCTAACATTTTGGTGAATGTTGGCAGAGGCTTCATGGATATTGCGGAAGGTGCGGGTCCAGCACTTCACCAAATGGTGTTGTTCTTCCGAGATATTACGAGATCTGCTGCTGAATTCCTTTCTGATGCGCGTAGATCTGGTGAACTGACAGCATTCTTCCTTGAAGGCGTAAGACATCTCAAAGCATGGGCAGATCTGCTGTGGCAGATCGTTCGCCTGTTCGCCGCTATTACTGGTGCTGGTGGCGGTGCCGATGCTGGTTTCAGACTCGTCACAAGACTCGCCGATGCAATTGGTGGTCTTGCCGACAGAGTCAACGACACCGATTCGAGACTCAGCAGATTCTTCCGCACATTCTTTGAAGTCGGACAAAGAATGCTCTTTGCAATGCTGCCTGTCCTTCAGTCACTTGCAAGAGAATTCGCAAGTCTCTTCACTGAAGACGGTGTGAGATCTGTCCAGTCCTTTGCGTTCTTCTTGTCTGACGTACTGATTCCAGCAGTTGGACAATTTGCTCGTACAGTCGGGCAAGCGACCACATTCATTGGTGAACTCTTCAGACAGTTCCCAATTCTGAGAGACATGATGGTCGGGCTGATTGCCACGATGCTGACGCTCTCAGTCGGCGGCAAGCTCGCGGTGGTCTTCACGCCGATCATTGCTCCGCTCAGATTCCTTGTCAGATTGCTCGGCACGAGAGAGCAGATTCTTGTTCGTATTCTCGGCCTGCTGTCGAGAATCCCGATCATCGGTGCTGGTCTGGCCGGGCTTGCTGGTCGTCTCGGCGGTGGAGCTGCTGCCGGCGCTGGTGCGGCGGGGGCTGCCGGTGTTGTTGGTGGCGCGGCTGCTGGTGCTGCGGGCGACGTAGCGAGACAGGGATCGCGCCTCGGTGGAATCTTCGGTGGCACATTTGGTGCAGCCGCCAAGGGCCTCCTGAAGAAAGCCGGTTGGATTGGTGTAGGCATCTCCGCAGTGGATGGTCTGATGTCTGCCTTCAGATACAACAGCGTCGAGGCAGGCGTTCGTGATTTCGCGAATTCCATGTCGTTTGGTCTGGTTGATTCGTTTGAAGAGACAACCAGAAAGCGCATTGATTCTGCGCTTGAAGGAATCAGAGATCAGTTTGAGGAAGCAGCTAGAACCTCTCTTGATAGAAATCTCACCAGAGCGCTTGGCAGAATCAATCCTCTCAGACTTGGTACGCAAGAGAAGAGCACGCGCGATCAAGTAAGAGATCTGCTGAATCCTTCATACGGCGGCTTTTACAGACCAAGCACCAGAGAAGCAACACCATTCCAGAGACTTGTCGATGAAGTAAGAAAGATCGATCCGTACTTTGCAAGACTTATTGCGGGTACATCGAGATATGGCGAGTCAATCAACAGAATCAGCAGAAGCCTTAGAACGGGGCTTTCTGACTTCATCACTGGTGATCTCGCTAGAAATTCTGGATCGCTCAACAGATACATCGACACACTCACCGCGCTGCTCGACCAAGCTCCTAGAACTAGACCGTGGAGAGCACTTCGCGATGAGTGGGAGCGTCTGCGTAACGACGCAATCAGAACACGCAAGACGCTGCAAACAGAGCTGGATATCGACAAGCTCAACTTCAACTTCGGTCTGGCGCTTCAGCAGAGAGATATTGATGTAAGCAGAGCCATTGGCGGTTACATCAGACATCTGAGAAGACTGCCACCAGAGGCACGCAGAGAAGCTGCTGATTCGATGCTCAACCTCGCGAGAGGTCTTGAGGATCGCAGAGCAGTGCCGGAAGGTACAGCAAGAAAATTCAGCAGACGTATTGGCGACGCGATGACGACGTGGACCACACGCTCCACAAGACGCGGCGCTAGAGCAATGTCTGACATGGCAACGATTATGTCTGGAATGAGCAACATCGTTGCTGTTTCCATGGGTGACATGATCAGAGGCGTCAACTCTGCGCTTTCTGCCTTCGGTATCGGCGGCATCAGAATGCCGAGAGAGATCTCACGTAGAGATCTGACTACCGGTGCTCGCGTCATTGGTGGCTTGGCTGGATTCCTCTCGGATGCTGTCTTCGCAAGAGGTGGTTTCGTCGGTAATCGCGGCGAGCGCGGGACTGACGCCGTTCCTGCGATTCTCGGTCGCGGCGAGGCTGTTCTGAATTGGGCACATCAGCGCATGGTGGAACCGGCACTGCGCGCCTTCTACGGAATCGGCCTCGGCGACATGTTCAGACGCACGAGAGGCTTCCACGCAGGAACAGGTGGTGTCGCAGGCGCTTACGCAGGCGGTGGTTTCACCGGTCCGGCTGGCTCGGGTGAAGGCTTCATTCCGATCTCGAACTTCGCTGCAAACAGATTCGGCCTGCAAATGACTGCTGGCCGTACTGATCACTCGTACTACACATCGAGCGGAAACGTCTCAGACCATACAAAGGGTATGGCTGGCGACTTTTCTAACAGCACTGCGCCGACGCCTCAGATGGATGGCTTCAACGCTTTCTGGAAGACTCGTCTCCCACAGACAATTAAGCAGCTCATCTGGCGCAATATTGATCAATTCCAAGGATTCCCTGTCGGTGGACATATGGACCACGTCCACCTTGCCGTTCATCCAGCATATGCGTTCAATTCTGCATTGATGGCGCGTCTTATTTCGCGTGCCTCTAAGGGTCTGTCTATTTCTCGTCTTCTGTCGAGCGTTGGATCAATGGAGATGGGTGGCGATGATGTCGATCACGTTCACCGCGTGATCATTAGAGGTAGAGGGAAGCTGCGCGACTACATGCAGAGAGCACTTGACCGAGTGCAGCGCGGAGCAAACCGCTACATCGATAGAAAGGCAAATACCGATCTCGGCAATATTGTCGACGGTCCGAATGACATCGACCTGTTGCCAAAGGGCAAGGGTGTGTCAGTCGGTGCTTCAGAGTTCGGTGGGCCTTCTGATATCGGAACCGGAACAACTGGTTATCGCGGCGATAACCTCGCACTGAAGCCAGATTCATACGCCGAGCTTTCTAATAACCCTGGCATGGGTGTAGGTGCAGATTTCGCTGCACTTGGTGGACTGCCATATATGACGAAGCTGCGCATTACTGGTCCTCGCGGATCAGCAATTGCGTACAAGCGTGATGTCGGTGCCGGTGGTGGTGCAGTTGGTGGCCTTCCGCGCGCAATCGACCTTTGGTACACGCTTGCGAATGCGCTTGGCGTCTCTGGTCTGTCACCGGTGAAGATTCAACGCCTCGCGCAGGGTGGTCTTGCAAAGATTCAGCAGTTTGCTACTGGCGGTCACGTCAGAGGGCCTGACGGTCAGCCAGTGCCGATCATCGCGCACGCGGGCGAGTGGGTCCTCAACAGAATGCAACAGAGCAGACTCGCGAAGATGGTCGGCTTGGGTGTCGATCAGGTCAAGGGCCTGCTCGGATTCCCTGGTGAATCGCCAAAGACGACTCATTTTGCAGATGGTGGAGAAGTTCGCAACGTCTGGGATGGTCCAGGCAGCGATTCTGTGCAAGTCGAAGGAACGAGAGCGACTGAGCGCAATACAAAGGCTGTTGAGGAAAACACTAGAGCTACGAGAGATGAGATTGAAGCTCGTAGAAAGGATCGCGAGAATAGAGCGAATGACGCATACGAGACAGCAACATCGTATGCCGGACCTCGCTTCAATATCGCTCCAACAACTTTCAGAGACATCAGCTCTGAAATCAATAGCATTTTCAGAGCGATCAGCAGAATTGGCTCTGGCAGAGTAGGTAGAGCTGAGACATTCGGTGATCAGGTAGACCGATTCAACAGAAACATGAGATATCTCATCGGCGAGAATGGATATCTCTTTACAATCGGTGAAGCTATCGATGCGTTCTCTAGCAGACTGGCGCTCGGCCTCAGCTTGGCTCAAGCGGGCCTGCGGAGAGTTGGATTCCGTCTGCGCCGCCGCAGACCGCTTACTGATGCGGTAGCTATTGCAGAGCAGTCGATTGACAATCTCGAAGAGATCAACAGAGACATCGGTAGAGCGCGCACGCAGATCATTCGAGCGCTGAGAGCTAATCGTCAGCGTCTCAACAGATACCTGCGTAGTGCTGAGAGAGAGAACACGGGTGAGCTGAGAGAACTTCTGGCCGAGAGAGATCCGTCGAGAAGAGATTCATCGCGGATTAGAGAGCTGAGAAGACTTCTCGAAGGCAGAAGAATTGAAGACCGCCTTACTCAGAGACAACTTGATCGCTATACGTTCTTGCGTAGAGCTGATGATGATTTGCTGAGATTGTTGGATGACAACACTCAGAGACGAATCGACAATATTACTGCTAGACAGGAAGCAGTTGTTCAACGTCGCGAAGCTCTGGTAGCCAGATTCCAGACGAGAACTGACAGATTCCTCGCTAGACCAGCGAGAAATCTCGCAATTACTGATGCCATGCTCGAACGTGCTCGAATCAATGAGCGAGACGAGGATGTAATTGCTCCGCTGCTTCAGAGACGACTTGGCGGTTTGAATCGCGAACAAGACGTAATTAGAAATCGTCTTGCAAGAGCACGTGCGGCAGCGAGAAGAAATCCTGCAATGAGAGCGGTTGCTGACGAACTGGAAGAGCAGTTGCGCCAGATCAACACCGACATCATTCAGGCAACAAGAGATATTGCTGATAATCAGCTTGCAAGATTGCAAAGACAGCTTGATGCAGTATTCGCGTCCTTTGATGAGCGGAATGCAGGGCTGTCACGCGAACAACAGATTGCCTCGATCTTCGGTCGCACTGGCGCACTCACGAACGTAACTCAGCGCAGCCTCGATCTGGCCGTTGAAGAGATGAACACGCTGAGCGCAATGCTTGGTCAGTACCACGATCCTGAGATGCGCAGACAAATCACAGACCGCATCAATGATCTGAGTGTCACAGTTGCCGATCTCACATCGCAATTGCTCGACGCTGCTATCGATGCAGTCGAGAGAGAAAACGCTAATCGCGAGCGTCGTCTTGGCTTGCGAGATCGTCTGGCAAACCTGCGCGAGAGAGCCGGCGACAGACTTGGTGCGATCCAACAGCGTCAGGGTATTTCTGATGATCGCCTTGGTGGACTTCAATCTGATCGCAATCACTATCAAGATCTGTTGATGAGAGCGATGCTGGAAGGAAACGAAGGCGCTGTGCAGGAGTTGACAGAAAAGCTCGAAGATCTCGATGTTGCGATTCAAGAGGAAACGGCAACACGAAGAGATCTCGTGTACGAGTATCGTCAAGCTGCACTCGATATTGTCACTGGACAAACTGATCGCTCAACAGGTCTGATTGGCTCCGCAAGAGATTTGTTCCAAAAGCTCGCCGATATTTCTGGTAGCGAGGCAACTGCAATGTTGCTCAGACTTGCTCAGCAGACAGCAACGCTGCTGAGAGATGAAGCCACCAGAATCATCGAGAGAGTGAACGAAGCGCTCGGTGGCGGGGAATTCACCGGACAGGCTGGCGGTGTCCTGGCGGCCCTCTCCGCAGCGTTCGGTCAAGGTCCAGAAGCCTTCGCTAGCAAGCTGGCAGAGCTTGCACCTATCATCGCAGCACTCGAATCAACAATGAGCGAAGCTGAGCGAGATACGTTCCAAAGACTGGTTCAAGCAATGCTCGAAAACACAGGCGCTGTTGTCGATAACACAAGAGAAACAAGAGATCTGACGAATTCGATCACGACTCCTCAGACCTGGGCATCGTCCTCTTGGAATTGGTTCCGCGAAGCTATCTTCAACGGAATGGGCGATGTGTTGCCTCAGTACAGAATTCCACAGCTTCACAGCGGCGGTACTGTTGGACGAGGCGGCCTGTTCGAACTGGCGCCTGGTGAAATCGTCATCAACCCAAGAGGAGATAACATGCCTAAGACTGGTGATCTGAATATCACCGTCAACGAGGCAGGTCAGCCAATGGATATCACCCATCTTGCAAATCGTATGGCTTTCGAAATGAAGTCGCAGAGATAATATGGCCCGCGATATTTACCAAAACACCATTGCTGCTGCCGGAACTGACGGTACGCTTAGAGCATTGGCAGATATTCAAATCTACGTATATTTGCCTGGAACGCTCACAGTGGCAACGATCTATACCGGTCGTACTGGCCCGGCGGAAGCTGGAAATCCACTGCTTACAGATGTCACCGGAGCAGTAGAATTCTATGCGGAAGTTGGCGAATATGACGTCCGCGTTAGAGATACACAAGCAATTCCACGTATTGCTGATCGCACTACGAGTTGGAACGCTTTCAATGGCTCAGCACAAGGTCTGCCAAGCACTCTTCTTGAGCGTGATGGCGGTATCGATCTTGCTGCACTGGCCGAAGACATCAAACGTCAGATGACACAGATCGGTCAAGTCATCGACTGGTGGCGTCCGGCTAACACAGTTCCGATTCCTGCGGGATTTGCAATCTGCGACGGCCGTACGATTCAGGCTGCCGATCATGACTTTGGCACTGGTGGCCCGGTGGCGCTTCCTGATCTGCGGAACAAGTTCGTCATCGGTGCAGATCCATTCAAGACAGATGCAGCAGCTTCATCAAACGGTGACGGTTCTGCTGCCTCTGGCGCTCAGCACCCGAATGCCCCTGGTATTCGTGGTGTAGGCGGATCGAACACAACAAAGAATCTCGCTCACTCTCACCAGTATTCGCACTATCACCCTGTTACTGGTGTTGACCACCTTCATGCATTTTCCACTCCTGACCACTTGCACGGTCCCCCTGGCATTGGCGTGTCCGTCGGAATGGGAACAGCGAATCGAGGAACGGCATCGTCACCTAACTCGGGTGGTCTGGAATCCACTGCTTATACCAGTCACGTTCACGGTTTGAGCGCAAATGGATGGGCAGGCAATACTGGTGCTGCGGACCGTTACCTCGGCGGATACACCATCGGTGCTGACCGTTCGCTCTTGACTTACACAGGCACGCAGAATACGACGACTACTGATAACGGAAATATCACTACAGCGGCAGATATGCGTCCTGCCCATGTCGGACTCCTCAAACTGATGAAGGTCAAGGCATCCTAATGTCTGAAGAATTTCCAACAGTCGAAGAGCAAATGGCAGCTCAGAGAGCTGAGCAAGAACAAGCGCTTAGAGAGCTTGAAGAACTTGCCAGAAGAGAAGTTGATCGAATCGCCAGAGAGCAAGAGGAAGAGCACGAAAGATCTTTGCTCATTGTTGAAAGAAACAATGCGCCGATCAGACCACCAGAGATTGAAGAGAGCGATAATTTCGGGCCACCACCGCCGCTCAACAATCAGGAAGAAAACCTTCACAACGATGGCGGTCTTGACGAACCGATTCCGGCCGAGCAAGTAACTGAGCCGGAATCGTATGCGCCGGTCACGCCCCCTGCTGTAAGAGAGCTTCCTCCACTGTCGCAATTTGGTGAGTAACTATGGGCATTATCTCGATCCCTAGATTCCCTGTTGGCCTCACAAGCGGTTATTCAGATCGCATTGATATCTCTGCGCAGGTTGGCCGCCCTGGTGGCGTGGAATCGGTGTTCGAGTTCAATGGCTCGTACTTCAATGTGCGGACGTGGTTGGACACGTTCCTGATCACCACGATTGACGGCTTCGCAGACCCGGATATTCGTGATTCGCGTGAGGTCAATCCTGGCCGCCATGGTGAGACATATTTCAATTCCTACTACGGCGGTCGAACATTGGTGCTGAGCGGAAAGCTTCGCGCTCAGACGCTCGGCAAGATGCGCAATATGCAAATGGGTCTGAAGGAGATCTTTGGGGATATCTCTAGAGAGTATCCCCTGATCATCCGTACTGGCGATCTGCATAATGACGTGATGATCTACTGCAAGAAATCACAACCACTTGTGATGTCTGAAGTACAGCAAGATTTCACATTCCGTCGTGATTTCCAGATCACCCTTCGTGCATCAAACCCTTACTTCTTCAGCGTAGTAGAAGTACGTAGCACTGCTGACTTTGATGCAGGGTTCACTGAAACCTTTGATACTGATGCATTCGTTTCGTATACGAATATCATCGAAAATTCGAACGGTTACTACACCAGCAATATCGCTTCTACTCCTGGTGCTCAATACGGCACGATTGTTTTGACTGCTGCTACTGACAGCACAAATAATCCAAACGTATATCGGATCACGAATACAATCGCGAGAGCGCCAACAACGCCGTCATATTCGCCGCTTACCACAACACTCAGAAGCGCTGCTAATACGAATTTTACATGTGTTGCTGGGCAAAGAATTTCACTCGAATTCAAGCAGTCAGGAAGAAGCAATAACGGAAGCTATCCGCCGCCTGGATACGCGATTCATAATCGTGCATTTATCAATTTCTACGGTCCAAGCAGTTTCTTCAGTCAGGTACCGATTGCGTTTACTGGTACACCAGGCAATGTAACTTTCAGAGATGTCGTTACTGTTCCTAATGGTGCGAATGCATTCAATATTCAGCATCAGGGATATTTGTATGACAGCAGAGCTGATGTAGTCACATTTGAGTTGTGGGGGTTCATGGCTGTTATTGGTGATCCTGCACCGACAACATTCTTCGATGGATACTCGCAAAATGCTCGCTGGGCTAGCACTCCTGGTAGATCGCAATCAGAGTTTCTTGGCGCGACAGGTCTTGAAGATTCATATTCGTTTGCTAGTGGTGCCGGAAATGCATACGCTAGAAGTGGCAAGCTTTACGCAAACGGAAATGTAAATATCGCTCGGTTGAAGCGAAATGGCTTCAACAAGATGAGAAGCTTTATTTCCACCGTTGAATACAACACTAACAGTGTTGCTGCTCCTAATGGCGTTATTGAACATTCTAAGATTGTTAGCCCTGCTCAGTGGCTCTTTGGATCAATTATGGTCAATGGCGCATCTACGAGACTCAAGCTCGGTACTGCTGTTAGCGATCTCAGCACCGGACAGACAATTCTGAGAGAATCAGCATCAGCATTTACAGTCGTAAATAATACGACTTACTGGTCGCGTACCACATTCAATGGAAATGTAATTACTGTCGAGCATTGGACAACAGATCCAAGACTCGGTGGTTCGCCAACACAATCGATCAGCGCTACGCTGACCGGTGGTGATATCAACATTTTTGGTGAAAACGTGCCCGGCGATGCTGCTATCGCACTTGGCGGTGCGAACTTCTATCAAGTCAGAGTTGATAATCATAACGTCACACCTGTTCCGGGCCAGGTGGATCTTGCTTTCGCGCCCGAGAACAGAGGCAACGCAGCGGCCCCGACTGTCATCAGACTCTTCGGTCAGCTCAACGCTGCGGTAAATGGTGGGCCGGCTGCCACGGTGCGCACAACCAACAGAGCACTGGACGAGCTGTCTGTGACGATCAACGCCCCTGCCGGCACCAGACAAGCCATTCCCGCAGACCATTACATCGAGATCGACAGTTGGAATCGCACAGCGAAGCTTTACGACTCGGACGGTGTTCTGATTAGTAGCGTGTACCAACAGCTCGACATTGAAAGCGATTGGATCGAGCTTTCACCCGGAGTAAATCAGGTCGAATTCATCACATACTCGATCACCGGCACGCCTTCTCTTGAGATGCACCACCGACACACGTATCTCTAATGACCACATGGAAATTCGTACTTTGCAGATCCAACGATCTCGCGAATATTGCTGAGCTTACACAAGCTCGCAATCGTCAGATCACATTGACACATAATCGCCCTGGATCTGCTGGCTTTACGATTCCACTTGATGACGAGTTCGGTCAGACGATTTACCCGCTTGAGTATGCTATCAAGGCGTATCGTCGTGGCACTACTGGCACGAGACTGATCTGGTCTGGATACGTCAATACGATTGACGAAGACGTATCCAACAACAGAATGACAGTTAACTGCGTCGGCTGGCTTGAGCGTCTGAATCACAGCTTGATGCGTCAAGATCTGACTTACTCAGATACCGACGATTCTGTCATCGCTGCACAGTTGCTTCAGAACGCCACGATTCTGTATGGCAGAGGCGGTGCTGCTGAGTTCACAGCCGGCGTCACGAGCACGGTCGCATGGGATGGCGTGACCATCAGATGGCCTGCGGGCAGTTCTCCCAACACGCCTGTATTCATCAAGTCTGGCTACCCAGCGCTCCCGAACGAGGGCGTTGGTGGAGCGACAGCATACGTCGAGGCGAGACGCAGCATTAGATACTCCAAATATCAAACAAATATCGGGCAAGCGATTCAACAGCTCACCGATATTGAGAATGGTCTTGATATTTGGATTGATCCCGCAACACGAACAATGAACTTCTATCGGAAGAAGCGCAAAATTCTTCCGAATATCGTGTTTGGTTTTCAATGGGGTCCAGAAAATATTGCGCAGTACAACCGACAGCTTGATGGTTCATCAATCGTGAACTACATGTTGGTAACTGGTGGCGCTGCAACAATCCCTAAGTATCAAGTAGATGGCACGTCAATGAGTCTCTACGGTCCGTTTGATGAAATGACTTCGTTGAGCGATATTACGGGTTTGAATGCCAACCAAATTCTTCAATATTACGCTTCGGCTGAAGTAGCAGTTCGCGCCTACCCGCGCGAGATGCATTCGATCACGCCGTTCAGCTTTACACCGGAAAACTCTGTACCAGAACCGTTCGTGGACTACGACCTGGGCGATCAAGTAGCATTTATTGCGCGCAACGGTTCGCGCGTCAGAGTCAACCAGCAGGTACGCATCTTTGGTATCTCGCTTTCGATTGATGAAGAAGATAATGAAAGACTTGGACAACTTCAGATTTATCCGCAATGAGTAGACCGATTGTTCAAGATAATCTTTTCTCAGTCATTCAGAGACTCCAAGAGCGCATTGAGCGATTGGAAAGCAAAGTGGCTCAATTTGCTACGCCTCGATGGGAAACACTTCCTCTGTCCTCGCCATGGGTTGACTACGGAAGCACATGGTCATCACCAGGAATGTGCCTGGATGCAGATGGATTTGTACATATCAGAGGACTGGTAAGAAATACAGTAGGATTCGCTTATGGTACTAGCACGAATACGACTGTTGCTGTACTGCCAGTTGGATATCGACCTGCTTCACCGCGACTCTTTCCAGCTATGATGGTTGATAGCGGCAATGCAAGGATTTTTGTTCGTGTTGATATTCAGGTTGATGGTGTGGTCACGATCAGATTTGGTGATCATTATAATTCACTTGGGGCTAATACTGGCTTTGCATCTTATCTTTCTCTTTTCAGTGCGCCAGTGTTTGAAGCAGCGAATTAGGCGGAAAAATGGCCCAACGGCGTCCACCTAGCAAAAACCGATCACGAGCACTTACAGAAATGACATTGGGGATTTTGATCCCCCTTGTTATTATTGGGTTGGCTATCGCCGACTTTATTCGCGATGGTCAGATCGACAAATATCTGATCGGGACGCTTTTGGTTTTCGGCCTTGGCGCCCTTGGGTATCGGGTAGATAACCTCATTGAGCGATACCTCGACGCGCGCGCGGGCCTCTTGCCGCAGAAGAGAGCCGACGGAGAATGACAGTCCCCGATAAGAGACGATTCCTTGATTCCTGCGCGACGGTTTGGCTCTACGTCGGCGAGAGGTTCCGCGCTCGGCCAGCTACAATTGTAGGAATTGTGGTGGGTGCAGTTTTGCTCACTACGATCCTCACATATACGCTTGTCGAGCAATACAGCACGAACAAGCAAGTAGAGAAAGTCACGGCTGCATTCTGCAACGGACCTGACAATGTGTTGAACGAGAAGCGCTGCCAAGAATTGCTTCGAGCATTGCTGAGAAATCCTGACAGAGAAAACGCTAAGCGTTTGAAGGAAATCGTAAGGGATGCCGAATAATGTTGGCAAACTCTGACGCGAAAAAAGCTCGCGTACCATTCGCTCGTTACACATTCACTTTGGTGTTTGCGCTGATCGGCTCTTTTCTTTGGCTCTTCAATGAAAATGTAGCTGATGATTACTTTCGTATCTTCGCCCTGGCAATGGGCTCGGTAATCGTAATCTTTGCAACTCGTATCATCTTTGTGAATTATAGAATGGCTAAAGGATCAGGTCCCACATCTCTTTTGCCAAACCATATTTTTACGATTGCTGCTAGCTACATTGTCTTCGTTCTAAGTGGTCATATCCGGCTCGTATATGGGTTCGGAGAATCCTTCAGTTGGAACGGACTTCCATTTGTACTTGTGGGGGATATTTTGGGAATCGCTGCTCTTGGAGTGATTTGGCGATTCCAAGAGGTCAAGCTCCAAAAGGCGAAGAACAATGGACAAAGCGCTCAATAAGGTTGATCAGAAGAAGGTTCAAAGTTGGCGTATTCGTACGATTATCTATTCGATTATTGCGTCAGGTGTGATTGCGCTCTTCATCAACAATATTGATGAAAGCAATCGCTACAACTCAAGAGTCGAGGAGAATCGTAATTTTTGCATGGCGATCTACAGCGACCGCGCCTTTTTGAAAGAGATTTCTGATGAAGTCTCTAGAAGCTCTCCCGACCCAAGAGTAAGACTTCGCTGGAGTCGCTATAAGGAAGAGTTTGAGACGCGACTTCCGCCTTTTCTCGATAGATGTGACGACATCTACAAAAAGCGTAGTGTAGTACCATTCATCGAGTAGGTGGTCATATTACTGAGCGACATCGGCGCCTTCGAACATGGTCGCTATGGATTGCTGGAATAGTTATCGCTGTAGCGCTGGGAGCAGCCCTCAGCTCATATACATCACGCGACAACTTGCTGGCAGAATGCGCACGCAGCAATCAGGTAAAAATGTCTCTCAGCGTATTTCTCAGATCGGCTGAGAGGGAGCAGCAAGTGCTCGTTGAGAGATCTACTACAGCAGCAGAAAAAAGATCAAATGCAGAAACAGCCAGTGAGTACAAAAGACATAGCAAGTATGTAGAATCAACTATAGTCAGATGTGCCGAAGCCTATCCACCGCTTATACCTTGGATTGAATAGATGCTTTACAAGCTTCTCATCGCACTTGCGGTATTTCTTGTTGTAGGCATTGTGCTCAACATCTTGTGGGCACCCTACGCCTGGTTGATCGCGCTGGTCGTGGCGATCCTCGCGTTCCTCTACGCGCCGGCTCGGGCCACCTCTCCGCAGTGATTCCATCGCCCGTCGAGATCGACCGCTTCCGTAAGAAGGTCGCGCGGACGACCTACGGCGGGCGTTACAGCGGCCCTCGCAAGCGCTACCGGCGCCGCACGTTTCAGTGCTTCGGCAAGCGCTGTCGGAAATTCATCAGCCGGCCCTCGGCGACGTGCGCGTACTGCGGCAACGACCCTCTGCCGCTCGGCACAGATCCATTCGTCTTCGACCGCGAATACGGCTGGGACTAGCAGCGCGCTTGAAAGCCGTATTTGACTCCGCGCACCATGATGGATATCTGCGCGACCTCTTCATCGGTGAGCTTGGACTCATCGAGTTTCACATAATGGAAGAGATCAAATGATGTTTCTGGCTTTTCCAAGTAGAATTTGAGTTCTAAGCCAGTATGCTCAATGAATATATCATTGGGCAGCGGCCATTCAAATTCGGCGACAATGCTGGATACTCCTGATGCAGCGGTTGGAGTATTCCCTATGCCCTTCAGCGGGCCATCTATGAATTGCAGAGCGACTGTCTCGGGCATTCTAGACTCCGAATGGGCTTCTATCGAGAATTTCGTTTGACTGCCAGCGTTCGCGCTCAAGCCAGACACCAGTAGCAACAGACACCTGTACGAGCATTGCCAACAGCTCAGGCGTTATGGCTTCGCCTTCGAGCATGAATTCCAACAGCGACAGGCAGTCATCCCGGCTAACCCCGACTGCCACCAGATCTGCGCCGTTGGGATTGACCTTGAAGTCTCTGAAGACTTGCCGGAGCGCTCTCTCGAATTCAGCTCTCATGCGCATGCTTTTCGTGCGAGATTCCAACCGCGTCCAGTAGGCTCGAATCGAGCAATCGGGTGTATGTACTCCTGGCTATCCGAGAAGTGAGGATCGATTGCTCTCTGCTGCAAAAGGGCGTCGAGTGTGACACCCCTGTCGAACAGCAGGATCTTCAGTCCCTCAAAGTTCGTAGCGTCCGGATACTTGATTACGAGCAGCAAGAATCCGTTGATGTGCTCAGCCTCGACCACATCGAATCTGAATGGATTCGGATTGGGAGGCGGTGGCACACGCTGCTGATCGCCGAGTTGACTCTTGCTGATGCCCATTATCGAGCTGGACACCTTACGACCGAGCTTGCTCGTGCTGAAGAAGTTGAGGCCCATTATCGCCACACGTCGTATGAAGGTAAACTTTTACGACGATCTAAATATCGTTGACGTCTTTCGCGTTCTTCTCGAATGCTGGCAAGACGTGCACGCAAATAATATTTATGTGCTGTATCGATATCGGTACTACCATCAGGTGCAAAAAATCTCATTGCATCGACAATTTCATCGTATGACCAGCGCCGCACTTCATCGCTTGACAAGAGAAGTTCAACAGCTTGATCAAAGATTACTATGTTCGGTACTGGTTCAAGCGGCGAAATATACCGATCCCACATCCAAGTTTCGAAATTCTCTTCGCGAATTGCAGATCGTCGTGTCAGTGTTCTTTTGTATCCACGATAATTCCATGCAGCAAGACCAGCATTTATACCAAATGAAACGGGCATAAGAAGAGAGAACCCGGCAAACAATGCTGAGATCAATACAAAGAGCGCTATCGCTGCATGAATACAGGTAAAAGTAACTGCGTATGTAACGGGCGGCAGTTTTCTCACAAGTCCAGTCCCACTTTCTCTGATTTCTCAGTCGCTTCTGGCCCTTGGCTGACGATTGTTACGGGATACTCTGTCTCTCTTTGGATCACATCCATCAACTCTTGCCATGTGATGCCGGTGGTGTACTGCCAGTAGTTACCGCCACAGGAACGAATGAAGTTCGTCAGCTCTTCCTGTTCGGCAATCGACTGTGGAAGGATCTCGCCGATATCATCCAGAACGTCCCCGGCAGGGCTGTTGTAGGAGTGGCACACGGCCCACGGCTGATCACCGGGCTTTCTCAGACGGTCCATGTGCGTGACCGCCAATTCGTCCACCGTCTGAGCTGCACGAAGGGCATAGCGGAGCGCTACGAGGTCGAGAGCGCCCGTCCGCCAGCCGCCCTGCCATTCCCCCGCAGTATTGTGCTCCTCGTAGTACGGCCGCCCCGGAGCATTACGCTCGTACTTGTCGGGTGAGTGCTCTGTCACGAATGGTCCTGCACCGTGGCGCGTCATGTATGAGCGCAGCACACCGTACGTTTTGATCTCACCGCCATAGTCAGCAAGGATCTTCATCGCGTTCTCAGGAGTTGTCTTACTCCACGTGGTATATGGATGAAATCCATAATCCTGATCGAGCAGAACACCTTGCCCGCCTTCAAAGACCCATGTCTCATCCGGCGGGGGAACGAACGTGTAATTGAAGATTCTGACGTGCCGCGCGAAAGCCTGATAAACCTCGATAGCAACATCGATGCTTTCTCTGACTGTCACCGGATCGAATATATACTTCCACTCGTCGCTGAGACTTCTTTCATTTCTGAAGACTTCGAGCTGAGCGGCCTTCAGCTCGTGAATTTCTTGCAACCGCCGACGCAATGCGATGGTGTCGAAGTTAGCGATATCACCAGCACGCAACTCGTAGCCGTCCATTGCGGTTTCGACTGTTTCGCCGATACCCATTCCGCACGAACCATGGCGGGAATCGCCGCGCTCAGCCTCGCGCATGCGATTGGCAGACACGTGGAACTGTGTGGTGATCAGTGCGTTGCCGTCAACACTGATCAATTCCAGTGGATTGCCACCAATATGTGCTCTCAACAATCTCTGCTCGATGTAGAGCATGTGAGGATTGACGAGGAAGTATCTCGACAAATGCGTCTCAGCACCAGCAAACGTGCCAGCACCAAACTGGCGGAACGTATGGTGCTGGCCGTTGCTAGCCACGACGTTGTGTGCATGTTGCGCACCGCCGTTGAACTTCACTACCCCTTGCGCTTTGTGTCGGCGCACGAGGTAGTCAGTGATGGTGCCCTTGCCCTCGTCGCCGTAGAGCATGCCGATGACGATGAACGCAGGCATACCCTTATCGCTCCTGATCCATCATTGTCAAATGGTTATATGACTCATTCGAAAACACTTCAGGATCGTCCGGCGCGGTTGTCACTCTGAGATGTATAGGGTTTGTGGGAATTGTGCATTCGTCAATAGCATCTTCCATGACGTTCAAGAACGAATTCGGATCGTCATCTTCGACACAAAAGGTGATAGTGACGATCTGCATTAGAGCTGAATGCTGCTGTAGCTCGAAACGTCTTCGCGGAACTTACCCGACCACTGCCATCTGTCGTTGACGTACTGGTCGAAGTCGTAGCTGCTCAGCTCGACGCTCTCTCTCGTCTCGTATCTGAGCATGTCGAGCACCTGATCGTATTCCGCCGTGTGATCCTCGGGAGCGGAGAGATCGATACGGAGATCGCGCGCTCTCGGGCTGTGCCCGTGATCGATTCTGCCGATCAGTGCTTGCAGCTCTTCCTTGAGCTTGGCGGTAAATCCCTTCTGCGCCTCTTCGAAGGCAGCAGCGTGTCTCTCGCGATTTTCCTTGACAATCGCGAGCAGTTCGACTCTATTGATGTTTACGCTGTTCATCCCGCTCTTTCGTCGTCGTTGTCGGCGTCGTTTGATGGTTTGTGTAATCTCTTCAGGAGAGATTTCTTGCAGATTCCCAGCGTTCCAGCTCAGCTCGCCCATTTGCTTCATCCTGTCGTTGAAATTCAAGTTGTTCATCTTGATCAACAGGCGTCAACCGATGGACAAGTCGAGATCTGTGATACCCGCGTTGATCGAATCCCGTCATGAGAACAAATACATAGTCAGGCGCCGAGTATTCGCCTATTGCTACTTCCCAAGCCGGGACTCTCATCAGATTCCGAGGGTGTCGCCCTCGGCCGCTGCGTCGATCTTGGCGATGGCGTTGTCCAGATCGCCGGGCATGTCGCCGCTCTGCGGGGTGATCTCACCCATGACGGCGTCGCGGAGCGCCTTGGCCTCGGCGAACTTCAGCGTCACGTCGGGACGCTCTTCGCTGGGGGCGGGAGTGGCCTCGGCCTTCTCCTCCTGCACTGCCTCCGCAGCGTTCTTCTGCATGTCCTCTTCGGTGAGGCCCATTGCTGATCCTTTCTTCAGTTGTCAGTGACTAATAAATTATTGTCGAGTCGCCACCCTGGCTGAGTTAGCAACCGTTCTGCTCTCGACCAACGTCACCACAGTGCATCAGGCGTGTCCTTTTTGGGCCTCAGTCCGCAGAGCGAGGGCGCTTGAAGATCCTGATCACTACCTAACTTCTGACGCTTTTCCCTATGTGTGTACTGCTGTCATCGTGACCATCTCTATTCAGCGCGTTCCGATGATCTATGTGGTCGATATGCGCTCCGGCATCGTATACCGTATGACACATATATTGAACGCTGACCCACTATCAAATGCAGAGTGCCCGCCAACCTGGCCTCTGCGCTACGGCCAACCCTTGATCCTGTGGGAGGAATCGAACCCCCACCGTGAATGCCCTGAAGGGGCAGACTGCTTCCAAAGCTCAGGACAATAAGGTAATTATCTCCCTTACACAATAAAGGCTAATAATTACCATCCATGGCCGTCTCGAACAGAATATTCAAAAAATTCTATTACACCACACTAGCTTCATTATCTATTATATAATAGGTATTGTTAGACGGGAATGTTGGTTCCCTCTGCGACTGACACGGCTCTGCCGATCAGTTCGCAGATTCTCTCGGCGTCGTCCATGATGAGGATGTTTTCCTCATTCAGAGCCTTCCAGCCGAGACAGCGCGCGCCGCCGTAGCGACCGCCGTCGTCACCCGCATCTCTGTCGAGCACTTGGCTCGGCGAGTAGCTGCCCTGCTGAGCGAACACGAACGTGACGTTCCACTTCTCGCTCAGCTCTCTGTAGATCGCTTCGGTGCTGATGTTCTCACCGAGATCTTCTGAGTCGCCGCCGATCAGTGTTCTGACCTGCTCGTGATTGACAGTGGCGTACACCCGTTCGTCACCGACGACGAACAGGTGTCCTCTCTTCGCTCGCTTCTCGAACGAATCGATGTATGTGTGTCGGGCTGTCCAGTACAGCGCCAGCTCGTACGACTCGTGGTTGCCACCGCCGCCCCCGCCTTCGAGGACCATCGATTCGAGCTGTTCGTCCATGCGGTTATCGGACTCGAATTGTCCGACTTGTATCGGCAGATGATCCGAGTAGGCATCACCTATCGCGCCGAAGAGGATTTGCGGGTCCTCGACCGTGCCAGCTTCCTGAAGCTGTCTGAGCAGATTCGGAAGCTGTCGTTGCAGAACAGCCGGAATGAACCCCATCGAGCCAGTCACATCGAACAGAATCACGATGGGCGTGCTGTTGGGATGCTCTTCCGAATCGAGCGATTCGCGGATGTTGCGGCCCGCGTGATCGCCCTGCTGGTTCTCCCGCTTCGGGTCCAGCAGATCGTTCACTCTCCACTCACTGCGCGGAACTTCCCGATGCAGCCGGTCGGAGTAGTTGAACGTCGATTCGCCCGCCGCTTCCTTTGCCGCAGAGCGGGCGAGGTAGCTCGCGTTCGAATATGTACCGCCGCCTATAGGACATCACCCCTTTCTGTAGGTCCGTTGGTTGATGCTGTGATGATACCACAGATCCGGACTGTTGTGCGACTACTGCGTCTGTACAGAGATTGCATAGCCGCGAGGTTCATATACCTCCATGCGACGCATCTTCCAGTGTTTCTGAAAGACTGCAATCAGAACATCTGCATAGTCGTAGATCTTCGCGTCTCTCTTATCAGGATGCTGTCGTTCCACGCGCCCGACTTGCTGAGTGATCAAGCCAGTATTTCTCTGCGGGAATGTGAGATGAAGCCGGTCCAGACGCGGAATATCCATTGCTTCATCGGCGAGTGTTGAAAGAATCAGGCAGGGTTGAGAAGCGGCAAGTTCGACTGCTGCCTGTCGATGATCATTTTTATCTCTGCCAGTGATAGTCGTGATCGGATCTGGAAATCCTGCATCTTCGAGATAAAACTGAAGGAATTCCAGATGTTCCAAGCGCTTCGAAACGAGCAACTGATGATGGCCTTGCTCGGCCATTACGTTGCGCACGATCATCATATTGCGACCAGGATCGCGAATAAGCGCGTCGATCATCTGCGGATAGTTCGACCGCTGCCAGCGATTGCGGTGCGGCACGAAGTTGAATCTGAAATTCGTACTGACGCGGACGACGCTTGGTTTAGTCAACGTGGTGACTTCAGACGGTCTTGTCGTATGGATGATCGGTCCGAGCACGTTGACGGCAAGCGCAAAGTCGCCTGTTTTATCTGGCGTTGCTGAGACGCCTACACGATAGCGAGCAGAAAAGCGATCCAGCAGCTTGTTATACGTGCCGGCTGTTGCGTGATGGCATTCGTCAAGACAGACAAGCGAGAAGTAATCATCGAAAAAGCCGCTCTGCTCAAGATCGTCAAAGCGGCTGTGAAGCGTCTGCGCTGTAGCGATAGTGATGTACGGCGAGACTTGAAAGATACCGTCGCCGATCTGGCCTATCGGATAGTCTTCACCAAGAAAAGTTCTGACTCGATCTATCCACTGCCAGAGAATATCTTTGGTGTTGATAATGATCAGGCTGCTGCAACCGAGCTGCTGAATCGCCGCAAGGATCGCCACGGTCTTTCCACTACCAGCAGGCGACTTGATGATCCCTTGTTCATAGGAGAAGATCGATTCGATTTGTGGCTTTTGCCACGGCCGTGCTCTGACTCTTCTGCCAACGCGAAACAGCGGTTCCCAATAGCGCCCCTCGACCAACTCGATCTGCGCCCCAAAGTCATTCATCCCCGCAGCAAAATCAGCAAGAAATCCCCGTGGCATCACGAGGATTTCAGATCCATCTTCCGCTTGCGTGATCTCGTACAGACAGATCGTGTCGGGCATCTCCTGCCAGCCCCACTCATCCATCTTGCGAGCCTTCTGCTTGGCGATATTCGGGATGTTGAGAGCTTCCAACATGAACGGAACGCTCTCGATAGGAAGATCTGAAAGACGTACGCGAAGCTTGTGATCGATAGTGGTCTTGATAGCCATTTCGCTTTTGCCGTAGGTAGCTCTTACATGATAGCATCGCGGCATGAGATCTGCAATCTCTGCATGTGCTACTCCAAAGTGCTCAAAGGCGCGTATTGAGAGAAGATCGTTCTGTCAAGAATGTTCTGAAAATCTTGCACGTATTCGTAGAGAACTTGAAGAACATCCAGCATTGCTCTTCAATCAGCGAGTAGCAGGTATGAGAATAAAAAAGTTTCCAACTTGCTGCTTCCCAGGCTGTTTTGAACGGCGAGTACCGCCAGAACCCTTCTGTTACAAAGGTGAAGACGGACACTAATGAGAACTGGTTACTTCGATATGGACACGCGAGCAATAGTCTCGCTTGATCCTGTTATCAGAACTAACACAGGCAAGGATCATACGTGGATTGTGCGTGTCAATACGCCTGAACGGCATCGAAATAGAGGACTCGCAACAAGATTGATGGAGGAAGTCTGCGCGGATGCCGACAAGGAAAAGGTAATCCTCTATCTCGGGATTACCGCAAGTGGTCCTCTTGATGGCAAGAGACTGGCGAAGTTCTACGCGAGATTCGGATTCGTATTCTACGACCAACACTCTGCTTCAATGGTGCGGAATCCACGATGAGAGCTACCGCATTCACAGATGGCCGGGGAAACGCGAGAAGAACAGGATCTTGCGCGGCAGTTCTGAGATTTCCCGATAGAGAGGTTGAGCAAGCGAAACGTCTTCCGGGAGAACCTACTAACAACGAAGCCGAATATGAAGGCGTAATTCTGGCTTGTCTTACTGCAATCGGAATGAGAGTGAGAGAGTTGGAAATCTATTCAGATTCGCAACTCATCGTAAATCAGATCAATGGCTTGTGGAGAATCAGAGAACCACGTCTTCTTCCTTATCGAGATCGAGTTTGGGCCATTTGTCAATCTTTCGACAAGGTGACCATCAACTGGATTCCTCGTGAAGAGAACGAACATGCTGATTCCCTTTGCCGCAGAGTGATCAAAGAACCTTCTCCCCGCAGACCAAGGAAGCATCCTCTGTACAAGTTCTGATCCACCGCAGAGTGCGGGATGACATTCCACCCGTAGTAGCCCTCCGCTTTCACGGCACCGCATCCCAGGCTCTACGCCAAGAGTGTCCTCAAGGCGCATGCCAACTCCCGCCCCTCTGATGGTGAACACGCATTTCACCAACGGGCTACGTAACGGTTTGACGAATCTTCACAAAGCATTACTTCTCGCCGCGCTTTGTTGATAAGATTCCAACCGCGTTAAGAATCGCGTCCCTGGACAGTACCAGAAGCCCCGAGCCTCGCCGCCGGGGCTTCTGTGTTTCTGAGTACGATTCTGACCACGTGCATTACAGAACCCGTCAGCGCCTCCGCGAGCTGGGCTATCCCACCTACGCCCACTACCTCCGCTCAGCCATATGGGCCGACATCCGAAAGAACTACTTCGCGATATACAGACGCGAGTGTTGGATTTGCGGAAAGAATCGAGATGTAGCTCTTCATCACATCTCCTATGACCGCATTGGTGGAGATGAGCTGTTTGAAGATTTCATTCCGTTGTGTAGGCGACATCATCGCGCTCTGCACAACTTCATGAAATACTATCGAGTAGGTCTTATTCACGCACATATTGAATACAAGGCGCATCTCGACAGACCACGGAGAAGACGCAGAAAAAGACGCGCTAGACAGATTCGACGGAGAGCGATATAGTTCCCGCTCCTGCGATAGAAGCGTTCACAGGAACATGGTCCGGACACTGGCGCGTGCTCACGTCGGGGGACACGCCATGACAGTGCGCTGAAGAGGGTCCTAGGGATAAAGCGCACTACCCGCCTCGGTCGTCCAGGGGACTAGGACGCTTGGTTGTCGACCAAGAAACCGGAGTTCGAATCTCCGTCGAGGCGTTATGAAGTCGGCTACACGTATGTTTGTTGAAGGAATGTCATATCGCGATGTAATGAGAATCGTCGGCATGCGCCAGCGTTACAGTCGCGAAGTGAATGATCCTGCTCTGCGGCCGGCTCCTCGTCGCAGACCCACGAGACGCCGCGACCGTCGTGCCCCTACAAAACCAATGCGCCGATGAGATCACGAGCTGTACGCCGTCATCATCGTTCCCGTCTGATCAAAAGACGCTCTCGCGATGCACTTGCTGCTTCGGTGATGCATTCTCCCGGAAAGCATCCTGAAGGCGCTCTTGCTGATAATCAGTATTGGCTCGGGTGTAATCTCCCGAACTGCGGCCTTTGCCATCCGTGGAAGCGATGGAGCCGAAGTGCTGATCGCCACAGAGCAAAGATCAGCTTGCACGAGGAAATCTGAGCTGCTAGATTGCATCTCGTGAGCCGTTTCCGCTACATCCGCGCTTCGCGATCAGATCGATCGCGATATACCAGTCGATTGCTGCGACTCCGCTAGCGCGCGGGTGAGATATCCCGCGCGCTAGAACAGCAGTGCGCGTCGGGGTGGTGAAACATAGGCAGACACGCGGGCCTCAGACGCCCGTGCCCCTAACAGGGCGTGAGGGTTCGAATCCCTCTCCCGACACTTTCATGGCGTCGTGGCGGAATTAGGTATACGCGCGCGGCTGAGTACCGCGTGGGAGTCAAATCCCTTGGAGGTTCAAGTCCTCTCGACGCTACCTATAACAAAATAGTTGTGGCGATTGTTGAAACTTCAACTGCTCACGTAAGGGGCGAGCCGAACGTGGGACAGGGAGCTTCAAACAATCGCCACGAGACGAGTGTAGCAGACACGCGCGAGTGGCGGAACGGCAGACGCGCTCGACTCAAAATCGAGTGTTCCTTGTGAACGTGTGGGTTCGACTCCCACCTTGCGCATTTAGGTAAAACTTGGAGGCTCGCAAGGTTGGCGTGCTTATCGGTCTTGAAAACCGTGATGGCTCTAACGAGTCGTGGGGGTTCGATCCCCTCAGCCTCCGTAGTTCCAACATGCCGGGAAGGCCCCAATGGTGGGGCACCTGACTGTAAATCAGGCGTCTCTGACAACGGCAGGTTCGATCCCTGCTCCCGGCACTAAGAAAACATAAAAACCCCTGCAAATGGACGGTATCCGAGTGGTTAGGGGCGCGACTGCTAATCGCGTAAGACAGAGCGAATCTGTCCGCTGGGTTCGATTCCCAGGCCGTCCGTACTAATCGTTCTGATCGTTCTTCTCTTGACTCTTTGTAGAGGAGTGGTACTGTTGTGTGCAAGTCGCCTCGTAATGAGGCTTTCCCACACACCACGATGACCTTAGGAGGCCATCAGCATGACCGCTCTTCTCGAAGAGATGACGACCAGAATCGACAGTCGTATGGAGGAGCTTCAGCCGCTCGTCCAGGAGTACGGCGAGTTGGCCGAGGCCAAGGCTCGCCTGACCGGCAGAGAGGTCAACGTCTCCCTGTCTCCCGCGCGTCGTCGCGGCCGCCCGAGCGCCAAGGACGGATCGGCTCCCCGCGCCGGCAAGCGCACCGACATGGTGATCGCTTACCTGCGCGAGCATCCGGACGGTGCCACGGTCAATCAGATCGTGGAGGGCACGGGCACGTCGCTCAACTACACCTACGCGATCGTCCGCGATCTCGTGGACGCGGAGCCGCCCGTCGCCAAGCGCGCGGAGGGCAGAGTGGTCCTGATCGACCCCAACTACCGTTCGCCGAGCGAGGACGAGAACAAGGGCGACGAGGGGAACAGCGATGGCGACTCGACGCAGGGCGAGCAGAAGCCCGACGAGACGCCGGCCCCCGACAAGGCCAAGCCCGCCGCGAGAGCGAGAGCGACCAGCAGAAAGTGATCTCCTAGCGGCTCGCTTGTAATCACTCAGGCGAGCCGCTAAGATCCTTTTTGGAACAAAGAAGGGTCGTTAGCTCAGTCGGTAGAGCAGGAGACTCTTAATCTCAAGGCCGTAGGTTCGATCCCTACACGACCCATACTGGTTATATCGTTGATATGGTCAGAACTACCCCCGAAAGGTAAGAGCGGGCCACGTCCGGGTACCCCGAGGCCGGACAACAATTTCATAGTGTCCCGAGAGCGGGTAGCTGACGGTAGGAGAAATCCGTACTAAGGTCCGACTCCGGATATCTGTACGTGACAGAGAAATTGCCTTCGGGAACCGATACACGGAATGATCGGATCGCGGACAAATGTGGGGGTGCGTCCACTATAAAAACGCACACTCGCCCCGTTGGTCTAGTTAGGCTTAGGACGCCTGCCTCTCACGCAGGAGATCACCGGTTCAAATCCGGTACGGGGTTTAGGGAATTGGAAAGCCAACTAATCACAAAGCGCGAGCGTTTCTAGAGCGACTGCGGCGTGCGTCATTAGAGTAGGAGCTATCGATTCCCGATCTCGGAATCGGATTCCTCTTACCTTGCCTTTCCTCTAATGGGTCTGGCTGGGAAGATCCCCACGCAGCCCTCTGGCACCGTTCCAATGGGATTCGGCATTGCCATTCCCGGAGCAACGCTTTGAGGTCGGTCGGCATACGACTAGAGGAATCCGATTCCATCTTCTGCGAAGTGGCGTTTGGCCGGACTTGGTAGCCGGTGTAAACGGGTTCGATTCCTGGCGTCACGCTTATGAAATTCAGACCAATCGACGGCATGGCTGTAGAAGTTGATGATGAGGAAATCATTGTCAACTATTCGGGCGAAGGTACCGATTTGCTCTTGCATCAGGCACATCTGGCCGATAAGATCATCGACAGATGCGTGAGAGCGCATGATTCTGCCCGGTAAGCTTTGTTGGCGAAGCGCTGGTTTTGTAATCCAGTGAGCAGGGTTCGATTCCTTGACCGGGCGCTTGCATGGACAACCCGCGTCGAGATGAACTTGGCAATTACATCTTTCTGCCGCAAACCCGGTTCGATCCCGAACCTTGGGCGAGAGTTCTGCGCCGCGATCCATGCTCATATTGCGACGGCGCGGGCGGCACTGTAGATCACATCGTGCCGCTGGCTCATGGCGGCGAGAAGGCCGTTTCTGTCAACGGCACCGGCGCCTGCTCGACCTGTAACAGTCTGAGCCACCAGAAGTCCGACACGCCCCTCCTCCAATTCCTCCTCAAGCGAGCACAGCGGAGAGACGCCTACGAGCACTACGTCAGATCCTCTCCGCAGATCACTCACAGATTCTTCACGGAGGAGCAGTTGGAACTTCTACGTCGAGTTGCAGAAAGCTAGCGAATACTGTAGTATTGACCCTCTTGTGCCTATAGCTCAATTGGTAGAGCAGTGGACTTCTAATCCAAAGGTTGAGGGTTCGAGCCCCTCTAGGCATGTATATGAAGGAATATAGAGATTTCATGTGCTCTTGTAAGCCTGACGGCAAAGAGCGATGTGAAGACACTCTAAGAAGAGTTTGCAGACTTCTTAGAGTTGAACCAACAAAGCTTCTCACTGGTGTTGTTTACAACATGCAGCATCTTGAGAATTGGAGAGATAGACCGGGAACTGTTTGGATTTGCGGTAATATCGAATCTATCTATTCTGATATGTGGGCTGCGATCAATGCAGAGATCCAGTATCACGATGAGGAAGAAGATGAATTCAGACTTATTGCAAGAATTCGAGTTCAATGTGATCTGATTGAACATGGCGTTGCTCGTGTTTATGAGCTGGCGCTTAGAGCAGCAGAAGATTTCGAAGCGTCTATAGCTCAGTCTGGTTAGAGCGTCCGTCTGATAAGCGGAAGGCCCGAGGTTCAAATCCTTGTAGGCGCACCTATGGCATTGCATAAAGAGGATTTCGACGGACAGATCTGCCACTGCGGCGATGATGGATGCGATATGAGCATTATGTATCTGCATTCGAGTTGTCATCTTGGTGCGCCTACGGAGGCTTCGTATTCCGGAGGCGAGATTACAATCAGATGTTCTGTGTGTAAAACCTTTATCGCTTCGATAGCTGTCGCATCAAATGCAACAACGAATTAGTCACAAGCTCACTGCTCACCACTTCCGTCATAATCGTAAAGGCGGAACGATTATTGGTGTCTGTAGCTGCGGATATCGCCATGGCATCTTTCGCAAGATGCGTCGTACACAGCTCACTCGCGGAATCGTCTGTTTCTTCCGTGGTGGGCATCGATGGGGCGAGGAAGATACCTGGGAGGTCGGCCCGGCCGGCTTCAGAGACGGCGAAGGTGAAGCTTCTGGCCGTTTCAAGCAATGCGATTTCTGCTATAAGATCGAAGATACGCACCTGTAGTGTTAGTGGTAACACGTCAGCCTTCCAAGCTGAAGTGCTCGGTTCGAATCCGAGTAGGTGCTTTTGTTCGCTAGAGGGCGAACGAAACGAACCGAACAAAAGCCTTGACACGCCCCAAAACCTCCTCTAAGATGCAAAGCATGATGCAGCCGCCCACCACTCAGAATTGCCGCCGATGGCGATTCCATCGACCGTGCCGAAATATGCATGGGCGAGTGGTGCAACGGCAGCACAGCGGCTTCCAACCCCGCTGATCCGGGTTCGATTCCTGGCTCGCCCGCTTCTGGTCCTCGCCGGCCACAAGGTGAACGTGCGCACTGCGACGGCAGAGCGCGGCCCCCACAGCGTTCACTGGTCGTTTGGACGCCAGAGCGCCTGTCTGAAGCAGAGGATAAGATAGGCGGCTAGCCGGGTGGTCTTCGCACTCCGCGACCGACAGACGCCACCATACGCCTCTCCAAGACGGAGATAGAGAGGACTTCGATGCGCGATAGTTCAATTGGCAGAACGCTCGACTGTTAATCGAGTAGTTGAAGGTTCAAATCCTTCTCGCGCAGTATGCGAATAGCAGCTCGTGTAGCACATACAAGAAACGGACCTGTTGTTACTATCGTTGATGATGTTCCTAACGATTGTGGTCCTGGCGAATATGTGATTCTGGAAGAACGCGAAGGAAAATACACAGAAGTCGGAGAATTTGGTAAAGATATAGATACTCGCACTGATAGCTCAGTCCGGTAGTAGCGCCTGTCTGAAAAGCAGGAGGTCCCTGGTTCGATTCCAGGTCAGTGCATGGGTCCGTAGCATAATTGGAACAATGCCCCTGGTTGTGGTCCAGGTCGATGCGGATTCGAATTCCGCCGGACCCCTATGAAAATGATCGGGAGATGTGTCGGATTGGGATACTGCTGGTGTCCCGAGTGCCGTCCTCGCGGCGATAGCAGAAAATCAGAAAGACGACGGATCAAGCGGCGCGAGCGTCAGAAATGGAAGAGAATCGTGAATGGCGCGCAAATCTAGAGATCTGAGAGTAAGAGTAGGAGACGTTCTGACTGAGCATCAAGTCAGTCAGATTGAAAAACTAGAAGCGGAATGCGTAGCTCTTGCCAAGGAAGCAAATCGTTGGCGAGAGGAAGCGCATCGATTGAAGACTAGACGTAGCGCGGTGCGTGAATGGCTAGCGGGTCGCCTGCAAAGCGAACGATAGGGGTTCGATTCCCCTCCGCGCTTCTTTGCTAAACTGCACGCATGAATCTAAGAATTATTCGCAAAGGTACAATTTGGAAGTATAAAAACAGAACGGGAGCTGCTACTATTGTAAAAGTCATCTTTGTCCATACCATCGCAAGTGTCACATGGGTTGCCTTTATGCCGATTCACCGCGATAGACTTGGCGGGGTAATGACAAGAGAAGACTTTTGTGATACATTCGAGTGGATGTCGAGCAAATAAGCCCGGATAACTCAGCGGTCAGAGTGCGGTCCTTACAAGACTGTGGTCCTTGGTTCGAATCCAAGTCTGGGCACTTATGAGTCTTTTTGTATGTGAAGAATGTAGATGTATCGAGAACACTGCAACCAGTAAATACTGGTTGCGTAGCGAGATCGACGGAAAAAGACTCTGTTCGCTGTGTGACCCTCGAATTGGAAAATGGCATAACATCTTTCCGCGTGAGACAATTTCCGAATTTGAACAACGAATCGGAAGACCAGTAGATCGCAGCAACTATTTGTAACAACCACGGGATATAGCGCAGCCTGGCTAGCGCGCTCGCTTTGGGAGCGAGAGGTCGAAGGTTCGAATCCTTCTATCCCGACTGCGGAGTAGTCTAACGGCAAGACGCACGGTTCTGGCCCGTGAGTAGAGGGTTCGAGTCCTTCCTCCGCATTATGCCGCTACATGATCTTATTGCTCTAGGAATTCTTATTGCTGTGATACTGCTAATTGGATTGCTTTTGTTGATTTTCTTCGAACTGAAAGACTGACCCCTTGGGGGTCTAGCTCGAAGGTCGAGCAGGGAGCTTTTAACTCTCCGGTGATGGGTTCGATTCCCTCGGCCCCCACTATGAAAACTGAAACGTTTTATTGTGATCGGTGTAAAATAGAAGTTCATCCGGAGCGTCTGCATAGGATCACACATGATTGGTATCCTGCTGCGAATGTCTCTGAGACTTATGATTTTTGCGTAAATTGTATTACTGATATCGTAAATGTAATCAATCGCGCAAGTGATACAAATCAGTTTCGATTTCGATGATGGCGGATCGTCTAATGGTAAGACGCAAGCCTTTGGAGCTTGCTATCGGGGTTCGAATCCCTGTCCGCCAGTGGCAATGACTAGACAGCGTACGAGTTGAACAGGGAAGCTGGCACGTCAGGCGTGTAGAGGTTGAGTCGGTACCAGGCTCGCCGTCCCTTGCGGCCCTTGTCATTGCCAATTCGTTTACCGCAGCACCTACCCCGGTAGCTCAACTGGACAGAGCGCTGGTCTACGGAACCAGAGGTTTGGGGTTCGAATCCCTAGCGGGGTGCTGTAACAATGGGCCGGTAGCCAAGGTTAGGACAGGCCACTCCCCGGCAGTGGTAGCTGTCGGAAGAGAAGGAGTGAAAGCGGGTTCGAATCCCGTCCGGTCCATTTGACACAGACTATGATTCTTGTGTATAGTAGCTCTACCTTCGCAAAAGGTGCGTTACGAGTAGGTTCTGGAAATTTCTGCAAACCATCAACTGGTTGAGAAACGCCTAAAGTTGCATCGAAGTCAGAATAGATGCAGCTCCGCTGCGGATTGGTGGATTGGTACCACGCGAGGCTCATAACCTTGAGGGACGGGTTCGATTCCCGTATCCGCTATGTGCGATAGCTGGCCGCGCATCTCTGAGTGTGCCTTTGGCATTTATCAGACAAGGGTCTTCGACTCCCAGCTAACTAGGGCGATTGGTGTAATCGGGAACACACTAGCTTTGCAAGCTAGAATTGGGGGTTCGACTCCCCCATTGTCCATGCCGAGCCGGATGTGATGGATTATCTTGGTAAATGGTGCGACCCACCTACCGAGTTCGAGTCTCGGGTATCCACCGCAATTGATTTGCTCGGCAATCTAAATCCACAAAGGAGGCGAATCATGCTGAAGCGCCTGCTTGTCCTTAGGACAAGCTAGCCTCAGTCGAAGGGACGGATGAACCGTCTCTAGTGCCGGCTGGGGCGCCCCGAAAGGGGGTGAAACAGCATGGCTAGTGGAACGCCCCATACGGCGAAGTCCACCACTACGAAGACGAACAAAAAACGTCTTCGCAAGGGCGGTCGTAACGAGCGAAAGTACGCGAGATATCGCGCTCGCGTCGGTAAGCCGAACGGCCCCGGTATGCCCGGTAATAAGTCGGGCAAGAACAAGATCCATTCATAGGGGGTGAGCTAATGTCTCCCCACAAGGCAACGGCCCCGCTTTCGAGTGGGGCTTTTGTCGTTCCCTAGAAGACAAGTACGAGCATCAGAATTACTGCTGCCCAAAACGCAATAAGGAAAGCAGTAATAGTTACCAGCATCTCTGTCTCTCGTGTACGATTGTTCATCTTCGCGATTTTACACGATTACCTTGCTATCAACTTCGCGCTAAGATAGCATCATGCAAGAAGATCAAAACCCTGATCGGATCTACATCAGGGAGGCTGCGGAGATGCTGAATCGTCGCATGCCCACACTGCGAAAGTGGGATCGCGATAGAGAACTTCCTACGCATCTCTGCCCAAGACGCGGTATTCGTGGTTGGCGATATTGGAGTCCTGAGCAGATCGAAGGAATCCGGCAATGGCTTCGGGATACTGATAAACGTCCCGGAAAGAGTTTGCCGCATTACAATCCCACAGAAGAACAACTGAATAACGCAATCGCAGCAATGCGAAGACCACGATGGAGATTCGGAAAAGCCGGACCATCTGGTATTGTTTTCACAGAAGAAAAAATAGAAAAGGAAAACAATGGCGACTAATCCTTTCATCGCTAGAACTGTGGGAAAAGAAGACACACAGTCGCGAGCCAAGGCTGATTCTGCGTCTAGACGTGCAAATGAACAGGTGTCAGGACTTGATGCCGGTAACGGGTGGCCTCGCAACGCGAGAGGCACACCAATGGTCGAGGCAGAAATGTCTTGTGCCGAGCTGATTCCAACAGGAAACTACGCCAATGTATCTATTGGTCCTGCTCGCATCCATTTTCTCATCGATCCTGATCGCGATCTCGAATCAGGAAATTACTTCACGTCTGAGCAGTGGACGAATATCACTCGTGCTCTCAATGAAGCTGCGGAATTGGTAGGAACTGACGTTATTGCCGTACAACGCAATCTCGTCATGGAGTCGATGCAAGAGCAGATTGGACAGAGATGATGGATGAAAGACAGATTAGAGATGAGGGATTTGTCAGAGTGGATGAGGAAGGAACACCTGTTGTTGAGCATCGCCCTCTCGACATGAAGGATCTCGCCGGCCCGCTCGATGTAGTTCATCTCCCGCAGGTTCTCAACGACGAGTTCGGACTGAGCCTCAGTGAAGCTCGACGCATCCTCACCTACGGCGTGGAGATCGATAGCCAGCCGTGGACTGGTGGCTTGGATGTGCCGCTTGAAGAGATCGATGGAAAGCTCGTGAGAGTAAAGGATCAGACGAAGAGTCTGATGTTCACGTATCGCCCAGCGCGCGACCGCTATTTCGGCTAAAGATGGATATTGAGCGCGCTCTCATCAGCAAGATTATCTCGACTGGACAACTGGAAGAAGTAGTAAGTCGAGGCATTCGCTTCGACTTTTTTAGCGATCCAGAATGTCAAGATATGTTCAAGTATCTTGCCGGTCATGTTCGTAGATACAAGGTTGCTCCCTCTTCTGCTGCGGTGAAGGAAGCAAAGCCCGGTTTTGAGTATGTAATCGTTCAAGATCCGCTTAATTATTTGATTGACGAGTTTGTTGTCAAAGTCAAGCGACTCAAGGCGAATGAAATGCTCAGAGAGCTGGCAGTGATTGCTAGCGACAGAGAGAAGAGCCGCGATATCGAGTTGCACTTCATGGAAATCAGTCGCACGCTGGCGACCATGGTTCCCTCTATCGAAGTTCACAATTTCGCTAGAGATATGGAATCTCGTATTATCGATTACGAGAGAAAAGCAAAGGAAGGTGTTCCGCCTGGAATTCCTTTCGGTTTCCCGACACTTGATCGTTGGACTGGTGGCATTCAGTCGCACGAATTTGTGACGGTGATGGCCCCATCTGGTGTTGGCAAGTCGACAATGCTGATGAAGATGGCATTCAATGCGTGGATGGCCGGAAAGACTCCACTCGTTATTTCGCTTGAGATGGAGAAGCATGCCATTGCCCGTAAGTTCGATGCCATGTTCGCCGGCATCGACTACAACAAAATTAAACACCTTGAACTTCCTGAAGTACAACTTCGCCGTTGGCGTCAAAAATTGCAGGAAGTTGAAGGAAGAGGATGTGACATTCCGATCATCGATTCGATTCGCGAATGCACTCCTGATCACGTATTTGCTGAGACTGTTCGGCACAGTCCCGACATTGTTTTCATCGACTACCTGAGCCTTATGCGGTCCTCGCGGCCCAACAGTAGTAGTTCGTCTCAGTGGCAGACCATCACTGAGATCACTCAGGACATGAAGCAGAACGCGCGTACTCTGAGAGTTCCGATGGTGGCCGCCGCGCAGACCAATCGCGAAGGCTTCAAGAGAGGCGTCGATCTCGAAAACGTAGGCCAGTCGATTTCTATCGTTTGGGATTCAGACATCATCGTTGCGCTGTGGGCGACCGACGAGATGAAAGAAGCCAATCGCATTGATCTCAACCTGCTGAAGAATCGTGATGGTCGTCTTGGTCAACTCAGAGGCGTGTGGGATCACAAGCACGCCGACTATCGCGAGTGGAGAGATGGTGAAGAGCTGCGTCATTTCCAGCGCGAAGAGCAAGATCGTCAGGAAGATGAACTTGACAAGGCAATGGAAGTAGCCAAAGAAAAGGCCAAAGCTCAGATGGGAAACCCATTCGAAAAGTTTATGAGATGAGTGAAGACGAGCTTGGAAAGCAGGACATCAAGAGAGTATACGAAGCAATCAGTACGTCTCGTCAAGATGATGAAGAATTTGATGGTGCTGTGCTGATTGGCTTCATGTCTATCGGTGAGTGGATTACTGCTGAAGGCAAGAAGTATTTGACACTCATTGATGGCAACGGCTCAGGTGAACGCTTGCATCGTTGGCAAGTACAAGGGTACTGTTTCAATCTTCTGCACGACCCCTTGTGGGGACCTGATCGCAAGGAGGACTAATGCCATTTGATATCGGCACTAGCAACCATTCTAACTTCTATCTGAGAAACCCAATCTATTATCCGCCGTTTCAATACGGAACTGGAACCAGAGTCAAGCTGGTGGATCGGCTTCAGCAACAGCATCATTACAACGATTTTCATTTTCAGATTCCAAGAATCACACTCGACAGAATCACGCTCGACATGCTTTCAAGAGCGTGGGACGATCCAGAAATTCTTCCGAGATCAGACATGGATGAAATCTATCTCAGATGTCCCGATTTGACGTAACAAATGTAGATGTTGAGCATTTTCTTGACACTCTAGAGATTCGGAATATCACAAAAGCGACGGAGGAGGAATTCCGATTCTCCTGCCCCTACCCGAATCACTCGGGTGGCGATGAGTCACCGTCGTGTTATATGAATGCCGAGACAACTAAGTTCTATTGCCATGGGTGCAAGGAACGAGGCAACGCGATTTCGTTTGCCTCTTATTGTCTCGGTATTTCATATATCGCATCAATTTCTCTACTTCGATCGGCATATCAGCCTGGCGCTCTCGACCCTGACGAGATCGACATGGTTGCCGAGATTGAGCGTTTGCTCAATCTAAGAGAAGAAATTGATGAACAACCATTGCTTCCTCCATCTCTCGTAGATAACTACGAGATGGATTGGAAATTGGCATGGGATGCTTATCAGGAAGGTAATGGCTTCGAACCAGCCAACTACATGTTCGAGCGTGGATTTGATTGGGAAACGCTCACAACATGGGGATTCGGTTGGGATGATTTTTCCAAGCGCATTGTCTTTCCTGTGTATGACGACGTTGGTCGTCTGATCGGATTCAAGGGGCGAGCCACAGACGGCCGGCATCCGAAGTACCTCGTGCTCGGTGACGGGCCTAGAAGATCGCTCTACGGCTTTCCGCGTTATTACCCGTCCAGAGTGGTGTTCGGGGCCTACAGAATCCAGGACGACCCGGTTCTGATCGTCTGCGAGGGTGAGCTGAATGCCATTGCCGTGACGATGAAGACGGGCCTTCCCGCAGTGGCGATCAACGGCTCCCACTTCACCGAATACCACTCCAAGGTCATTCGCAGAATTGCATCTGAAGTGATCCTTTTTCTGGACACCGACAGAGCTGGTGACGATGCCGTGTGGGGCTGGGACGATGAGAGAACTGGTAAGCACCATTCAGGAATCGTAGAAAGTCTTAGTCCATTTCTCCCTATCAGACTCGTTCCTCCGCACGAGGGTGACCCTGCTTCTATGACAAAAGAAGAGATCATCGAGTGTGTAGAAAGATCAGAGTCAGATCTATTGACATTTCTTTCTGAACCTTGCTAAGGTGATCACACGCGGCGGAAACGCCAGAAATAATCAGAAGCAGTAGAGGGAGAATTACATGCCGCGCGGGTTTGGAGCTGTTCGTCAGGCTGCCGCTGAGCTTGAAAGCAAGCGAGGCTCCGGTGGTCCGGGAGTCTTCTATTTCAAGTTGGACGCTGGCGAAGAAGCGGTAGTGCGATTTCTTGAGCAGGATGATGATGTCTTCTGCGCAATGATGCACGAAGTTCCTGTTGAAAATCGCAGTTGGGGTAAGAACGTCGTTTGCATCGATCAAGAGCGCGACGGTACACCTTGCCCCGGTTGCGAACGAGATATGGATCGCCGCTTCAAAGGCTTCATCAATGTTATTTGGTTCAATGCGCCCGTATTCAGACGTGATGCTGATAGAAAGCTGATCCGCGACAGCGCTACAAACAAGCCAGAGAAGATTGGTGAAAGACCACAAGTAGCAGTGTGGAATTCAGGCATTCGCCTTTTCGAAGAACTTGAAGAGATCAACGCCAACTACAAAGGCTTGAAGTCTCGTCGTTTCAAGGTCAAGCGCAAGGGCAGAGGGCTTGATACGAAGTATGTAATCGTTCCCGAAGACATCGATTCTGGACCACAGCCGATGACTGAAGAGGAACAGAAGCTTGCGGCCGAGAAGCCTGATCTGAATCAGTTCACCAGACCAGGCACCTACGAAGATTTCCTGCGGGAATTGAGTGGTGGCGGTCAGTCGCAACAGAGTCAAGAAAGCGGTTCGGCTCCGTCGAGAGCTAACCCTTTCATGCGTAATCGCTAGAAAAACAACAAACCAGGAGTAAGAGCAAAATGGCTCCAAGACCGAACCCTGCCGCTGCATCCAACGGCGAGGCCCCCGAGGTCGAAGGCGGGGAGAAGCAGAAGAGAGAGAAGAAGCCGGCGCTGTACCACATCTACGATGCGGAAAAGCTGGCCGACGCGCGTATCGGTTCCTACGACGCGATCAACGCCATGGGCGCCATCGCTGCGTTCATCGAATCGGGCGATCAGGAAGAGATCGCCGAGCAGGTAACGAACGGTAACCTCGTGGTCGCCGTGGTCCCTGAGCGCAACCAGACGGTCGCCTCCGCGCAGGTGCAGACGAAGACCAAGGTGAAGCTCTCCGCTGTGTAATAATCTGATTGCTGTCGTAATTCCCGCCCGACAGCACTCGGCCAAGAATGCCGCGTACCGCACCGTCGTCAACCGGTGTAGGGCGCGGCATTCGCCTTTCTTGAGCAGAGTATGTACATAACCGAGGATATGTCTTGACAATTGTTCACTTGCATCGCCACAGCGAATTCTCAAGACTTGATGGAATTGGTACTGCTCGGCAATATGCAAGACGAGCTGCTGAGCTTGGACAGCCAGCACTTGCACAGACAGATCACGGTACCCTTTCAGGAGCACTGCATCATATTGTCGCTTGCGCTGGTAAAGATGAAAAGGGCAAGCGAATTCATGATCCGATCATTCCGATCTCAGGCGTCGAAGCTTACTTCCGTCCAGATCGTAGACTCGCTGTAAAATTTAGACAGCGTCAAGCGTGGCATTTGTGTCTGTTTGCTCGTAATCTCAAAGGCTGGCACAATCTCCTGAATATCGTCTCGACTGCTTATGCCGATCCGAAGGACGGCGGTGGCTTCTATCAGTACCCGTGTGTCGATTGGGAACTGCTCGAACGATATAAAGAGGGCCTTGCTGTCTCTTCGGCTTGCATCTCCTCATATCTTTCAACACTCGTACAGGATGGACACGCTGCTTCCATCAGAGAGTTTGTTGGGAGAATGCTCTCGATCTTCGGAGAGAATTTCTGGATCGAGATCATGCCGCACGACTTCGAGGAGCAGTGGAGACTCAATCTGGCCCTCGTAGATGTCGCGCAGGAATTCAGTGTCCCTCTGATCGCTACTAACGATGCTCACTTCCCCTTCAGAGAGTGGGCAGAGACGCAGCGTGTAGCGAAGCTCTGCGGGACCAAGAGATCTTTCAAGTCAGTCGAGATTGACAAGGCGAAGGGCAGAGCGAGCTACCTCGCGGATCTTCACCCGACTTTGTATCTGGCTTCCGAGGATGAAATGCGGACGTGGTTCCGCAAGCATCATCCTGGTATTCCGCCATCGGTTGTTGATGAGTCAATCAGCAACACGGTTTTGTTCATGCAGAAGATCAAATTCTTCATGCTCGACAAGACCGACAAGCTTCCCAAGGTCGTCAACTCGAAAGACGAAGGCGAAGCCCTTTTGAGATCGTGGATCGATGAGGGATGGGATCGACTCTGTGAGGAATACCCCGAAGACCATTGGGATAGATGGTCCAGACAGACATATTTGGATCGTATTGAGTCGGAATGGAAAATCCTCAAGAGCAAGGGAGTAATTGATTACTTCCTGCTGACTGGTGATGTTGTCCGCTGGTGTAAGAGTGACGCTCCTCTTCCAGACAGATCAACATGGGAGAAATTCAGACATGAAGAGGGAAGAAAGCGACCAATTCGTGTTGGTCTTGGTCGTGGCTCTGCTGCTGGCTGCCTCATTTCGTATCTGGTTGGAATTGTTGCGATTGATCCCATTTCGTGGGGACTTCTTTTCGAGCGTTTTCTCAATCCTTCGCGCAAGGGTCTTCCGGATATCGACCTCGATTTCCAGAGACACCGCCGGCATGAAGTCAAGGAATACATCTCCCAACAGCACGGTCGAGATCACGTTGCAGACATCATCACCCATGCTCGATTCCAACCAAAATCTGTACTCAAGGCGCTCTGTCGAGTTCATGACATCCCGTTTGCAGAGTCGAGAGCGGTAACAGACACAATCGAGATCCGGCAGGATTCAGAAGAAACAACACTCGAAGAGCTGCTTCCGCTCAACGAAGCACTGAGAGCTTTCAAGAACAGATATCCCCAAATTTGGGAACACGCGCTGCGTCTTGAAGGCACAGTAGAAAATGCCGGCAAGCATGCTTCCGGAGTAATCATCACTCCCAAGCCTGTTGCTGATTACATGGCGTTGGAACGAGGCACGAGAGGCGATCTCGTAACGTCATGGTCAGATGCAGCCGACTTCCCCGTTGTTTCTGATCACGGTCTGGTCAAGATTGATGCTCTCGGCTTGCTCGGCTTGGAAAAGCACGATCACTCACTGCTCGCTATCGAGAGACGCCACAAAAAGTTCATCGATCTCAATAGATTGCCGCCCCTGCGCAATCCATATGACGTAGACGATGAAGTGCTTGAAGGATTCCGCAAAGGCTGGACTATCGGAATCTTTCAGTTCGGCTCACGCGGCATCACGAGCCTCATGCGCGACATCTCACCGTCCGGCGCTGCCCTTGACATCGCCGCAGCGAACGCGCTCTACCGTCCTGGCCCTATGAAGGGTGGAGTCACCTGGGACTACCCGAAGCGCAAGAGAATGGCTATCCAGAACGACGGCCATTTCGATGAGTGGTACTGGCATGAGTACGTCTTTCCGATTCTGTCTGAGACGTACGGCTTGGTCTGTTATCAGGAACAGGTGATGGAGATCTCGAAGCAGCTCGGCGGCTTCTCAGGTGCCGAAGCTGATGATCTCCGCAAGGCCATGGGCAAGCTCTACCGCATCAAGGGCGGTAACGCTGCCAAGGAATTCATGAAGCGGTTCGAGGAAAGATGGTTCGCCGGCTGTGTGAACCGTGAAATCCCAATCGATATCGCTCACGAGATCTGGAACAAGATCCTTGAGTTCGGTCACTACGGATTCAATAAGTCGCACTCCGCATCATATGCACTTCAGGCATATCAAGACATGTGGCTTAAGGTGCATTACCCAATCGAATTCTATGCGGCATTTCTCACGTACGAAGCTGATGACGATAAGAGAATGGCTGCTATCCGCGAGGCTCGTGGTCGCGAGATTCAGATTCTCCCACCTTGTATCAACTCATCTGATATCGGATGGACAGCAGATGATAATTGCATTCGCATGGGTATCCCTTCTATCAAGGGGCTTGGTGACAAAGGCGCCGCTGCCATCATCAAAGAGCGCGCCTATGGAAGATTCGAGAGCATCGATGACTTCAGAGAGCGAGTACCAGCAAAATCAGTAAACAGAAGAGCGCAAGAGGCTCTGTTTGAATCTGGCGCACTTGATTGCTTTGAGGCCCGAAGAGGCGTTGACGAGAGAATCATTGCTGCGTGGGAAAAGGCTCGCTTGAACATGAGCCTTACGGTGCCGAGTGGCGCCGACAGATATGCAGAAGTGCTGAAGAGAAACATCTACACGCAAGATGAAGTCGCGTCGTATATGCCTGGCACCACTGTGATTGTCGGTGGGGAAATCACCAGATTCGAAGTGAAGAACACAAGACGTGGCTCACCCTTTGCCAACGTCGATCTGATCTTTGAACTGAATCAATATCGCGTCAAGTTCTGGTCAGAAGCGCTTGAAGAAAACTACTCTAAGTTGGCTGAAGGCAACACCATCATCGTTGCCGGAAAGATTGATGAGTGGAATGGATTTCGATCAGTAGTAGCACGCGATGTAACAGACGATCTGCAAGCTTTGGAAGGTAAAGATGCCAGTCAACCCGAATAATTGGGATGATATTGTTGCGAGAATCAACAAGAAATACGAGAATGACATTCGACTTGGAAATGACTTTCAGAAAGTAAGCCGAATCCCGACTGGCTCTCTCGAACTGGATGCCGCAATGGGTGGCGGTGTCCCTATCGGTCGCTGGACGCGCTTCTATGGTGGCTATTCATCTACTAAATCAACTCGTGCCCTGAGTGTTGTTCGCGAAGCTCAGAAGATGGGCCTGCTCTGTGCCTATTACAACTTGGAGAAGCAATACGATCCGGTGTTCACAAAGAACAGCATCGGCGTCGATGTCGATAACTTGACGGTCGTAGAAGGAACGTCAATCGAAGAGGTTGGCGACAAGATGGAAGCGCTCTTCCAAGTTGTCCATCTTCACGTCATCGATTCGTGTTCGATTGCTGTTTCCGAAGATGAGCTTGATGCTGATATTCGTGAGTGGCGCCCCGGTATTACCTCGCGCGCTTGGGGCAAGGTGTTTCGTCGTCTGAATGAGCGCTTCGATCAGAACGAGAACACCGTGATCATGATCGATCAGGTGCGAACCAACTTCAAGACGGGCGCCGAAGAGGCCCCCGGTGGGCGCATCCTTGATCACCAATCCTCTATGACCATCCACTTCAAAAAGGGCGCTTGGCTCCACCGCGCAGAGGATGGATTCCTTGACGACAGAGCTAGACAGGCCAGAGGCGCATCAGGTCAGATGGAGCCTGCGGGCATTGAGGTCAGAGCACGTGTGATGAAGTCGCGCGTCTGTCGGCCATTTCGCACTGCAACGATGCGTTTTGATTTCAAGTCACTCGGTTTCGATAACGAATTTGAAGTCATCAAAGCTGCAAAGTATTACGGGATTGTAGACGTTAGAGGTCGCTTCATCTACTACACGCCTCCGCAAGGTGGAGAAGCGATCCGTTTCGACAACAGAGTAGATTTTCGCAACTTTGTGCGTAGCGATATCTCTTTCCAGGAAGAGGTTCGCGACCGTGTGATGAGATCATTGGATCGTTGATAATTTGATAGGATAAATCTGTGTCGAAGCTCTGCAAAATCTGTGACCGACCAACTCACAATGGTTTGTGCAACATGATCGAACTGAGCAATGGCAAGATTGTTCACGCACATCGCGTGGATTCTTACGAAGGCGATGTACGAAAGCAAATCGAACGTGGCGAAGTCAAAGTAAGAAACCGCTGGATCAAGAGACGGTAGGTGTATCTATGCCGATTGAAATAACAAGAGCTGTCTTGAGAAGGGGCTATGCCTACTGTCTTCACTGTGAAGGCAAGGGTTGTCGTTCAAAATACGACGAGGGCTGGCGATCACTCGCTCATAGTCCCGAACTTGCCGCACCACGAACATGCGGTTGGTGCAATGGCACAGGCTTGAGGAAGATATGACGCTTGTCGTAAATCTCTTCGGCGGCCCTGGAAGTGGCAAGTCAACGACTGCCGCTGGCGTCTTTCATGACCTGAAGATGAACGGAACAAATGTCGAAATTGCTCATGAATTCGCCAAGGATCTTGTATGGGACAAGTCAGACCGAATGCACTTTGAATGCCAGCCGCGCATTGCCGGTGAGCAGATTTGGCGCATCGAGCGACTGATCGGACAAGTTGATGTTGTAATCACTGATAGCCCGGTTCTGTTGTGCTCGCTTTATCACAAGAGCAGTGGGCCTGTTGAAGAGGCTTTCGACAAATTTCTGATTGAGCAGTGCAAGCACTGGCCTGCGTTGAACATTTACATCAACCGTAGTGGTCGCCCTTATAACCCAAGAGGTCGCAATCAGACGCTTGAAGAGGCATTGGATCTTGATGCACAGATTCGTGACTTGCTTGCGCGAACTGAAACGCAATACACGACAACTACTGTAGAAGAAGCAACTGACTACACGTATCGACAAATCCGCGATTATATCGGTGGTACGTGATGAATGTCTACATTGCTGGACGCACTTATGCTAATACTGCGATCACTGAAGTAGAAGACGTAGTAGAAAATCTCGGTCATGAAATCACTTTCAAGTGGTGGCTCGCCGACGAAGAACAAAACTGGCGAATCGATCAAGGAATCGCTGCTGATCTTGCTGGTAGAGAACGACAAGCGGTTTGGGAAGCAGATCTTCTTATCCTTTGTTATGCAGAGGATTTGCTTGGCGGTCTGATTGAAACTGGAATCGCAATTGGTGAAGACAAAGACGTATATATTCTCAATGCGTTTCGAGAATCAGTGTTTTGGCATCTACCCAATGTGTATCTGCTGAGAGATATCGAAGAGCTGAAGGTTGCTCTTCGACATGAAAGATACCGTTGGCTGACGTAACGAGACGAAATCCTTTTATTCTCAAAGCCAAGAGACGCGAGCTAGATCAGCTCAGAATTGGCGATGAAGTAGAAGCAGTATGGAAGGTTGATCCGGCGTATTCAGTCAAGGGTCAGTCAACTGCTCGGCACAAAGGAAGAATTACTAGAATTTCCGGATGGGGAATAGAAATAGTAGACAAAGATAATGTCTACATGTATTCTCTGTACTACATGTTCTCGTCGGTAAGAAAGATATGATCTACGACAAGAAAAACATTGCGTCACTAAAGCTTAGAAGCGCTTCTTATCTGCGGAGACTTACTCGCAATGAGATGCTGACGCGAATGCAGATTGTTCGTAGTCTTGAGCCAATCGTCGCTAGCGCATATAAAGACGTAGAAGATCGCAAGTGGAGAGAGCAACTTGATGACTCTCCACACGGGAACCCGTGGCACGTTTCCTTCCATGCCTCTCAGTTTCCCGGTGATAACCCGATGGCGTGCCCTCGGCAATCGCTGTACCGGATGATGGATCTTCCATCTGAGACGCCATTCTCGCGCGCCAGTCGTACCGTCATGTCCGCAGGCAAGGGCATTGAGATTGAGCTGGTGCAGACCTTTTCCGACGCTGGCATTCTGCTGAGCGCCAGACCTGATGACGAAGTGCAGACGGGATTTGAGATTCCAGATGTGTGGCTGACTGGATCAGTTGACTGCGTAATTCTGCCGCCTCGTTGGAACAAGCCTCTGCCCATCGAGATCAAGACGAAGTACCAAGAGAACATCAACAGAATGAAGCTTGGTCTTCAAGGTCCAGATGATGGACACGTATTTCAGATCAAAGTGCAATTGGCTCTACTTGCTCTGAGACAGAAGGAATACTGGCCTGGTCTTGATCAGATCACACACGGCTACATCTACTACTTGTCGCGAGATCGCCCTGATGACACAGCAGAATTTCGTGTCGATCTCGATATGCGCTTCTATGAAGCAGGCGTAGAGCAGCTTTTGAAGTGGAAGCAAATGTTTCTTGATGAAGTATTGCCCGAGTATGACCCTGGTAAGCGCACTACCAAGTTCGGTCACCCGATGGGTTGGAAGTGGAGCAAACTTCCTTGTGCGTGGTGCTCTTTCAGAAAAACATGCCAACTTGATTTCCGTCAGAACATTCAGGAGATGAGAGAATCAGTTGGCATTGAGCGGGCGAAGCTGGTTCGGCCTCAATACGATTACCAAGTCGCCCGACAGAGAGTTTTGGAGCGGTGGAGATGACCGCCTACTACGCGGGTATCGGATCACGAGAGACGCCCAGCGACATCCTCGCTGTCATGGAAAAGGCCGCTTGGCATCTGAATAAGGAGGGCTGGACCCTCCGCAGCGGTCACGCACCTGGAGCAGATCAGGCTTTTGAGAATGGTGCTCGTGGTAAGGCTCAGATCTTTTTGCCATGGAGAACATTTGAATCAGAAGTGCGCGTATGCGCAGCAGAGGTATACAACGAACCAATCAGACAAGCATATGCAGTAGCAGCGGAGTTTCATCCGGCTTGGGAAAAACTCAGAAGAGCTGCGAAGACTCTCCACGCTCGTAACACACATCAGATGCTCGGTCCAAAGCTTGATGATGTTTCATCATTTGTTATATGTTGGACTAGGAATGGCAGAGCATCCGGAGGCACCGCCCAAGCATTGCGTATTGCTGAGAGTTTTCAGATTCAGATCTTCAATCTTGGCGATCCGTTTGATCTGCAACTCATTGAGAAATGGCTGAATAAGACGAAGGGAAAGAAGTGAACGCTGAAAAAGCACGAGCTATTCTGGCTCAGGCTAAAGCAGATGAGACATACGAAGGGCCAATCCCTGAAGATGACTCGAAGGCAATTTCCGAAGCCAATAATCTCGTAGAACAAGCTCAGACCGCATGGGATCAGTTCGCTCGCGGCCCTGAAGTAGAATCAATTTTGCGCATTGCCAAGGAAGATTTCGGTGGCGATGCAACACCCGAAGCAATCGAAGAATCAGAAGCACCGGCTGATGAAGTGTCGGATGTGGTCCCTGATGCTCCTGCTCCTATGACTGAAGAGGAGATGCAAACCACAGAGCCCTGGGATAACTATTCGATTGAGCGTGTTTCAGATGTTATTTCTGGAATCAATGCGGCAGTCGATAGTTTCTCTGAGCAAGATCTCACTGACCTCATGGGTCACATTTGGATCTACGAAGAGGCAAATAAGAGACGTGCGACAGTTCTCACCCATCTTCAGGATATTGCGAATCGTCTTGAGAATGGATCTGATCTGCCAGATGATCCTGAAGATGCACAGCCGGACGCACCTGGCACGCCTGAGCCTGAAGTAGAACCAGAGCCAGAGCCAACGCCCGAACCCAATCCTGAGCCGGCCCCTGCACCGGCAGCCGATCCTGAGCCTGAGCCAGAACCGGAGCCTGCTAGAGAGCCAGAAGAAGTACCAACACCTGAGCCGGAAGCAAGAGAACCGGAGCAGGAAAGAAGCGAATATTCAGATCTCGTCAGCAGAGTCAATGATGAGTTGAGTCGTGAGCGTATGCACACGCCTGAGCCACCATCTGAAGAAGTCCCTGATTTGCCTTGGGACTGGACGAAGATGTCTGATGCAGAGTTGCATCGCTTCTACGGAATCTACTCAAACATTTGTTACTACAAGTCATACCTGCTCGAAAGAGACGAGCGTATGACAGCGCATTGCCGTCAAGCTGCGGACGAGATTCACAATGCTCTGCTCGTAAGACTCGATAAGTACGATGACAACGGCAAGCAAAAGACAATGACGTTGCTTGAGGCAGAGATCGAGAATCACGATCTCGTAAAGAGCTGGCGTCATCGTCAGCGCAAGCATGAAATGTATGCGTCGGGCCACCGTCGTGAACGTGACTCCCTGATCAAACTGGTCGAGGCCCTGTCTCGCGCAGAGTCCATGCGCCAGCAGGAATGGGAGCGCAGTGGTGGCAAGTCCGGACGCAGAGTGAAGTAAGATTCTGATGGGGCGCGCAACTACACGGATGGTGATCACCGAGGCTGGCTCTGTGCGCCCCGCCAGCCTCCTTTGCGGGGGTCGCGCGTGATCACTCTGCGCATTGCTGGTCAAGCTAAGGGCAAGGACCGTCCAAGATTCAATACGTTCACTAGAAGAACGTATTCGTCTTCCAGCAATATGATTTCTGAGAACGATGTGCGAGCTGTCTGGCGTGAAGCTGGCGAACCGCGTATCGATGATGACGTTGCAGTGGGAATCGCGCTCAGAATCGAAGTACCTCGCCCGCAAGGTCATTTCAAAGCTAACGGTGAGTTGTCCGCAACAGGACTGCGACACCCTGTGCCTCGAAGCAGAAAGCCTGATTTGGATAACGCGGTGAAACTTGTGATGGATGCGCTGAATACTCGCGCTTACAGAGATGACGTACGAATCGCTCGTGTTTACTGTGAACGGGTATGGGGTGATTGGCCCTTGACAGTCGTAAAGATTTGGCCTTTGCATGAGCCGGTTGAATGAGCGTATATAACCCGTATCTCGAAGATACAGAAGAAACTTCTCGTCTCTATCAAACATATCCAGGTGGACGTAAGCTGTGCAAACATAAATCGCACATCGGTCCGCGTTGGCTTTTCTACTCAGAGTTTGCGATTCTGAGACGGGATTACAACGGAAGAGTGCAAACCCTTCGATCATGGTGCAAGACATGTCAGCGTGTCCATGATCGTTATCAGAAGGGCATGCAGCGATACGGCCGTCCGATGACTCCTATCTATAAGAGATACATCCACGGTGATCGTAAGCTTACTGATGGCGAGCGACAAAGACGCTACATGGAAAGACTTGCTCGCACCAATCCTGAAGCAATCGAGATTCGCAAGCAGAGAAAACGCGAATACGATGCGTTCTATCGTGAGAGAATTCGTCAGCTAAACGGTATTAGACAGCGACAGAAGAAAACTGATCTCAATGAGGGGGCGGGTAGAAGATTGCCGGCGGCTCCCATGTGTGCTTGGGCGAGAGCAGTTATTGACGGTCGAAACATGTCATTCACAGAGCTTGCTAAAAGATGCGATGTGAATGAAAAGACGATTCGTAATCTCTACACCAGTAGCGTGGCATATATTTCTGAAGGTCTTGTAGATCGCATGCTCACGAGTGAAGGGTCCAGCTTGCTGCTGGAAATTTATCCCGAGCTGTACGCATGATTATTGCTACAGTTTGAACATGTCTGAAAGACGTAGACGGCACATCAGTCCGGAAGCACGAGAGAAACTTTCTCGGTTGGCAAAGCAGCGTCATGCCGAAGGTAAGTTCAATCTCACACCCGAGCTGTATGAAAAGCGTCGTAGAACTTTCAGAGAGAAGAACAGACGTGAGCGAATCGCCAAGCGTGTTGCGGAAGCAGCAGCAGATGATGCAAACGCCAGAGCGATCATCGAAGTCTTCAAGGATGCGATCCATCCGAATCAGCCTATGCAGACTCGCCTCAAGGGGGCAGAGGCGTGGGCCAAGCTCGCGATGGAGCATGCGAGATTCGAGCTTCATCAGGAAGTGCAAGATGCAGCTCAGCACTCCCGCGAGGAACTGCTCGAAATCCTTTCAGACAAGCTGACTAACGGTCCCGCCGCTCGCGTCATCAGTGCTCAGCTTGAGCAAGAAAATATTGCCGAAGCTGAGATCGTGGAGGAGGAAGAGGATGCCGCCGCCTGACATGCTGGCGACTCTTTCTCGTCTTAGTGATGACGAGCTGCGGGAACTGCTCGACGCGCAAGAGCAGCTTGAACGCCGCCTTCAAGAGGAAGGTCCGAGAAATGATGACGAGCTGCACGAATGGTTGAAGTTCGAACTTGGCATCGACGTTCCACGGGTGGCAGTGTGCGAAGGACATTCATCGCCGTTTCAATTCCTGGCAGATCTGTACTTCGAACGGATCGAAGCAGCTCTCGGTGTAGCAAATCGTGGCGGCTCCAAGACGTTTCTCGTCGCCGTTCTGCACTGGCTCAACTCTCGTTTCAAGCCCGGCTGCGAAAGCTGTACGTTCGGCGCTATTGAGGCTCAGTCATTCCGAGCGTATTCCCACCTGAAGGGGTGGATCTTCGATGAGAGAGGAGATAAAAAGGCAGAGGTTGTTTCTTCTCTCATGCGCGAGACGATTTTCGAGAACGGATCGAGAATCGAAGTGCTCGGTTCGACCCCTGAAGCCGTCAACGGCCCTCACCCGCAGAAGGCACACGCTGACGAGATCGAACTGATGCGCGACGATACTTGGAAAGAGTCGCGCAACATGACCGTCTCCAAGAGATTGAGAAATGGTCAAGTCCTGATTCCCCAGGACATTCTCACGAGCACGCGCAAGGGTCCGTCTGGTCGCGTGCAGATGCTCATTGACGAGATCGAGCAGGCGGTGGCCGCCGGCTATCAGCCACCACGCTCTCTCTATATTTGGTGCATCAAGGAAACAGCGTCACAGGTGAAGAACTGTCGTGTCGCACGTCCTGATCTGCCCGAGGCATTCAAGTGCCCTTGCAACAGAATCCCGAAGGGGGAATGGGAAGACGGTAGACCGCGCACGCTCGACAGAATTTGTCAGGGAGATTTCTATCGGTCGCGTGGATGGCAGCCATATGGCGACATTGTGAAGCACTTCCGCGAGAATGATCGCAACACATTTGAAGTGCAGCAGCTTTGTTCAAAGCCAGAAATGAGCTACCACTATGTTCCGAATTGGCGTGATGACCGTCATCTTGTACGCAACTTTGTTCCTGATCCAGCAAATGGTCCGATCGTCCAGTCAGTCGATTGGGGAGGTACCAACCCTCACGCCGTCAACTGGTACCAACTTTTGCGCAATGAAGTTGAAGCAGAATCATGGCTTCAGCCCGAGCATGGTCCGCCTAACACGGTGCGTCTCAGAGAAGGCACCCTTGTCTGTTTCGATGAAATCTACATTGCTGAGATCGGTAATGAAAAGTTGGCAAAGCTCGTAAAAGCCAAAGAAGATTACTGGAAGCTCAGATTCGGTCCACAATGGCAGACGTTTGAGCGTTATGCAGACCCCCAGGGTAGAGCTGCGCGTCTCGATTGGAAGGCTGAGGGGCTTCGCACTACCTGGCATACGACTCGTGAGTTTGACGAACATATCAAGGCGATCCGCAATATGTTCGAGGATGATCTCTTTCGCTGTGCCGGCGATAGATGTCCAAAATTTGTATGGGAAGTGAAGCAGTGGCGCGCTGACGAGCGCACGGGCAGACAGCTCGACATCAACAACCACGCGATGTCGAACTTCCGCTATGCCGTAGCAAATCTGAAGCGCATCAGACGCCGCTTCGTGGGCGATCACAGACCGCGTGCGCGAGCATTCACCCGTCGATCTGTTCGAGTAAGAATTACTCGATCACACGAATCGACTCCTCCGGTAGTCTTCAACGATAAGAACGATAGATTTGCTCAGTGGCGTAAGTCTCTCGGCGGCCCTATCACCGACGACGAACGTAGATTGGTATGAGTCCACAACCACGCATTATCAGAACTAATGGTTCGAGAAATGGTGGTGCTCCCGTTGGCGAGGTAACGCCTGAAGAAGCGGCAGTTATTCGCTCTTCTGTCGGTGCGAGAGAACAAGCGCCTTCCACGCGAGTCCAGTCGATTTTCTCGAACTGGCGCGAAGTAGCAGATCAGCTTGGCGATCCATTCGAAGTAGAAAAGATTCCTGTCTCAAAGCTTCGAGCGATGCGCCGAGATCCGATGCTCGGCTTTGGTCTTTCGTTCACAAAGACCCCGCACGTACGGGCGAAGTGGACAATCAACGCGAAAGATAACAGAGGGCCAAATCCTCAAGTTGCTGCGCATCTTGATCACGACTGGCGACGTATCCATGCCAGCTTCGTAATGCAATATTTGAACTGCCTTGAGTTTGGCTTTCAAGCTATTGCAAAACGTTTCGAGTTTCGCACTCCATCGGGCACATACATCGATAACACCAGCGAAAGCCCATCTGAAAGACCTATTTGGTCTGAAGGTGGTATTCAGCCAATCGCATGGAAGCCCTTCGTGGCTCTGCGACCAGAAGGCGTCGATCCGATTTGGGATAGATCTACTGGTGAGTTCTCTGGTATCGAGTACACCCCTTCTGGCGGCGGGAGAACTGGTGGAGGCGGGAGCGCCCCCGCTGGTACTGCCGCGCAGCAAACCTCCGGCGGCAGTGGCGGCACCAATAGAGAGCAGACCTACAAGATCGATCTGCCTCACTCTCTGTGGGTGACGAATGAAAAGGATGCGAACTTCGGTTCCGTCTTTGGATATCCACGTCTCGGATACGCATATCGTTATTGGTGGAGCTATTGGATGCGCTGGGCGATTGCTGATCGTGCATTCGAGCGCAAGGCTGATCCTTCTGTACTCGTGTATCACCCCGAAGGTGAGTTCCTTGACGAGGACACAGGTCAAACTCTGACACACTCTGAGTACGCGCTTATGATTGGTGAGCGTATGCGCTCAGGTGGCGTTATCGCGATGCCTTCAGAAGTGTTTGAGAGCATCGATGGTCGCGGTACTATTCGTCAGTGGCAGATCGAGTTCACCAAAGATTCAACAAACTTCGATCCATTCGATAAGTCGTTCGAATATCTCGATGTGCAGAAACTTCGTTCTCTGTTCATTCCTGAACAGGCATTCCTTGAAGGCAAGGGCGGCACTTCCTCTCGAAATGTTGCAGCCGAGATGGGTGATTCCTTTGTCGAATCACAGGCTGTACTCAACGCACAAATCGTAGAGACGATTAATCGTTGGATCATCCCACAATGGCTTGCGGTGAACTACCCCGAGTTTGTCATGAATGGCGGCACTGCCGAGATCATGATGCAGGGATTCGGCGATGAAGATGTCACCTTCATGAATCAGCTCATCACGCTCATTGGTCAGCAAGAGAGCGGTATGAGAGAAATTCTGAAGATGGCTGATCTCAGAAAAATGCTCGAAGATCGCGGTGCTCCCATCGCAAACTTCGCCGAGCAGCAGCGTCGTGAGAGACAGTTGATCGAAGAGGCGCAAGCCGCTGCGGCCCCTGCTGTTGCGCCGGCACCAGGAAGACTTGGCGTGGTGCCTACCGCTACGGGATTCTCCTACGTAGCTCCGCGCGAGATCATCTACCTGTCTGAGACGGCGACGAGCTTCATCGACAATCTGCCTGACGCCCCACAGTACGAGGACAGATCAGTAAGACAGCTTGCGCGACAGCTCTGGAATATCTATGCAGATCTGTATCGTGATGAATATCTCTCCGCTATTGACATCATTCTGAATGGTGACGATAACGTAGAAATGAGCGACTTCAAGGAACGCGCAAAGAGACTGCTCGAAAAGTGGACAGGCTCAGAACGCTGGGCAAGTGCGCTTGATAAGTCGATCTCTCTCATGACCAACCTCATGCGTCGTGCGGCCAGAATCGAGTTGACCCGAGTTGGTGAGGTCGGCGAAGTTTCTGACGAAGAGGTCGAGAGATGGTTGCGCGAGCACTTGGCTGAGATCGCTCCCAAGATCGCTGCTACTACTCGTGGCGAGGTAGAGAGCTTCCTCGCGGCCACCATGGAGTCTGGCGTTACCAATCGCGAAGAGCTTGCACAAGCTGCGCGTGAACACTTCTCTGATTTCCCACAGTGGAAAGCTGATCGCCTCGTGCGCACAGAGGTCCGCGACATCTACAACGCGGCCACCCTGCTTGCCGCAGAGGCTCACGGAATCAGACGTGTACAGGCTGTAGACGCTCAGGTCACGGCCAACACCGACGAGGAGTGCGTCCACCGCGACGGCAGAATCTTCGCGATCAGAGATGCCTTCGAACAGCGCGAGCATCCGAACGGAACGCTCGGCTGGCGCATGGTTCCTGCTGAGTTGTCTATTGAACGCCGGGACGTTGATGGTGCAGAGTTTGACGAGAGACTGAAGATTCTCACGCTCTCGAATGACTTGCCAGAAGAGACAGAAAACAGAATTCTCAAATCAGTGGTGGATGTGATGCTTAGTGCTTAGAAGAGGTATTCCAAGTGGCGAGATTTGTAATCAGTGTGGTGGAATGCTGATTCAGACTGGTTCATGTAGAACCTGCACACAGTGCGGATCGACTTCAGGTTGCGGGTAATGAGATTCGATAGGAACGGTGTTCAACTTGCAAACGTTCCGAATGCTGGCGTATCGCGCCGTAACGCCGATACTGATTCCGGCAATGCTAATCATGATATTCGTTCTGGTAAATTCGCTCCGGGCGGTAGACCTGATCAAAGACCTACTGCACCGGCGAATGTTGATCCGCTCGAATATCAACGAATGCTCGATGCCGTACGCGATGCAGCACGTGAGTTCGATGGCTTCGATGAAGGTGACATCAGAGAATTTGTGAGTGGTCGCGCTAACGCTCCGGATGTCGTAGATATTAGACAATTCATGGAGATGGTGACAGAGCAGCGCAAGAGTGATCTTGTGGACATGCTCGATCAGATTCTTCGTGTATATGGCTCCGCTCCGCGAGGACGACGCAAGGTGCGTGTCTCGGCACCAAAGGGATTCATTCGCAAATCTCTCAACGGCCTTGATCCTGATGATCTTGCCAACGTAATGCACCGCTTGGAAGCTCGCGGTCATACGACTGAAGATGTCGAGAGATTTTTTGAAGGACGTACAAAAAATCTTGATAGAGCCAAAGAGAGACGAGATACTTTGACAGCTTCAGATAACTGGTGGGAAGATCCATTTGATTCTGAAGCTACAATCTCATCTGACCAACCGATTATCGTCAACGTGTTCGCTAACGATCAGGTGAACCCTGATTTGATTGCAGACGAAATTCGGTTCCGACTCAGATAGCGCTACAATTTCAGCATGGCTCTGAATGGTCGGCTGCCGGCATCGGATCTCGCGCCAATTGCCGGCGGTCAACTCCGCAAAGACGCAGCATTGCGATGGAATGCAATGAACTACTCGCGTCGCAAGAACGGTCTTACCACCATTCTTCCCAATGGTCCGCAAAGTTCGTATCGAACTTATAACGGACAAGTGCTGATGCGTAATATGTGGTGTGGAATGGGTAAGTGCGGAAACGCTGCCATTCCAGGCACATCAAATCACGGCTGGGGGCTTGCGGTAGACGCGAATAACCCTGCTGGTGTGAGTGCATCTGGTGCTCCGTATGGCTATCAAAAGAGATGGTCAGACGCATCATGGGAACCATGGCACTTCAAGTGGGCAGGGTTCGGATCTACGGTCGGCGGTGCTCCTACAGCAATCGACCGTGTTCGCGAGAATCCGCTGCGCCTTGGAAGCAAGAGCACGGATGTTCGAGACATTCAAATCTGGCTTCGTCGCGGTGGATACATTCGCAGAAACGCCAGAATTGCAAAGAATGTTGGCACTATGGGTCCAGCAACAGTTAGTGCCGTAAAAAGATTTCAAAGGCATGTCGGATTGACTGCCGATGGAATCGTTGGACCTAAGACTTACGCCGCAATTCGGCGTCGTTGGATCAAATAACCCACAGGAGGATATCTCGTGGACTTCGGGGACCAGATCGAAAAGGTCTTCAAGAGCTATATCGGTCGAGTTGTAGCATTTGTGCTCGCACCGCTGCTCGCTATTGCAGTTCCGCCACTCACTGTTGCCGTGAACAATGTTCTCGGAACAGGGTTCAGTGACGGTGAGATCGCAACTGTCGCTATCGCTGCTGTCGTCGGTGTGGCACTGGCAGTCTTCCAGTGGCTCCGTAACCTCGGCAATTGGGAAGCAAAGGCACAAGAGGCATACATGCTCTACAGAGCTGGTGAGCAGAATCTTGCCGCTGTTGAAGCTCAGCAGGGCATCGTTGCAAGTGAGCCTGACGTTTCTGCTGAGCCTCTTCCCAATGAGGGAATGCCCAACCGTCCTGATCGACTGTAATCATGGCCTGGCGCCCCTCCGCAGCGTTCCGATACGCCTTCAAGGAAGGGATGTCCGGGTGGGATGTGTGGGCACTTCAGATCAACCTGAAGCAGCTTGGACCTTCTACTAGAGACATCCCTCTTGATGGGAGTTTTGGTCCTGCTACGAGACAAGCTGTACTTCTTCATCAGAAGAATAGAAATCTCGTACAGGATGGGATTGCCGGGATTGCAACGCAAACTTCGATTTGCTTGACACTCTCAAAGAAGCCCGAACAGGCAGCTAATTTGCCTATCGGGCTTCTGCGAGGTCTGATCGAAGGTGAGTCTGGATTTGCGATTGCCTGTTTCTCGCCTCATCCTTCAGACTCGGGGTTTGATCTTGGAGCTTTCCAGGACAGCATCACCCCCGGTGAAGTAGGTAACCAGCAACGTTATGCTCGCGCATTCAACGTTCCAGTGCTTGCTGTTGAAACTGCTGAGAAGATTCGTACTCAGTTTGACGAGTACGCAAAGGTAGTCAGTCATAAGCGTGCTTGGGAATTGGCTGTGCTGTATCACAACTGGCCGTCTGCTGCACACAATCTTGCCTATATCGGACGCATCTACAAGAATCAGTCAGCAGATGAACCACAACAGTGGATTATCTCTGCAACTGGCGGTCGTCTCCAAACAGCAAGACAATGGGTTGAAAGTTACATCGAAAAGAAGTTTATTTACGTCACAAGGTTTCCTTGACAGATGTGCAAAACTTCCTGTAATATTCGCGCTTAGCTTGAAAGCCAACGGGGGACAGATGACTGCTATTGAATCTTATTATACCTACATTTGCCAAGGAAAGCTTCCTGCAACCGTACCTGTAGCTAGTAAAGATGGAAAATTCATCGGCATTGCTACTACTGCTTTTGATGTCAGAACACCTGATGCTGTCGAGATGGCAATGAGTGCTGATCCGAGACAGCGCGCGCTTGCTGCCATTTACGCGATTAGTGATGCGATGGATCGTATCCATAACGAGAGTGAGACGCTTGAACCAGTAATCCGCTAGTGTTAGCGGATGCTCTCAACGCTTGTTGTAGCAACAGCAGCAGCATTTACTATCTCGGGGCCTTCGTCTTGGTACGGAGGCCCTTGTGATTCGGGGGACAACAATATCCCGAAGTACGCGCCGAGCGACTACAATCGCACCCCCGGCATTGCGATGCGCACAAGTCACACCGTGCGCCGCACATTCCTTTTGAGAGGGTCTAATAACCGCCTGGTGGTGGTCTGGCATTCAGACTACGGCCCCGCCCTCTTCACCGGGAAGCTCGTAGACGTGAACTACACCGCCGTCATGGGCCTGGGCTATCCCGGCCCCTGCGCTTGGTCATATCCCACGCCATCGACAGTCTGGCTCAGACCACTTGACCGTCGTGGTGCTTCCTGGTGGGCGTACAAAACCAGAACCACGCTCGATGACAAATGGATCGTTCGCAGATGGGTTCTCTACAAGTTGAACCGATCACAGCAAAAGAAAAACTTGCAGAAAGCGAAGCGAATGCGGTAACATTTTAGCATGCATGCAACGCTTTGCTTTCTCTCGTACAACCGAGCAGAATTTCTCGCAAGTGCGATCACAACAGCAGTAGACAACGCAGGATATCCAGTTGAGGTAATCGTTCATGATGATGGTTCGACTGAAGGTGATGATGTCACCACGGATATGTTGCGTGAGTTTCAAGAAGATGGATATGTCAGCACACTGATTCTCAATCGCCCTGGTCATAATGAAGGCCAGGGTGTTGCTTTGAATCGCATGTTTAGTATCGCCACTGGCGATTACATAGTGAAGCTGGATCAAGATCTTATCTTTTTTGATAACTGGCTCAGACAAGCAGTAGATATCCTCGAAAAAGATACTGAGATCGGTTTGCTTGGTCTTTTCAGATACGAGCACGATCCTGTTGACTATCGCAAGACCGAAGTAGTTAGCGTCACGCCTCAAGACGACACCTACACATTCCACACGCACATTTGCGGATCTGGATTCGTCGTCCCACGCGGTGTGTGGGAAGAGCTTGGCCCCTTTGCTCAACGCAGCCCGGCGTTCTCAGAAGATTGGGAATTCCAGAGAGCTGTAGCTGAGGGCTGGTACAACGCCTTGCCTACGAGGGATCTCGTACAAAATCGCGGCTTCGGTATTGGTCCGAGCACCATTGTGAATCCTGGCAATAAGATCACCAAGATTCAGACCGGCCCCTACATCATCGAGAGAAGATGACTGATTTCGTTCCCGGTGTCGTGATGCCTGTTGGTCCTGGACGGCACGAGTTCGCGAATAAATCTCTCAAGAGTATTTATGCAGGTGATATAACGCCAGCCGCTTGTGTTGTGGTGGCTGATGGATGGACACCGGATTCTAGCCTTGAACAGATTTTTCCTACCGATGTCAGAGGATTTCGCGTCGCAAATGCGGAGTACATTTTTCATGAAACTCGTAAACATGAGCCGGGAAGAGAGCAGCCGCGCAACATAGGGGTGCGAGTGCTTCGTGATCATTTCGCTGAATGCACACATGTTTGGTTTGCAGACAGCGATTTGATCTTCGAGAGATCAGCGCTTGCTGAGTTCAAAAAGGCGTACGAGAAGATTCGCGACAACAGAGCAATCCTGATTGGCCCTTATGAGTGGATGCCATCTGGAAACGATCAGCCAATGCCAAAGTTGAGAAACGACCCTCGATGGCCTTTCTTCAACGAGACTGAAGCAGGAGATATTCAAACAGGACTGAATGCAGGGCTCGCCTGCTTCTCAGGTAATCTTGTGTGGAATATCGATGAGTTCATTCGCATTGGAGGTTTCTGGAATGAGATTCATCACGGTCGTTGCGAGGACGGGGAGCTTGGTATTCGCGCGTATGCGCAAGGAATGGCCTTTGCCCCTGTTGCCAACGCTCGTGGTTGGCACATGGATCACCCTCGGAATCATCAACGCATTCTTGAGATGAACGCCCGCGACGTGCCGATGCTCAATGAGCGCCATCCGTGGGTCGAGCAGCACGGGGTCTTCGTCGCAGAACGAGACGGTAAGCGTTTCGACCAGACCTGCGCTATCTGTGGACAGGTCGTCAACACCATCGACTGGTGGCAGCACCAGGAAACGCACTCATGAGTCACTACGGTGATTTGTATCGACACGATGAAGAATCGCGTCTTGTCAAACGGTTCCTGCCGAGATGGGCAGATGAGATGAGACTTGATTGGCGTGTACAAGTGGAGATTGCCAAGGGTCAAAAAGCACAGAAGCAATTGTGTGATTTGCAAACTGCAATCAGAGTATTTATCGATGCAGTCTGACACATTGGCAGTAATGCCTACATTTGTGCGCTCTCGTGATGATCTTGACATCACGATGAATGCAATCGAGAGCCTGCATGCGACTAGCGATGCTGAAATTCTCGTAGTCGATGACTGTTCACCGAACGAGAAGCTTCGAGAAGAGCTGGCAGATTTTGTAGCCGGTCAATCGCTTAGTATTAACCTGAAGGCGAGAAATGAAGGCTTTTCAAAGACAGTCAACTACGGTCTGAGACAAGCTCTTGAACGCGGACAACATGGCCTCTTGGTGAACGCAGATATCCAGTTCTTCAATAACAGATGGCTGGATATTATGCGCAGTAACGATGCTGATGTGGTAGGTGCTCTGCTTCTATATCCCAACGGTCTTGTTCAACATGCCGGTATTTTCTTCAGTGTGATCACTCGCATTTTTGATCACATCCACCGCATGGCACCAAGCACTCTTGACCTTGTAGATCGCCCACGCATTTGTCCTGTGACCGGTGCTCTGCAACTGATCAAACACAGAACACTTGAGACTATTGGTCTGTATGACGAGAATTTCAAGATGGGCTGGGAAGATGTTGACTACTGCCATATGGTTTTCAAGGCAGGCATGAAGTGCGCCTACGAGCCAAGAGCTATTGCGATTCACTATGAAAGCTTGTTTCGTAATAGAGATCCGCCGAGACACATTCAAGAGTGGACCACACAAAGTCTTGAATACCTCTATGAGAAGCACAAAGGTCACGGCTTCTCTGAATATGTTCCGTCAATGATTTGGCCTGATGAGATCTAATGCTTTCATCTGAAGACGTTCTTTTTGTTGGCAAGGGAACTGGCGTAGTGCCGTGGTATCGAACCGGCCTCCCTGCTTTCAATCTCGGGTGTGACTGGATCGGCGCAGTAGGAAGACCCAATGATCTGCGCATGGATACCAGTCTCAAGCGAGGCGGCCATGTGATGCCGAACCTGTACAGCTACAAGGTGATCGTTCTCCAACAGGTACATGGTCCCGACTGGATGCGTGAGATCTGCCGTCTGAGAGATCAGGGGATCAAAGTCATTTATGAGGTAGATGACTACTTGCATGGTGTGCGTCGTGTGAAAGGGCACAGCGCACGCAGAATGTACACCCGCAAGGTAATGCCTCTCTTCGAGATGTGCATGCGAGTATGTGATGCAATGATTGTCTCTACTGAATGGCTTGCTAATGCTTACAAGAGATTCAATCGTAACATCTATGTGTGTAGAAATGGCGTAGATAGCAGACGTTATGCAAAGTTCAGATTGCCTAGACGGAGAACTCTCAACTTCGGTTGGGCAGGTGGAGAGGGGCATCTCGAATCTGTTTCTGCATGGTTGCCGGCAATCGATGCATTGCTCAGAGAGAATGAGAACTATCGGTTCATCTCTATTGGTCTTTCTGCGGCAAGAGCGCTTAACAATCCCAAGCAGGCTGTATCGCTGCCCTTCATTTCCATTGAGAATTTCCCTGGTGCGCTGACCAACATCGATGTAGCGATTGCCCCGGCGGCCCGCAACAGTTTCTTCGCGGCCAAGTCAGATCTGCGGTTCCTTGAGACTGGCGCTCTCGCTATCCCCCTCGTCGCAGATCCCTTCGTCTATAGAGACTGCATCCCTGGTGAGACTGCTCTCTACGCCGAGAACGCGGATGAGGCATACGAGGCCCTGCGCAAGCTTGCCGGCGATGCTGAGCTTCGTAAAGAGATCGGATACAACGCACGCGATTACGTCAATCAGAATCGATCTATCGAAAGAGCAGTCGAGCAATGGGAAGAAGTATTCGTGAAAGTGACAGTGCCGAGAAAGATCGCGGCATGAAGGAAGAAGAGTTCTGGAAGTATGAGAACTGGCCTTCTGGTGAGCCGTATCAGTGGGAGCCAGCCGGACGCGGATCAACAAAGTACGACCTGATGGATTATCACGTTGATCTTGGATGTGGAACGATAAAGAAGGGTCGTATTGGAATCGATCGTTTCGTCGCACCCGGTGTCAATATCGCGATGGATTTGAACATCAGTTATAACGGCGAGCTTCGACCAGTCTTGATGCCAGAGCGACCGGGTGATGATGCAACAGTCACCACGTTCCAATCTGGTCTTCCGTTCCCTGACTCTTCCATTGAATCAATCATCTCCCATCATTTCTTCGAGCACGTTGGTGACGGATTCGTAGACCTTATTGATGAGTGTTATCGGGTTCTGAAGCCTGGCGGAATCCTGCGCGCAATCACACCACTCTTCCCCTCACGCACTGCCGTAGAAGATCCTGATCACAAGCGCTACTTCATGGAAGGCTCGTGGGAATCTTTCTGCGGTACGCCTGGTCCTGGTGGCTCATGGTATGAGTCATTTAGTGTTCCTTATATGAATGCGCGGTTCACAATGCTCCATAAGGAGACAACTCCACCACTTCCCATTGAAAAGCAATGGGGGCCTGAAGATGCTCGTGAGATTCGAGTAGCTTTGCAGGCAAACAAATGAGCGTACCTGTGTCAATTTTGTGCGATTCAACAATCGTGCGGCTTGCACTCGACGGACAGATCAAAATAGAACCATTCGATAGCAGTCTTGTACAACCAGCAAGTATTGACGTAAGACTTGGAAGTCACTTTCGAATCTTTGATACTCATACGATTGAAGTTATTGATCTGAAAAGCAAGCAGCGCAAGATTACTAGAGAAGTAACAATCAGAGACGATGAAGCATTTATTATTCATCCTGGTGAATTCTGTCTTGGGACTACAGTCGAGCGAGTAGAGCTTCCGCGAAATATTGTTGCACGTGTAGAAGGCAAGTCATCTCTTGGTCGTCTCGGATTGATTGTCCATGCGACAGCAGGATTTATTGATCCCGGCTTCAGAGGCCCGATTACTCTTGAGTTGAGCAACCTGATGCGCGTTCCGATCATGCTGTACCCCGGTATGCTGGTTGCTCAGCTTTCTTTTATGACACTTGATCAGCCAGCGATGTTCCCGTACGGCAGTCCCGAGTTGAATAGTCACTATCAGGATCAGGAGGGGGCAACAGAGAGCCGATACGAGGTGACTGGCTGACTTTCATTAGGAGGGGTAATGGATGATCAGGCAGATATTCGTGATTTGTACGACCGCTTGCGGCAATGGGAAGAAAGATTTCATGCTGAGCGAGATCGTCGTTATGCAGAAGTTGCACTTGAACGTGAAAAAGCTCTGAAAATCAAAGAGACAGGCGACAATGCCGCGCTGAAACTTGCACGCGAAATTCAAACATACAAAGACGAAAAGGCAAATGAGTTGCGTTCTCAAATCGAACGTGAACGTGTAACATACGCCACAAAGGAAGACTTGAAAGCACTTACTGACAAATTCGAGATTGCTTTGAAACCATTGAATGAATATGTATCTTCACAACAAGGTCGACAAGAAGGAATCAGACTTAGTACGGGAGCTATTGTCACTACGGTTAGTCTTATCATCACGATTCTCGGGGCGATTATTGTAGCCGCGAATGTTCTTACATAATGACTCGTGCTAATCCTTTCAAGCGTCCCGGTGAATCTGCACAAAAAACCGGATATCGTTTCGAAAGATACTTTGCCAAGATTTTCGGGGTAAGTCCTACCAGGGGTAGCGGCTCGCAATGGACTGCCAAAATGGACGTTGGCGACGGCACAATCCTCTGGTCGCTCAAGCACACGGATGCTGAATCGTTTCGCGTCACTCAAGGATTGATGCGCGAGGTCATCGACGCGATCAACGGTCCCGGTGGCGTGGGTGGTGATGTGATTCCGGGCCTCGCCATCTCTGTGCAGGGTGAGATCTACACGGTCCTCCGCGCAGATGATCTGATTGCGATGCTGACCAGTGATGAGGTTGGCTACATCAGACCGAGCAAGGGTGAAGCCAAGCGTCGCCGCGCGCGCGTACCAAACATGTTCAAGGACGAGATAGAATGAGCAGAAATATAAATCTTGCGGGAGAATTTCTGCGAGGCGTGGCAGTTAGTAGGTGCTGGCACACCTGTCATCGCTGCGGCAAGCCTATTATCGGAATGGAAGAACAATACGACATCGTTGCATTCTGTCGCTTCTGTTCTAAAAAGCTCGTGAAGGAAGATAAAATTGGCTAATCGAGTAAGAGGCAAGCGAAAAGCAGCAGCCGCTCGTAGAGGTCACAAAAATACGAGCAGACGTAATTCTAATGCGGGTACACGTAAAGCTGCACGAAAGCGATGGGGGAAGAAGTGATTCCTGAAGACCGACTTCAAGAAATTATTCTCCACAAGGATGCTGAGAGAGCACTCGACTGGTGTACAAGACATCAGTATTCAGAAGGCTGGGCGATCATTGATGGTGCAATGGTCATCTATGACATCGACAACCCACCTGTCTGGCTCAGACCGATTCTTGCGATGCGCGATGAAGACGGAAACTCGCCGAGAAAACTCATCGATGTAATCCCTGTGCGTAGACCTACCGCGAGAGAAAGAAAGCGCGGTGTCGCTTCTGTGACGTGGTTCGACTTCCCTGATAACAACGGGATCTACGAGAGTGAGGCAGCGTAATGCCCTGGCCTGCTCTTGGCCCTGTCCGCAGAGACGATTCGAACGAGCGTGATCTGACTGGCGGCCACCCTACGGTTCCAGGAGATCTCGATAGAACTGTCTACCGTCACGGCTTGCCCTCACCTGGCAACGGAATGCCGGGTATCCCTCGCGTAAGACACGGCCGCCGGCACGGCCCTGGTATCCCCGGCATGACGCCTACGGGACCGACGCAGCCTGGTGTCACCTACGACGGCGAGAGAGAACTGTGACACATATCGGATATGAGATTCCTGAAGACGCAGTTGATATCGGACATGACCATTTCATATCTTTTTACGGATGGTCGCCTGATCGTCAACTGAATCCACAATTTGATGGAATCGCAGACGAGGATAGATCTGGTGTGATGATGTACCATCGAACATCAGATGGCTGGTGTGGTGGTGGAGTTACGTTTGATACTCCCGCGATGAGAGCTGCACACAGCGGCCCGATGTGGACCGTAGAATCGTTTGAACCACTGACGATTTCGCCTTCTGTGCTTTGCAGTTGCGGTGATCACGGGTTCATCAGGCAGGGTCGCTGGGAACCAGCCTGATTAGGGTACAATTTCTACTAAGCCTTCGAAGGGGGTGAATCACATATGGCTAAGCGTGGTAGCAATAAGGTTGTAACTGTAACTTCCAGAGGAAGTTTCGCACCTGCGTTGACTCGTTCACGTATTCCGGTTGCGAACCTCGGAAGATTCGATCCTGCGACTGGACGTGTTTATCAGCGTCCGCGTCAGAAGATCGATTATGTCAGTGGCAGCTCTGTTCGTGTGACGAACCCCGCATATGCTGGTGGACGGCAGGAACAGCGCACTGCTTCTATCGGCATGAACGCAGCCGGGCAGAAGATGCGTAACTCGTAACACTTACGAGAAAATTTATGTAAAATAAAAACGCCCCGGTTATTCCGGGGCGTTTTGCGTATCTCGAACGAGATCCAGATGTGATTCTCGTGCCCTTAGCTCAGATGAGTAGCGCATCATGACTTCGCCATTGATCATTGTCTCCCATAGAAGAGGTTCATCACCGCCAAAGGAGTGATCAATGCCAAGAAACACTGTTGAAATCTCCCATAAATGATCCTTATAGTAACCGATGCGAAATGGATCAGGAAATCCTTGCTTGATCATCTCTTCACGAGCAGCAGAGATCTCAAGCATCTCTGACTCTGTGATTTGTCTTCCTGATCGGTTGTAGAACACTAATTCATTTCAGCGTCAAGTCGAATTGCGCGATGCCAAGCTCCCCAGCCAAGTTGAAGAGCTTCAAGCGCATATTCTTTCTGTGGCTCTGTAGTTGCGACAATAATCCTTCCATCTGGTGGCAATGTCACAACCAGAGTGATGTTTGGCTTGTCTTCGTCCGTTGAGAATTCTTCTCGAAACGCTTTCTTGATGGCTTCAATTGCACGTTCTGCGATGACCTCTGATGGATCATCGCGGTTCGGTTCTCTGCGGACCCTAGCCATGGATCACGATGCGCGCGCTCGCACTCTGTGCTGAGCAGTTACCCTTGCGGCAGACGGTGATCGTGAACACACCGGGGAGCATGCCGGCGACGGTGCGCATGCGAGCGTCTACGCGGCCCCACGAGTCCGTCACGGCCCATCCGAATCTCACACGTCTGCCGCTGTTGCTAGCGAAGACCGTCAGGCGAGCGCGGCCGTCGAAGCCTCGTGCTCGCACGTTGAAGCTGTCGCCCGCCTGGATCTCTCTCGGCGCCACTGTGACGCGAGGCCCCTCCGCAGCGTCAGCATCTCCACCGAACGCCATAGCGATAGCGAATCCCATCGCAACCGCAAACACACAGAATCCGAATGCATACTTTTTCACGAGCTTATTCATGACTGATCCTTTTCGTGTAAAAATCATCGCAATACTGCTCGACTTTGATCTTCGAGACTGAGCAGCGGCCACAGTACCGCAGCAGCTTCGTTGTAGTGACTGATGTTGAGCTGTTCGTTTCTCAGCTCGGCGATCTTTCTTGCGATAGCTCTCTTTGTTTCTCCATAGTCAAGAGTCACACCATCAGGAAAGAATCTGTAGTTGCCGCGCTCCGGAATATCAGCCATCATCGTCTCCACACAAGTTCACGCAAGCGGCTTTGTTTATTCTCGCTACGTGTTTCTTTGGCTTCGCGCTTCTGTCGCTTGAGCCGAGCTTTCTTATCAGGGCTAACAAACAGAACGTCGTAAATAATAAAATTGAAGTATCTTCTACCGAGAAGATAGATGGCAACGAAAGGCCACAAAAATCCCAGCTCTATCCCGCCAAACAACAGGAAAAACAGGATCTCACCCACATCTGGATCGCTGTGGTGATTATCACGGTATGCGATAATAGTCGCGATACGACATGATGTATAAAACCAGATAACACCATAGGCAATCAGAAATATCAAAGGCAGTGAGATGATTTCGTGAAGAATATCCAGAATCATGGCTGATCACACGGATGATGACCGTGCTCCAAGAAATACTTATTGCTCTTCTTGAACTTCAATCTGCCGTCAACTCTGCGTGGCACCCAAAACCCCCACTTGCGACGATCAGGAAAGAAATACAGAAGTGTCCAACAGCCGCCGGGATCAACAGCAACAGTGTGTCTGTGCTCAGCTTTGCGGAATGCGAACTTTCCCGGTGTCATGTGCTGAAATCTCATCATATACCCGTGCGCACACTTGAGTCGAGCGCACACGCCTGACGCGCACCACGGGCATCTTCTGTCGGTCAGCTCCCAATCGACGTAACCGCCCTTGAGCACGAGCGTGCAGAAATCTGCGGGGTGATCGTGCTGGTAGCGCTTATCGTCGCTCCGGTACCAGTGGTGGAGCCGCAATGAGCCGAGCCGGCCCATGTTGATGACCCACCGTCGCAGGTACGGGCATTCAGGTTCGCCGAGGTACTGCCCCCATGTCACGCCAAGCTTCAAGAAATTCCTTCCTTGAGCAGAGCTGTTTCCACAATGGATTTCACCTGAGAGTTCTTCAGATGATTCCACTTCGCCTCGCGAACAGCAGTGCGGATAGCAGCTTCGAGTTCTTCTGCTGTTCTCGCCGCATCGTTCATGGTCTGTTCCGATTCTCAGGCAAGTTCTCAGGCAACAGATCGCTGGCAGGCCGCAGGCCGGCGTCTACCTGTCTCTGCACGCGGATCTGCCGACATGGAACACACTCAAACGCATTCACTATTCCGCCATCAACGATGAATGTGATGTAACGATCCGTGGGTTCACCACAGTTGTAACATCTCATTGCCTCGATGGCTTTGCGGATTTGTTCTCTCAGGTCGTCATCCATCAGATTCCAGCTCTGCCCACGACTTCTGAAGATACTTATACCAACGGCTATTAACTCTGCCTTCTGATTTCACATCCCATTCAGACAGCGTGGCCTTGTCGCCGTCTCGAATGATCACGGCTGAGGCCAGGGATTCGTCTTCCACGCATGCGAACCAAACCAGTACGTTTTCCTCGACACCATCCATGTAGGAAATGTCGCCGTAGTATTCAACAGGATTGCCAGCAGCCTTGCGTCTTTGTATGTAATCGAAGGCGGGTGTGTCTCCTTTGATATTCCATGTCTCAGTCAGAATAGCGAAGTATCTGCCGCCTGCTGTTGCCATAGGCGCGAGCACTTCTGAGCCAAGTCGCTCTTTCATCGTAGGATTTGCAAACAATTCCGTCGGCATATTTACGATAATTGCAACGGGATCGATCGTTCGATGCGTGATCAGAATCGGAAGCATTTGTCCGGCACGTCTGAATACTTCATCTGCGGCATGCATTACAAATTCAGTGAACTCCTCAAAGGAGCCTCTGAATGGCAGTGAAAGCGAATGAATATCTTCTTCAGTGATCATTGATTTCCCGCGCTTTCCTAATTCGCTTTGCTTCCCATTCATATGTCGTGCGAATACGAATAGGCGCTGTCAGATCCCACCAGCGGAGTTGCCAGCGATGATAGTGCCACCATGGCTTAGCTTCCATTTTGTCAAGGATCTGCGCTGCTTCCATAGGATTTGTTCGTCTAATGTTCATCGCTGGATTCAAGTTCCTTGATGCGTCTGTCTCGAATTGCGATTCTGATCTCTCTTTTTGTTGCTGGCGTAAAGTGCATGAATGTTCTGATGAACGTCCATCTCATCGTCTGCGGTCGCTTGCTCTCGATTGTATTGCCGGCGACGACCAGCCACGCCAGCGGCCACATGAGTGCACAAATACCACCGATGAGCAGTGCGCTACCGGCCCCCGGCTGGCTTCTGTAGTCGCTCCACCCCTCTGACCATCTCCGCAGACGTGGTGCGTACAGCATGCCCGCGAAGATCCGCATGCTGATAATCGCAATGACCAAGTACACACTGGTCACATAGATGTTCATACTTGACTTCCGCCTCCCAGCAAGTCCAGTCCGATACAAATCGCCAGAGCGATTGCCCAATCATTCCAATCGTTGAAACTGACGTGCGGTGTATCTGAAATCAACCACACTACAAACCAAATGAACGTCATCGAATCACCAGTTTCAACAATCCACCGCAACGTCGTCCATGTTCTTTGACGTGAACGCCTTGACGTTGAATTTCACCAATTGCACTGCAACAGGCTTTGATAGGCAAAACAGTGCCACCACGCGGACAAAGAAAGTTCCTCATCCACGAGTAGTTTCCGTTGTATCTACCGCCACAGCGCTGGCACTGGAATATGTATGACTTAGCCATCGTCGCTCGCAAGTCGCGACAGAAACGTTCCGATAGCGTCGTTGATGTCATCCCGGAATCTGACTATACGTCGAGAATCAGCCAGTACATCAGGAGTAACATCAATATTCAGCTTGTCAGCTTCGGACACCAGTTGGCGAAGCTCTTCGACCTGCTCATGAGAGAGCGAGAGCGCCAATTCCTTGATTTGCTCATCACTCATCATCAGGGTCAAAAATTTACAGAATATTCCTTGAAATCATCCTATAAAGATAGGCAAAACATCCAGCAAGAAGACGCTGCCGGGGTGGTCGCGATCTGCGCGGCCCCAGGGGGTTTAGGGCACTCGTTAGGGCAGACCGATCAACCAGGGGGCACCCCCGACAGCAGCACGCAGGGTGGGATTTGAACCACACGACCTCCGGGTTGTATCGAGTCTCCGAGCGACTACTTGCGCGCCGGCCGGAATACGCAAGTGCTTATCATCGGCTGTCCGGCGGTCGATGCCTCGACCCTCCATGTTTACCGATTTCCACCTGCTCTTTGACTCTTCCCGGTGCTCTACCAGACTGAGCTACCCGCGTATGTGATGGGTTGCGATTCCAGACCTTACGCAACCCGAATCGGATTCCCTCCCATACTTCACAGCGAATCCGATTGAATGAAGTAGTCTTCAGCCGCCCGTTACGACGTGGCTCATCTGGACTTCACTCATGCGATGCACTCTACAGTAGCTTGTGGGCTTTGTCAACCCTAGGCGGCGACAAGCTCGCGCCCGCGCAAGTCCTCCACGGCACGGTCAATGACCTCCGCGCATGCCTCTGCACCATTGCGCACCATGTAGTCCGTGAAGGGGTCTGCTCTCATATCGCTTTCGAAAAACGTCGTCCCGGAATCTGCCTCTTCCGGGATGAACGGCATGACAGCCAATTGCGCTCTATCGGCGAGTGGACTGTCATCGAACAGCGATGGAACGACTGGAATAACGCCGTAGCCATGCTCGCCCAAATCGTGTGCTGCCATCCGAATGCAGCCGACAAAGCAACCGCGCTCTGCTGTGCCAGTCCACGCCCCTTGAGCCCCGTCCGCAGTTTCGTACATAGAGTGAAGCGGGTCCTTCACCACTCTGTCAGGATCACGCAGCATTCTGGCGGCTGCTTCGAGCACGTCGATTTCAGAAACGCTCATCTTCTGTCCCTTTCTGCTTCAAGATCCGATACGAGTACATTGATCGGATTTTTGAAATCTGCGGCCAGTTCATCACAGATGATTTCTGCTTCGCCGTACTCATCATTGATTTCATGAATAGTGCATCTGAGACGGCTTACATTTTCTGATTTGAGTGAGCAGATTTTTCTTAGGAGAAGCGCGTTTGGATACCAACCAGAATGCTCTCGAATAACTTCTTCGAGTTCATCTGACAGGATCAGATACGCTGTGTCACCGGTTTGCATTAGCCGATGATTCCGAGCACGGCACTGACCTTCGCCAGTTCCTTCTGCCACTCGGCCTTTTCTCTTTCTGCTTGCTCGATTACTCTGTCCTGCCAAGCAATTCTCTCGCGAAGGAAATCGCAATGCTCGGTAGCGCTTTTGTACAACGCCGGAATCAGGTTACCCTCGTGAGTTGATTCTTTGAGAGGCAGACGTGATCTGTCGTCGTACTTCGTTTGTGTTGAGCTAACTGTGCTTCGAGGATCTACAGGCAGCTCAAGCCCCAGGCGTCTTGCGCCACGGCGAATTTTCTTCGCACTGAAGCCTGTTGCATCTTCGATCTGCGTCCACGTCAGCCCATCGTGACGCATCTCAACTGCCCATCTAATTCTGAAGTCGTCGCCTTGGTTTGGCTCCTCCTCCACCGCCACTGACTCGCGTGCCTCTTCGCCAGTGACCCCTTCCTCGGTTACCACCACGACTCCTTTCCTCGTGTTCCTTAGATGCTCTCCTGAATGAACTGCGCCATGATCTGTGGTGCGCCAGAGTCGAACCCGACGACATCCAACATGCCTGGATCTCTTGGGTTAGCGATGCTGTATTCGGTAGCTGTGTAGGCAGCAGCAATCAGCTTTGCTCTGATACCGCTTTCCTTGCGATAGAACTCCAAAGCTTGCGATGCGTGAATCCCACCATTCCACGACTCGTTATCGGTGTGGATCTCGAAAACGTCGTATTCCTTGCCGTTCTCACGGGCGTACATGATTGGCAGTGCGCAATCTGTAGCACCCATAAACGGAGACATCGCTCGCATCGCGCGATCAACATCATCGAGACGCTGACGGGGGCTGAGTGCCATCGGTGTCAAGCCAGGGTAGATCTCTCTACCGGAGTTCCGACTGCGGTAATAACTGTCCCCTCCGCTGGTAAACGCAACCACGTCGTAGGGATCGCCCGTCTTCATGCTGGCGAGCGACATCGCACCGGCCGCCTCTGCGGCCACGAACCCTTCGATGCCGGCGACGTACCTCGGGTACGCGCCCCACATCGAACCGGAGATATCGAGCGCAATCAGACGACGTGCGCCAGTCGGCTCCAAATTGTCGAACGCGAGATAGAACGCCTCATCGAGGGCGTCGAGAATCTGAGGCACAGGTGTCCACGTCTGCCCGCGCCGGCCCACCCCCGCCGCATAGGTCTTTGAGGCCAGCAGCACGTTGGCAGGGTGGATTCGCGCAGCGCTGATTACCTCCGCGTCAGTGAGCGTTCTGCGGATGATGTCCGTCTCTCTGCTTGTGCCAGTGATCACACCATCGCGTGTCATGTTGGCGAGATTGCGAATCATCGCCGTCATGGGCATTTGTGCATTCAGAAGTGCAGACCAGACCTCGGGCTGATTTCTGTGCTCAGTCAGAATCGCCTCGCGTGGCAGACGGAATCTTTCGATCAGTCTGGCAGTAGCTCTCGGCGTTCTCGCTCTGAGAGCCTTGCCGGCAGCCTGCACGATCTCCGGGAGATCTCTTTTCTTTCCCTTGTATCTGTTGGTCGCCCACTGGAAGAGCATCTTCATCTCTTCCATATCTTCGTGAACAACTCTCTCGCGATCCTCTGGATTTGGATGTGCGAGACGCAACAGATCCTCGTGCGACCATCCGTCGCGCTGTGGATACTTCACGAGCTGGTAGGCGAGCTTCGGAATTGGCTTCTTCAGATACCAATTCGCCACGGCGTTTCTCATACCACGGCCCCAGCCGGCGAACTGCTCGCGGAACGTAACGAATTGGAACAAATGTGTGCCGATACGGCAGACATTGTTCACGTTCTCGAATGCGTACTGGCGTGTTGCGTCATCACCAAGCGCAGAGGCCATGGCGAGAGCGAACACGGCTTGATCATTCTTCGGTGCGCGAGCGTCCATCGAGATTTCAACGATGGTGTCCACGGTTCTGATTCCGTCAAGTTTGCAACACTCGATTACGCACTCGGCGTTTTCACGAGTCAGCTTGCGCTCACCCGTGTAGTAGGTCCCGCCCTCGGAACCGAGAATGAGGAATCGCCGCAGACGAGCAAAGGGATCGATCTCATAGACGAAACCACCAGCGTTGTTCTCGACCTGATCTTGACCAGGGATCGGTTCGCTCTGTGGTGTTTCTTTTGCTCCGTAATTTCTCAGATACGACATTTCGATCCCTTCGCATATGTGATTTCTTCAGCGCCCCTAAGAGGCTACGAACCTCTATCTGTTATCGGAAAGCTCAGCCGGTGTGCATCGCCTGCGCGTGGCCGCGTTAGAAGCACGACCAGCGAGAGGGACCGGCAGCCTATGACACTTTCCAACAGGACTCGTACGAGAGTCGGGGCAAGAAAGGCTACGAGCAAATTGTTTGGATTCGATATAGGCGCTCTAACCAGGCTGAGCTACACGCCTTTTGAGCGTGACGGGATTCGAACCCGCGACCTCCCTCTTATGCGGAGATAATCGATTCCATCCGGCTCGTAGCCTTCAAGAGATCTCGCGAACAAATAGTTGGTGATGGGTATTGTCTGTTCGATAGAGATAACCCAAAACCTCCGGCTCGCGAGAGCAGTTATTCAGTTGTAAGGGGCTGGTCGAACAAATTAGTTGAAAAGCGAGATTTTTTACCACTGCTCTACCAATTGAGCTACCGACGCTCTTCGAGCCTCGGGCAGGAATCGAACCTGCAACCTTTGGTCCCTGAGATAACGCTTATCGTCCGGCTCGACCAGTTGTAACTATTTTCTCCTTGACCCTCGCCAATCAGCTCTTCGTGTCTTTCTATTATGAGCCCATTTTCTTGCTGCTCTTCTAGCAGTGGCCCACATAAATCTACGCTGCTTTTCACTTCTGAATTTACCGCCGCCATGTTTTCTCTGGCGAGAGCGAGAAGCCATTTTCATCTATCTCCCGAAAATCTCTTCCGCCCGACATCCGAAGCATACCATGAGATCCGAATCAGATGCAAGGAATCCCTGCAAAAGAAAAGAACTGCCGAGAGATCGCGATACGCGGTGTCTCTCGACAGTCCTTTTCCCCCAACACAGCGACCAGGCGGGACGTGGTCACTGTCATGGTGAGCCTGCAAGCGAATGCCGGAAGAGGATCAGCAAAACCGGCGGGCTTGCAGGCTCTCCACGATTATATCAGTCTCTTTCGTGTTCCCGCATGATCTCGTGCGCTTGAATGTCAGCCTCTTCGAGATCATGCACGAGTCTGATTGCTTCTTCGAGAGTTTCACAGGAATGCACTTCAACATCCCATTTACTTGGCTTTCGACCAGGATATGAAATTTCTCGACCGCTGTCATCCAGAATCAAAATCTCGCCAACGTGGAAGACTGGTGCTCGCATCACCAATGCAAGCTGAAGAGGAATAGGAGAGAATTTTCCATCATCTCCATATTGCTTTTCAGGATTATCTGAATACAGCTCGAAAGCAGCAGCCAGATTACCACCTGTCTCTGGTTCGCACACTCTGGTGACAACAGCGAATTCAGCCATGATGTCTGTCAAGCGTGGCGTAGTACCAGAGCTGAAGGAACGGCAGTACGAACGGATCGTTGCCAAGCCTCATCATCTGCCAGGCCCACAGAGCGCGCCCGCTGCGGCCGTTGCCGTCCATGAACGGGTGGATGCGCTCGTACTCCGCGTGTGCGTCGTACGGGTTGTCCAGCACACCGTTCACAGCGTCTTGTATCCCGTCGAGCCAGTCGGTCAGGTACTTCACGACCAACGGCCCGCCTTGTGGCGGAACATGATTCCCCACAACCACAGAGTGATGATCCTGCGTCCGCAGTGGTGCGTTGGCTACCGTAGAAACGAATTCTTGTATATCTTCGATTCTCAGGTAGTCCTTCATCCACAGATCTTCGTGCGCTCTGATCTCGCTCGCATTCGGACGACGAAAGATTCCCTCGATCCCGTTCGACTCTGTGATGAATGCTATTACCTTTTCTCTATTCATCACAGATGATCATTCTCTCGATCAATTCTCTTCATGCGCTCGTAGATGACCAACCAGACTATCGCGCAAAAAAGCACGAACAGTCCGAGCATCACCAGAATGCCTGCAATTGTAAGGGCTACTTCCATTAGTCCACTTCTGCGTCGGGGTACGGAACTTCCGCTTCTTCGAACCGAAGTGTACCAGTTTCTTCCTGATAACGTTCGCGCTGTTGCTGATTCGCGTAGATCTTCTCAGCTCTTACACGTTGATCGCCATGATAGCGAATCGCATCAGCAATTCGATTTACCCAGCGATCAACGTCGAAAGAATTGATCACTGTCTTGGTGGTGCTGCACTGAAGAGCTGAGTGCGAAGATCTTCGACTTCGTTGCCGAGTGCTTCGTTACTTGCGTTGAGGCGATTGATCTCGATTCTGTAATCTTTTGTAGCCTCTTCGATTCTGTCGGCTACATATCTTCTGAAAGTGGGCTTCTGTTCCAGTTTGTTGAAAAGGAACTGAGTGAGCATGTCTGACATTATTCGCTCAGTCTCTTCAGAGCACGCCCGCGCGCGATGTTACGCCCGATGCGCTTGGAGAACTGATCGTTCGGGTGGCACACAGCCAGGCCCGTAGCGATGATGTTCTCTTCGGCGTCGTAGACCGTTGCGGCGGTCGCCCGGTGCTGCTCGCCCAGCGTATGGCCCTGCGGGGTGGAAAGCGTGTAGGCGTGGTCATAGATGACCTTGGCGCCTTCGGGAAGCTGGAATCGGCCCTTCGGCTTGCTTCTCGGCTTGTCTGTCTGCGTCATGCGTTCTCCTATCTGCACGTTGGGTCTTCGATTACTGCCACCGCCACGCCGACATCATCCCCGCCGACTGAGTAGACGCGATGCCCTCTGCTGTCGCACTTGTGTGCAACGCTGGCGAAGCCATCAGGAAAGTTGATCACGTTCGCTGGGGCAGTATCACGCTGCTCGATCTTCGCATCGTTACCGCACCCCGCGAAGAAAATCAGAACAACAACTGCCGCGATGATTGCAACACACAGCAGAAAGAAACGTTGATTGGTTCTACTCATAGTTATCCCTTGAATATAAGCCACAGAAAAACAAGTGCGAGAAGTGTTCCGCACAGGATGATCGTTACTTGTACTGCGGGGTGAAGTTCCGTGAAACTGGTTTCTTCGGTCGCTGCCAAAATAAAGTTCATCGATTCAGTGTCCGATCATTGAGCGCAACCAGCTTATATCGAGCTTGAGATCGCAACTCTTCGATTCTGTATTCGAAATCAGGATTAGCGAATGCAACTGATCCGATCAGAAGACGCTCTTCACCCGGCTTGACTACGTAGACAACGACTTGTTCGCCGTCAGATCTCTCGCTCAGCTCCCACTCGGCATCGGCCTGCTGACGCTTAGCAAGCTGAGTTTTGGCCCATGTGACCGCCAGGTATCCCAGGCAGACCACGAGGATGATCAGAAGCAGTACCGCGAGCGCTTTCATCTGACTGGATAGTCGTAATCAAGAGATTGCGGACTGGCTCTGGCGTCGTCACTGACCACCACGACCTCTTCCCGCAGCAGTTTCAAGCCCTCTGTCAGATCGTTGATGTCGAGCTTCAGCAATTCGCCATCGTCTTTTGTGCTGAAGATGATGGTTCCGTTCTCTCTGGCGCGTGCGATGATCAGCTCGCATCTGATGCCGTACTCATTCACAACAGCAGGCAGCCGCACATCTACTTCGATGTTGCGAACGACTCTCGGCGTTGGCGTCTCCACTGGCGTTTCCGCTCTCGCGGATCTCTTCTTTCTGTCTTCGCGCCGTCTGCGAGCGCGCTCAGCCTGCTTGCGTCTTTCGCTCGGCAGATCTCTCTTGTAGTAGTAGCTCTTGCCGTCTTCGAAGTATCGCGGCATATGCTGATCCTTTCTGAAATTCTACAAAAACTGATTCGAACTCTACCTATTATTATAGCACACTACTCGTCGCGTCTCCAAATGTCCCATTCTCTCATGAATCGTCTCCACCACCAGTGAAGACACCACAGCATCCATATACCGGCAATAATTTGCCCAACGCCAATAAGAACGATATAGGTCTTTTCGTCATCCAGTTTACTTCCGCCAGACAAAAAGTCGTAGATGCTGAAGATGATGCACCAAATAACGAAAAAGAGCGCCAACCAGAAATCTGGACGTGGCGGCTTCCAGCGTCTACGGCGGCTGCGTATACGAGGCAGTGCGATGCTCGTCATGTCGGAAGACGGTCGCCCATGTACTCGCGCACGCTCTCGGGCAACTGCAACACCATCACGCCATCAACTGAGATACCACAGCGTTCACAGTCAATGCGACAGAAGAGAGATCTTTTAGCATCGCTGAGTCTCCGGTCCCACTTGTGTTTACCGGTGACTTTGCACATGAATGGTTTATTGCGAAGATTATTGAGCATGATGGAAAAAGCGGACGGGATCTCTCCCGCCCGCTGAATTCCTATCTGAGGTTGGTGATTACGTCGCCGCCCCCGCCGAGCACCTGAAGGTTCTGACAGCCTGCGTCGCCACACAGTGCCTTCACGTAGTCGATTCTCGCCTGGTACGGATTTCTCTCGTACGATCTAGCTGTGAGAGCGATCTGCTTCGCCGTCTCACGTCTGACTGCTGTCACGCCCTCTGCGGCGACTCTAGCTCTCTGAGCGTCGAGCGCTGCATTGGCGACCTCTGTGCGCTTCGTCTGCGCCGCAGTGATCTGCGTATTGACCTCGGGCGCGAAGCCGATCTTCAGATTCTGGAAACGCACGCCTTCCAGATATTCGTCACCAAGATTCGCTCTGAGTCCGATGATGAGCTGTCTGGTGATCTCGGCCTGCACTTCGGCCAAGTTCTGAGTGTTGTTGATCGACTTGACTCTGCCTCTGACTGCTGAATCTGCCGACTGAATGTACTGGCAGAGGTTATTCAGATCAGTGCAGTTATTAGCGCCGATTGACTGACGGAGTGCATCAGTCAGAACCGGACGGAATCGAATGCGAAGGAAGTTCTTCCAGCCCTCGTCACTGCTCAATTCCTTGCCGTCCCACTTACGCCGGCCGTACGCTCTGACGAATCTCCGCAGCAGTACCGGATCGCTGGTCAGACGGAAAAGCGCCTGCCCCTCGGGGAACACCTGCACAGCGTCAGCCGTGGAGACAGAAATCTGATCCACGTCGTCATTGTCAGTCTCGTTCGGATTGCTCGAAAGAACCCAATCGCGTTCGGTGATCGAGTAGCAGTCCTGCTTGTTGAACGCACCGATTGGCTTGGCACCAGAGCCGGGCTGACGAACCTCTGTGATGTCCCGTCCGTCGAATGGGCCACCTTGGCGGATAACGCACGCCTCGCCGGAATCCGTGCCCTTGAACGAGAACAGCCAAGCGGCGCCCCCAACTATCAGAAACAAGACCACGATGATGCCGACGATGCCGGCGACAAATCCCGCCGTTGCCTTCATATTACTCCTCTCCACTACTTTCATTGCTAACCGCCGTTGCGGTCAGCACGTTGTCAGAACCAACGATGCGAGGAAAAGGTTCCTTCACGCGCCACGTCAGTTGCATCAGTCTGTCACCGTTATAGAAGGCGTTGAATGCCTTCACGATGAATGCGGTTGCCATGATCGGCGGCACTCGCTTCAGGTCAGATGCTCTCTCGCGAAGCATCCGGTTGCGGAGCGTGAAAATCGGACTATCTTCGGCAAGACCGGCACCACTGCCAATCTGTTCGAAGAAATCCGTAGCAATATCTTCATCCACAACTGAGAAGAGAAAATGAAGAGCTGCGATATCGGTCTTCTGAAGGATCTCAGCGCCGGCCCCTCTACGTGATGAGAACGTAACGGATCGCCGCAGATCACCGTGCCGATTCAGAAATTCGAGTGCTTGATTGTTGCTCGTTTGGTGACGCGGGCCGTAGGGGACGCCGGTCCGTTCGTACGCGACGCACTTTCGCAGTGCTGAAGCAAGCACGTATACGTTCGTCTCTCTGCGAAGTCGCAGAGTGTCTGCGAGCGTACGCGCCGCTCCGGTGTCCATCGTCTCTTGTGTCGCATCGGCGACCCCTCTCACGACGAGTGACACCATTGGCGTGTTGCCCTCGATGATTGCCAGAAGTCGATTCTGACCGTCGAGCAGACGACCTGTGTTAGCGAAAATGATCGTCTCGCCATTGATATTCCATCTTCCCGCCTGCATGTCTTCTGCGTACTGCGTGATCTTGCGATCCCGTGATCGACGGTTATGCGTGTTCTGACCGATCCACTTCTCGGCAATCTCCGGAGTGATCTGAATCAGATCTACTTGGAGGTTTACACCGAATCTTCTGATACGAGCCATTCTGATCCTTTCCCGTGATCTGGTGTGCTGGCCGAACACTACCAGAAACGGCTTACATGCGGTGACTTTCACAGATACGGGCTACAAGCAATAAGCGCCTGTAGCCCCGTATTTCTGCGACTAGTTGGTGTTAGCTCGGGTTCACTGCGCCGAGCTTCAGCGCGTCGATCTTGGCAGCTCCGATTTCACCAGGATCAGAACCCTGACTGATGAGTGCGAAGCACCGCACTTCGAGAACCGTCTCACTTGCGAACGTCTGCTGAGCACCGAGATTGATTCCGACTCGATATCCGGGTGTTCCGCTCTCGCTGTTGTTGTAGAACGATGCGTAGAACGTGTCGATGTTCGCGCTGTCCGTCGCGTTGACGAGATTGCACCGAGTGCGCGAGATCAGACCGCCGTCGCCATCGACAGCCGGCGCGATGGCGCTGACGCTGCTGGTGATCATGTACGTTCCGGCCGGGACCGTGAGAGTCGTCTGAGTGGTCCCCTTGAGCGTGTAGTCGCCCGCGTCGGTATCTACGTCCGCAGCACGCCGACCACCGATGCCGTTGGTGTAGAGAGCGACTGACGCATCGGTTCCAGGCTCACCCTGTGGGCCTTGCGGACCCTGAGCGCCGTCCTCGCCGTCTCTCCCATTCGCACCCGGCGCACCATTGGTGCCGTCTCTTCCCGCCGGCCCTTGCGCGCCGTCGAGTCCCTTCGCACCGTTGATCCCGTTGGCGCCGTCCTTGCCATTGGCGCCCGGAGTGCCGGCAGGCCCCTGCGGACCGACAGGTCCCGGCTTTCCTGTCTTGTTCAGCTTGCTCGTGACGCCAGGAGCGAGATCCTTCTGCTGAATCGATCTGTCCTTGATGTCCTTGCTCCCGATGAGAGAGCCTGCCGTAGCGAATGCGCCACCGCTGATGAAAACGCCCACGAGCACGAAACTCAGGGCAAAGAGGATCTTTCTCCTCATTTTGGCTGATCCTTTCTGTTGTTGGCGATACAGCCGGACTACAGGGTAACACAGAACCCCAAAGTCCACAAGCTACTTCTGACGCTTCTCTTCTGTGATCTTGTGAATGGTTGCTGTCAGGACCAAATGCGTTCTCATGAAGAGATCGAACACCTTCAGAATTCTTGCGTCAATTTTGCCTTCGATGCCCGGTTCGTTTACTGCTTCTTCCAGATCAATAGTGCCCATGAGGGCGGTCTGACAGGCAGCAATCATGGTTCGCATAAATCTTGCTTCGTGAGAATCATCCATCCATTCGGACAGATATTCCGCGAATGCGCTGGTGATCACACGCGGCTTTTCTGCTTCAGGCAGATTGAGGAAAGCGCCAAGCGACATATCCCCAATATTGAGATCGCCCTCGTCAAGTTCGATATCATCGAAAACCGACTGACTTGGCTTGGTGATCTCGATACCGACCATCTGAATATTATCGCCTTCAATTCCGAGTTTTCTCAGAATCTCTTCCACTTGATCGTCAGTGAGTCTCATTATCGTGTTGTCCGGGTAGGGGATTCGAGCCGGCTTGCCAGCAATGCTGTGCGGTCGGCATAACGGAACAGAGCTGCGCTGTTCTCGGGAATTCTTTCGATTCGACGGCGCTCGTTGTCATTGATCGGAATCTGTGCGCCAGGTCCGATTTGCACGACCTCTTGGCCCGTGTATCGGGTTCCGACAATTCGACCGCCGAAATCGGCGAATACTGTTTCGCCCCACTCAGGAATTTGAATGCTCTGCTCAGCCGGACGAAAGCCAGTGCAGAGAATCGCCCAATCGTAGGGAACCTCTCGCACCCGCACACCTTCGTAAGAAGGTTCTATATCTGTCTTGTCGCGCACCGGAAAGATTCGAGAGGTTTTCACTTCACTAGAGTTCTTCGGGAAATAACGGCTCAAGCCCTTGTAGCGTGAGCGAACACATCTTTCCCATTCAGAGCGATACGCTGATTCTTGGAGAAAGCCCAGGCCAAACCAGGCGATCTTTCTCGGGTAGTCGAGCGCTGCGACGGACATGCCAGTAGACGGCCCTTGGCCCGTCAGCGCCTCCACCACTGTCTTTCCGGAGTCACCACCCCCGATCACGGCCACACGATCCATTCCGCGCAGGGGGAACGGCTGGTCCATTCTTGCCATGAATTCGGTGAAGGTGATGATGCGAGGATCGGCAACTGGCGGCGGCAGTGGCTCGCCGAGTCCCTTCGCCACGATGATCCGATCAGTGAATATGAATCTGTTGTCCTGCTCTGTGACAATCAGATATCTGCGAAGACCAGGATCAGCGAATCTGTTATTCGTGTTCTGTATCCGTGTAACTCTCGCATTAGTCATCACATCGGCGTTCATCGCCAACGCAACGCGAATCGCCAGTGCAAGATCCGTATTGCGCTGATATTCGTCACCGCTCAGATCTGAAGGCTGGATCGGACCACCAGGAATGACGTTGAGTGCAGTCCCTCCCGAACCTGATCCGGGAAGTCCGATGGTGCCGGGGCGATTGCGAGAATTCAGATAGAAAGCAGCTTGCTTGCTCATCGCGAAGGCACCACCGACGCGAGGCCCGCTTTCGAGCACGAGCGGTCTAGGAAAGCCGCGCTGGCGCCGCACAGAGCAGTAGATAGCGGCGTGGAGGCCACCACCGATCACCACTTCCTCGGCATCGTAGATGCGCTCGCTCTGATCCCAAATCGTGTCGAGCTGATTCTCGAATTCAGTACGACTTGAAGAGTCCATCGCAATAGCAGCGATTCGCGCAGCTATCGGAGTAGAGAATTCCGCCTCGCGTTCCAACATCAAATCCATGATGCTGGAATCCATGTTTCTGCTGATCTCTACCAGAGCACGCTCGAATTGCGGAATCTTCTCAAACGGAGATGAATAGAAGAGCGAGCTATCGAAATCACTGTCATTAATGCGTACAGTGATAGATCCAGTTTTCACAATACCGCCGGACGCATAAGCGGTAGCAGGAATCTCTTCTGTTTTTGTCAGGTCTGCCAGCTCTTCTCTGGTAACTGACCTGATATCGCTCCACCCTGCCACGCTGATCCTTTCTGACAGTTTTCAGGCTATCGGTCTACATCATCTCATATGCGCTGCTTTAGAGCAAGTCGTTCTCTTCAAGCTTTTTCCGCAAAAGGCGCAAATTCTCAGTCAGACCTTCGACTTGCTCGTGAAGCTGCTGCTTTCCATTTTCGCGCTGAGTATGTCTTACGCGAATCAAAACAAATATGAACGGACTAGAGAACAGCAAGGCCACGAGGATTACTGGCAGGAGCCACGCCGGATTGATAATGAGACTCGTGATTGTTTCGCCGTAGTTTCTTGACCATCCGCGCGTGTCTTCCCATGTCTGTTCACGCGAGCACTCAATATAAGTTTGTCCAGAATCGATTTGTTGAGTGAAACTCACGGGGTCGTTCTGACCAATAACTCTGTCTGAACAAACTTGGATATCTCTCGTAGTGGCATCTCTATCGAGCAGATAGGCAGATGCAGTGAGTTGTGTTACATCTGACGGCAGTCTGCCGCTGTGATTCCAGTCTTGGCGTCCGCTGACATCAAGCGCTATTGAGGCGATAATGAACGATGTAACGGCCAGACACAGCCAACCGAACATCCAACTGCCCCAATACTCATACCAGTGTGGAAGTTTCTTCATCTCTCGCCTATCCACCACGCGCGCATTTTCGATGATTGCTCATCGATTTGGACGAGTTCTGTTTCAACCAGACCTTGTGATTCGAGTTCGAGCACCATTGGCAGGACAGGCGCATCGCGACGATCTATCACGATTGTTCTGCCTGCTTTCAGGCCCTCGATCAGTTCACCCATGGTCATTCGAATCTCACCAGCTCATCCGCGATATGGAGAGTAAGAGTATCTTCGAGATCCCATTCGCAAATGAGACTCCACAAATTATCCCACTCTTTGACTTTTTCAATTACATCTGCAACAGTGGGATTTTCAGGGATATCCTCTTCATCAGGCCAAATCTCATCAAGAGTGAGATCAGAAGTACCTGTTATCTCAAAATGAAATGTCTTTGGTGAATTGGAAGCAGCTTCATCGTTTCTGACTGACACGGTTGTTACAGATGATTCATGCATCATGATGTGTCTAAGTACGCGCGATGGATCTCCCAGCGCCGCTACACGCGCTTTGTGAGCGGTTGTACGTCTGGCATGGCACTCACCGAGAATCGGAAATCCTTCTCTGTCTTTACAGAATTCGCCTGCATCTGCACAACATTCTGGACACGCGGTAATCGTTATTGCCGCTTCGAAACTATCGATCTTCACAGTCCCGCACCCCCAAGTGCCAGATCGAACGCATTTGCCTTGAATGAGCCGGGATCATCTATGGCGCGCTGAAAGCGACCGCCATCCTTGCGTTCCTCGCGCATCCAATCGGCATGCTCCACAGCAGCGTTGTAGAGGCTCCACCACGAGCGCGGGGAGTTGCCAGTGGTGTCGCCATCGGGGCCGTGGCCCTCGAAAATGAGCTGGACCTGTTCACGTGCCGCCTCGCGATTCCGTCTCTGACGCTCGCCTGTCTGATCGGTAATCGGAAACAGTCCGCTCAGGTAGGCGCGAACATCGGCTTGGGAGGGGATCGCCATAGCGAGCAGATCACCCAACGCCTTGAACTGTTCGTAGTAGTTGACGGTGACTCTGAGCACATTTGCAGCGTTTTCCATCTTCGCTTGCATGTTGCCCAGGTGTCGAAGCGTGTAGGTCCGGTCAGCGTTGTAGTCGTGCGCGAGCCTTACAGCCGCCGTGACGGTGTTCTGACAGACGATGCGGATCGGGGTCACCGCCGCAGTGATAGAGCGCTTGCCGTCGTGAGCATTCTCGATGAATGCGTACTGGCCGATGGCGTCGCCGCCGACCTCGATGTAGTCAGGGATCTTGAGCATTACCCATACACGTCTGCCGTTCATCAACGAACCGGCAGTTTCGAAATGCATCTCAGACTGGAAGATTCCAGACAGGAAAGAGAATGCTTCGATGTTCTGCACTGGCGAATAACGTCTAGAGACGATGCCAAGTGATGCACCTGTATCACTTCGCACGTTTGCAAAATAGCCAGGAATTGCTGTGAATGTTGGTTCATCCAGACTATTCAGGCTGTGATAAGCAATTGGCTTCTGAACGACATCCCAGGCGAGCCCGGAAAGATGAATCGCTTCTTCAATGCTGTCGGGCGCCTTGTCGAGCACAGCCCCCAGGCCGTGCCACGGCACTTCCCGTACAGAGAACATGTGATCGTCTTGATTGATTCCCGCCGGCATTTCTGATCCTTTATCTTGCGGTTCTGTGTTTGATGTGCGCTTTCATGACAGCCGCTTTGTCGTCAGACCACATGCCTCTCAGATCATCGAACTGTGGCAATCCGTTCTTTGCTCGTTCGATCTCCAAACGACGGCGATCATCAGACCACATTTTGCGAAGCTGTCGTTGTCTTTCTTGATCTGCTTTATTTTTGTTGTTTGGCTCATATGGACCAAACTCATCGATAAGTCGATGAATCAGATCGATAATCGGATGCGATTTATCTCTCTGAGGCTTTGTTTCTTCTATTGCTGAAAGCGCAGTCGCTACATCCACACCAGCTTCGATTTCCTGAATCACGTTAGTAGCGACTCGCCATCTGCGGTTTGCATCCTCGATCTTTTCTTTCGCTGCAACCAGACCTAACCATGAACCGGCACCAATTCCAGCGATAAAGATTACAAGTGCGATCAAGAGTTCCATTGCTGATCCTTTACGTCAAACGCACAGTGGCGAGGCCGAAGCCCCGCCACATTGCGCATTTCGTTGTTACTGGTGTTACTTCTCGGCCGGAACGAACACGCCCGTTTCGCCGATGCGAGGCATGTCGATGTTGGTCTTTCTGAGACGCGAGTCCACCGCTTCGTCCACCACGCGCGTGAGGCTGACCGTCAGCGGCTCTCTCGTCGCGTCCTCCTGCGCTTCCTCCATCAGTCTGAGCTGATCGCGCAGACCGTTGGCAGCGTGGACGAAATCGTCCGTCGTGAGCTTCTTCGGACGCCCTCTCTCGCGCCCGATTGCGTAGCGCTGCGCGCGGTCGATGGCTTCCTTGACGAACGCCGGCATGTAGCCGTCCATCGCTCTGCCGATGGCGTCGTAATCGAGGTTGTCGAACAGGTCGTTTCTGACCGTTGCCTCGATCATGCGTTGCACGCCGTGCGTGTCGAGCGCGCCGATGTGGATAACGGCGTCGAGACGGCCGGGACGCACCATGCCCTTGTGAATGCGCTCGGCGTGGTTGGTGGTCAGAATCGCCACCAGTTCGGTTCCCTTGGCGGTAATGCCGTCGAACATGTCGAGCAGCTCGGAAACCGCGTCAGTGCCTCTCTCAGGTGTGGAAACGGCGTCCACGTCCTCGAAAAACACCACCGATGGCTGATAGAGCCGGGCGGTCGCCATGACCTCGCTCAGATCGTCCTTGTTCGGACGGCAGAAGATGAACGTCCACCCGTTCTTGACGGCCTTCTGAGCGGTCAACAGGGCGGCCAGCGACTTGCCGGTACCGTACGGACCTTCGAGCAGAACCGAGCGCTTGAGGGGCAGGCCAAGCTCTCGATTGAGTCTGGTCTGTTCCAGCAGCGTGAAGACGTTCGCGCCGAGCTGCGTGATCACTTCGTCGGAATAGATCACTCTGCTGGCGTGGACTGCGTTCTGATCCAGGAACGTCGGATCGGTCGAGCCGTAGATCGCTCTGCCCTTGTAGATGGAACGCTCGCGCAGCTCCTCGCCGATTGCCTGAAACAGGCCCTCGACGTGAGTAGCGAACTTCTTCGGAGCAGTGATCGACAGCTTGAAGAGCTGGCCCAGCTCAGAATCGATGGTGTAGCCGAATTCCATCGTGCCTTGCAGCACGGGCATGGAGATCTCGCCCCACGGCACCTGCACCGTGTCAGTCAGGGAGATCGGAATCGAGATCATCTGCGGCGGCTGGTAGCCACCGAAGAAAGACCATGTGCCCTTGCCGATGCCCGTCGTACCGAAGATGCGTCTGGTGGCAGCCAGAACGGCGTGCGCGCCATCCCACGGGCGGAACTTGAACACGCGGGAGAATTCCGTCTCCTTCTCCTGCGCCTCCATGTGCTGTCTGAGGAACTTGATCACTGCCGGGATCGACATTCCCTCGGGCAGAACGATCTGCTTGCCCGTGTGAATGATGTCCTCGTTGGTGACGCGCTTCCCGCCGATCTCCGCGAGAATTGCGAGCTGCTGCTTTTCGAGCTGTTCCTCTGACGTAAGTCTGCGACGGCCGTTGCCGTTCGTCTCCTCCACGTCCACTTCCATCAGGTCTGTTGCCATTACTTGGCTGTCCCGCCTTTGTGTTGGTTTACACAACTACCGATGCCCTCACCGGTAATGAGAGTTACGGGAATCGAACCCGTCTACACCATCGCTTCCGCAAGCTGCACTCTCAGCAAATCTGTTGCAGCAGACATTCTCGTCAGTTCTTCGGGATCACCTTCGAAATTCGCCTCTTCAGTGCGGAGAATCCCAATGTATTCGATGCTCTGATCGATTACCTCTTGTCTCTCGCCTGAAATGGTGATCGCATCTCTGATCGTTACCGAATCGACTGTGAATCCCCCACCTTCAATCAGAGTTCTGACATACCAACCAAGAAAGGTTCCGCCTCGATTGATATTGAAATGCAGATTGTATTCAGCGCCAAGATCCACCATTTATTCTAAACTCGAAAGTTCCTCCGGTAGATTGAATAAATGCATCGACTTGCGACAGCAACTCGACCACGATTTCGGTCTGATCTTCGTAACCGCTAATCGCCATTCCGCCGCGCTCTTCTGAGCGAAGAATGATGATCGAAGACAGGTCTTCCTGTTCTCTGATCACGTCCTGCATCTTTTTAGCCCACTGTGTGAGCCGGTCATGCGGACTGTCGGAACTTCTAATGTCTGTTGTGAGTGCCACTAGCACGCTCGCTGGTACTTCTCTTCGACAGAGCCGGTGTCCTTCACGCGCTTCCAGCCGAGAGTTTCCATGTTGATATCGACATCACGGCTCGTACCTCTCTTGCGTGATCTCGCCATTCTCTTGGCCTCGACCATGGCCACATGGATCTCTCGCCGCAGAGCGCGGAGTCTCTTCGCCTCGCGCAGTCTATTGACGTGTCTGCGGTGTGTGATCTCGCGTGTTTTCAGGTTCATTCTCGCCTTTTTTCTAACTGTTACGAACCCTACAGACTGGCTCGAAAGCTGTCAAGCCTCATCGTCCATGGGATATCTGTACTGTTCGAGCATTTGCGCCAGGGTGATACATGTTTCGTTTGGACCAGCGCGATTGAAGCTTATTACTTCTTCTGCTGACGAATTTGTATTTGTATAGCTAGTACCGGTTTCGTCTGCGCGGGCGATCCGGGCCTCGCCGGTTGCCAGGTCACGGGAAACCCCTTCTTCCGTGATGGTGTATTCGCTCGCAGCCTTCACCGCTTGCTCCCGCGTCATCACATACGACACGGGAGCATCTACGACCTCTGACCACTCGATATATGCGTCATCACCAAGTTTCAGGAATGCACGACTCATTAGATATAATACACCATGAGAGCTACAAACGCGAGAAACATGATGATTTCGCCAATGCTGGCAGTGCGTGTTCTTCTCATGATTTGTTCTTTCGTGGTGGTGTGATTTCTCGGATTCGATTCATGACGATTGCCAGACGAATGAGAACGTCTTGCTGAGCAAAACGGTCCCAATAGCCTCGACAAATCGCGTTGTTGCCATCAAGTGTTGAATGGCAGACAATGGTACCGCCTTCCTTGCTTCGAGCACTATCTACCATCTCGCGTACTCGACCCGACTTGAGCTGCATGCGGTTGCCGCTATGGAAAATGCATGTGTCGCACATTCTGGCGCACACATGCACATGATCATCTCGAAATACGTTGTGTTGATCCATAGCGCTTCATCACCCATTTCACGTGTGCGATGAACCTGCGGTAGCGCCGCTCCGCAGCGACAGGCGGATACCTCTTGACCTCGTGCCGGCGGGCTTGTTCTGTCCGCATATTCATGCCTTGCAACCCGTCACGCATGGCTTCATCTCCCCTCTAGCTGCCTGGTCGTGGACGTACAGTCTTAGGACGCGGCCGAACAGGTTCGTTTTTCACCGGGCGGTACACAATGCCTTCCTCGGTCAGTTCACAAAGAAATCTTGTGTCAGGCGGAAATGTTTCCGCTATTTCAGATGGAACTGTGAGGCTGAAATTCCAGAAGGATCTACCTTCTCTACTAGATCCATTCTGGAATCTCCGCATCTTGTACGTCCGCATGATGAGTTACTGATTTGCCTCGGCGTACAAGAGAGCCAGGTAGTCAACCCCGTTGGGGTATTTCTTCTTGACGTTCTTGTAGATAGCGGCAGCGGCGGCGTAGTTTCTCGGATCGCCGTTATCTGTCAGCTTGCCTCTGAGTGCCAGGCGAGCGAGCGTGTAATCCCATGCCTCTTTGTCTTCAGCGAATGCTGGTGGTGACTTAGGCATTGCGTGCCTCAAGGATGTTCTTGACCGAAGTCATACGTCTGTGATTATCTTCAGTCTGAAAATGTGCAGGAAGGGCGGCAAATGCCTTTGCGATATTCATATCGTTATCGCGCAATGCTCTAGCCATATGGTCTTGATTTGATCCGGGTCGGAAAGAATCCATTAGCCCACCATGCAATCGTGTTGAATGAACTGTGTTCCGTTCCCGCCACAGTTGCATTCGGGATCGTCGCAACCCTTTGCTATGACAACGCAGGGATACATGCCGTTCATGAGGCGATTCAGAATGCTGTCTTGAGTTTCTGCTTGCCCTTCTTTTTGTTCGTCTCGTCTGACAAACACGGCTGATCCTCCTAGATGAACGTGGTGAACAGGAGAGCAGAAATTGCGAATCCCACAGCAAATCCGAGCGCTGTGTAACCGATCCGGTCATCCCCGATCAGGTGCTCACCAAGCGCTTCGATGAACACCATTGCGTTACTGATTTTCGCCTTCATGACAGGCCCGCCGCTGCGAGACGCTGTGCGGCGCGAATGTCGCGGCCCTGCGCGCCCATCGGGTTGAGTTGGATCGCCTGCGCGAACGACTCGACAGTGACCGTTGTGGTGGTGTTGACCAGCACACCGTTATCGACGCGGAATGCGGTCCACTCGCGGTCATCGAAGGTGATCGGCAGGCCGCCGTTGCTCTTACGTGCCCGCTCGACACACGTGCGCTCGGCCAGGCGTCCGGCCTCTTCGGCACTCGACGCACGCACTACCTGCATGTCGTTCACCTTCAGAACGTCTGCTGCGATGGCGCGCGTAGCGTTGCGCCGGCCGCTCGTCTCGCGCAGCAGCTCGCTCGGAACGACAAACCACAGCGGGTCCAGTGGCGGCGGTGGTGCTACAGGAGCAACCGGCTGTTGTGCTCGCCAGCGCTGCTCCTCTTCCAGACGCTTTCGCTCGCGTCGCTTGCGTCCCCACATATTGCTGATCCTTTCGTATTTGTTATTCGTAGTTGAAAACTCGCCCTGCTGCTCCTACTTGTTCTTCTTTGCGATCTCCTTCCAAGCGATAGACTTCCATCAATCTATCCGTGCCCTTGTCAACTTCCTCGCGGACTTTCTGAGCACTTCCTCTTACATAGACCGGGTAGCAACACTGGTCGCGCGGATCGCCACGAAAGTCCCAATCGTCACATCGCACGATCATGTGTGTTGCGCCTTGCTTCACCCCTTCATCAAACCAGCGGTCGAGATCTTCGCGTGACGCTGGCATGATTAGGACCCCGGCGATCTCATCACGCCGATGGTGACGAAATAGGTAACACCGTCATCCGATGTGACCTGAATCGTTTGAGCGACATCCTCACCATCGAATCTGCTTTCCTGCTTCGGACCGATGTAGAAGTCTTCTGCTCTCTCACCGAAGTTTCTTTCGATGAATCTGCCGGTTCGGCGCACGACCTCATCGAAGCGCCGTTCCTGTACCTGATTCATTTCGTTTGACATGTATCTCGTCTCCGATTTGTTGTTCTCGCCCTCCTGCTCTTGAATCTGATCCCGCATCATCTTTGCAGTGCAGTGCGGACAGATCACGTCGTCGGGACCGGGATTATCGGTCGGCTCGCATTCCCCCTCGCATCCCATCGGGCGTGGGGGAAGGTCGCTGTCGTCGTCACCCTCGCTTTCTGATTCGGGCGCCTCGGGAAGATCCTCTTCCCCGCGCTGTTCGTTCTGCTGGTCGAATTCCTCCATCGACTCAGGCTCTTCAGGCTCAGTCTCGGGAGGCAGGCCGTGCAGATCGTCTCTGTCCGGCTCAGGCTGACTATCTCTCGCAGCTTGTTCGGCGTCTGCATCTCTTTGGGACTGTTGACGAATGAACTCCGTTTCGTCAAACGTTTCGTTCTGAATACAGAACGGGGTGTGACAATTGCCATCAGCTCCAAGAGGCTTGTCACACCCCGTACAGACCTTGGGCGTCACACTGATCCTTTCGTATCTATTTGAAATACCCCTAGCGGGAGTTGAACCCGTCTCTACCAGCTTGAAAGGCTAGCGTGCTAACCGTTACACCATAGGGGCGTGTAAGCTTCCAGAACAACAGAAGCTTAGCAGGTTAGAGGGTTGTAGAGCGCAGTGGTCTTACACTGATGATTCTAACGTAATCACCATAAAACGCTCGAATACCCATGTACGCTGAGTCGTAGCAAACAGCATGAACAAGAATCTTCTCTTTGGGCATCGAGAGTGTTGAAATGATGGCGCTGTACGGACGGCCGACCATTGCCGGATGAATATCCAGATGCGGCCACGGAGTGTCGCAATAGTGCTTCAGCACCATGCCATTTCTTCCGCTAATGCCCGTCACAGTGCCACCGTTGCCAACGAAACGATCCGGCTTGATGAGATCTGCCGCTGTCACGCGCGCGCCTTGGTGCGTCTTCTCGCGGCTCTTCTGGCAGCTCTCGGCGTTCTTCTCGCCGGTCTGCGACGGGACTGCTGTCTCACGCTCGTTTCGAGCGCAGCCATCAGGTCGGGGAGCGACTGACGCTCTCTTGGCGTCTCATCGAATCTCTGACCCTTCATCACCTTCGCGACAGCTTCGGCGCGAATCGCCAAACCGTCGTCGGCGTACTGATCCCACTCGAAACCGTTTGGATTAGATGTCGCGTCGAGCAATGTGCTCATGACCTCGTACATCTTCGGATCGACTTCGGTTTCGTAGTGGCGTCTCTCCTGCTCGCCCGGCTCACGCCACGCGCTGCGGAAGGGAATCACCGACAGCATCAGAATCCCGTTCCACACACGCAGAACGGCGAGCTTCTGAGTGGTCGAGCGGCACCACTTGACCAGGGCACCGCGATTGTTCTCGGTCAGACCATGAACGAGCAGTTGGAACGACCGCATATCCGCCTTTGGTGCAGGGCGGATGTAATACGTTCCGATGGAGTATTCGAGCGGATACTCATGCTCGGGCTGCACGTCGAGAATTTCCAGCGAATCGCTTTTCGTTGCATCCTCGATTCGAGACACTTCGACCACGGAAAGCTTTCTCCACTTTCCGTTAGCCATCTCGACGCCCTTGGTCTTGCCCATGGGTGGGCGTTCCTTCGTCTTCGCGCAGCGCTCGTGCTTCTCGATAGGCAGGCCGTGGCAAACGCACACGTCGCGCATGGAGCGCTCGCGCTCATCCTCCCACGCCTTCCCGATTGTGATCGGCACGTTGAGAATGCCGAGCGTGATCGATCCCGACCACATGCTACGGGGGCTTGCCATTTACGCTGATCCTTTCTCTTTCATCGTATCTCTACAGTATAGCAATAGTCTCCTCTATCCGCAAACAGGTGGATCTTGTTCCATTCCGGTCTGTCTGAAAACGAATTGCCCATCTTCCTCGCGAACGTAGCCAGTCAGATTGTTCTGAAACACTCCGTCAGAACAGCCGGGCATTGAGATATTCGTGAGCGCTACACAGTTCGCCCTGTGATCGTTGATCGCCTCACAGTGTGCAGTTGTTCTCGTATTCAGCTCACTAGTCGAATCATCCGACTGAATGATCGCATCGACGTGACTTCTTACTGTCTCACTTGCTCTCGTCATTACTCCTGGATCACCAGTCGTGAAGACATGAGCAGGTGTTGTAGTAGAGCTGGTTGATGACTGATTGTTCTCGCTATCGCTGAGCAGGATGATGCCAAGTGCTGCGAAACACAGCAGCACTGTTCCTGCAAGAACTGCGATAACGAGTCCAGGTGAAAACTGTCGCATTGCTGATCCTTTTCTGTTTAGTTAGCGACTGCGCAAAGGCTGCACAATCAGTTTCGCGTCGAGTGCCTGTTGATTCAGGCGATCCTTCGGGAATCTGTCACCACCAAACATGTCAGCTCCGCGCTGATCGCAGGTGATTCTCAGAACTGACGTTTCGGGGTCGTACTTCAATCCCCATTTGCGTCCGGCAATAGTTGTGCCAAGTCCTTCCTCGGCACGCTTTCTGATTTTGTCACCTGCTACGCACTTTGCAGTGAACACAAGGTGACGGTAACCAGTTGGTGCAAACAGCACTGACCAGCCGGTGAAGTCAGAAACTTCATTCTCGCGCTTCACGCGCATAAGAACATTCGAGCGTACGTGATAATCACCACGATAGAGATCATCCAGTTGCACCCAAATATCAACTGTCAAGTCGTATCCGGATGCTTCGAGTGATCCCAACAGACCGGCAACCCACGCGCCATATTCCTGCAAGGTGCTGGCCTGCATACCTGAAGCAAATGCCATCTGCACCATGACACGAATGCCCGGCTTGCGCTCCTGCGGTGCCATGCCCAAATAGAAATCGTCATAGCCACCGACGAGACGCCCCACGTCAGCGTCTCCCTCTTCTTCATCCCAGGCTACGTGATCTTTCAGGGCCATTGGGACGTATGCTGCGGAGTGCTCGAATTCTCTTGCGTTATAACCGTCACGCAGCCAACCCAATGTCTGCGCTCCGGTTCCACCCTCCCATTCCTCTTCGTAGTAATACTCGTCGTTGTCGTAATACAAGTCGTATCGATTGCGACGGCGCTTGCGTCTGCGGCCGTTTGGGTTGTTGAACAGCTCTCTAAGGTGGCGATCCATGACCGGCTGACTAGGCCAGCTCTCGCCATGCTCCACGCAGCGAATGAATTGCTCGCGTACGTCTCTCCACTCTACGATGATGTTTCGTTCTGTACGTGCCGGCATGGTTAGTGACTGATTTCGATGGTATATCTGGATTGTGTGGGAATAGACAATGAACCTGTGAGTTCGAGTCCATCAAACAGCTCTTCGAGAAATTCGATTGCTGCTTCGATCGCTTCATCGGGATTGGTCAAAATGTTGAACACACTTTCGCCGTGTTCATCCCGAATGGTGATCATCATGCGTCTATCCCCTTATGCGTCGATGATGTTCCAGAAGAGCGACGTTTCGATACGCTCGTCCAGTTCGATTCTGACGCGGCCCGCGTTCCAACGGTCGAGCGTCGCAGCGTCGAGCTTTGTGCGGGCGTTATAGTCGCGCCCTGCGCCCAGGCCCAACGTGTTCATACCGGAAATCGCAATGAAATCCGGATGCATCTCAATTCTTCTGCCTGTGGCAGTGTTGAAGAACCACCCGTTCGCGATTGCGGCATTGACGATGAGCAGCAGATTTTCGTTACCAGCGTCCATCTCATCGAAGAGAAAGACACCGCCGCCGCCATAGATGCGCTCGAATTGAGAGACAGCGATGTCGCCGGCATTCTGCTTTTCCTGCGCAACGATCATCGCTTCATCGTTTCTGCCTTGCGCCAGCAGTGCCATCACGTATTCCGCCGTGCCGTCTGATCCGATCTTCGGACGGCCGTTGAAGGCGCTTGGTGATGTGCCATTGGTCATTGACACTGCGGCGAAGGGCAATGACATGATCTCGGCAATTTGCATTGCGAGCGTTGTCTTACCAGTGCCCTTCGGTCCGATCAACGCAAGCGGAATACGTTGTTCCACAATCGCCAGGCAGTAGGGCAACGCGGCATGCACTCCGTCACGGCGCTGATCCATTCTGAATGTGGTGACGTCATATTCGTACACATTCAGACGTTCGCGCACTTCCGGCGGATAGTGCATCGTCAGCGCGTGCTTGATGGCAGGCAAAGGAATTCCGGCCATGAGCATTCTGGCGCCGTACTCGACCGGACGCAATCCGATCTCGTCCAGCTTGTGACCATCGGCCGCGCGCTCTCTACAGAATTCGCGCAGTGTACGAATCCATTCGAGCAGCCTTGCGGCTTCTCTTCTGAGCAGGCTTTCTCTCGATTCCTCTTCCTGATCCTGTCCGCTGCCACCGATTCTGTTTGCCTGCAACACCTTCTTTACGCGCTTCAGCTCTCGCATGAGCGCGTTTCTCTGTGCCTCCATCGGCAGTGGCACATGTCTGCCATCCTGCTTCTTACTGAAGGACAGTGGTCCCCTACCGACACTTGGCAGCAGGGTTGCGTATGCAGCGTCCACGTCCATGCGGTTCATGCGGAGCGCTCTAGCGAGAATGTCTTGCTTTGAGCCGGGACGGAATCCACTACGTCTTTCGTCGCGTCTTGGCTCGCCCCCGTTACGATCCTTTTCCGGCGGATGAACACGTCTCAGCTCATCCATGATCGATCTCGCTTGCTCAAGCGTGAGATTTTCGATGATGCCGCCGTGCGCCTCGATCAGAGGAACTGCGGTTTCCGGAAACTTCTGCTTCAGAAACCGGATCGCGCGAGTCTGTCTATCAGTCGCCTTTGGCATAGTTCGTAGCTGATCCTTTTATATCGTCGTTGGGCGTTTGAGGGGTATTATACACAAATACGTCAGACGATGCGACTACAGAACTTGCCGTTCCTTCAACAGCCGTTCTGATGCATTCATCGTGTCGCACAGTTCGTAAGCCTTTGCGCGATACTCTGCAAGCTTCTCTTGAAAGTCAACAGAGTCATGCGCAAGCGCATGCTGATTTTCACTGAAAACAATGTGTGTACTGTTCGTGAACAACTCTTTGCGGCCGTTTTCGTCCAACTTGATAAGACGAAACCCAATGCCGTCTATCCGCTTCTCGTCTGGTCTGCCTTCCTGTCGAACCAGACCTACTTGATATTGTTCAACTTGCCACTGCCCAGCTCTGATCAGTCTGTTTCTGATCTGCTGGATGCGATTCTCTTTCAGCTCTGGATATACCACCGTAAGCCATGGCAACCCGAACACAACCGCTGCAAAGAGCAACGCAAGAAAGATGATTCCCAAAACCTCCATTGCTGATCCTTTCTCGTTTGTTCACCAGCGCACAAAAGCCAATGCGCCACCGCCTATTGGCAATGACGCATTCGCTTTCGTTCGACTAGAGAGCAGCTTGTACAGCTTCGCTCAGTTCGCGACAGATCGTTTGCTCTGGCGATGGTTCACCAGAGCCATCGCTGAATTCAGCACGAATATCGTCACGCGACCATTGGAGCGCTATGTTGAGAACTCTCAGATGATCTTTGGGAAGTTGCTCGATGATTCGTGTAATTTCAGGATTTGCCATACACATGGCCCTTTCTGCGCGGGTTTATGTTGATTGTTACTACTTGCCGCGCTGCGCGAGCCGGCGAGCCTTCGCACGGCTTCTGTCCGTCAGCACGTACTTGTGAGCGGGGCGGCCGACCGTGCCCGTGCGCTGCACGTCGAGCGTGGTCGTCTTGCCGGCGCGCTTCTGCGCGGGCTTGATGATGCCGTCGTCCAGCATGCCCTGAAGCTGCGCGACCGAGAGGCCGAGCTGAGAGCGCGTGGCGGCCCCGCTGGTCAGCCGGACCATGGCCGCAGTACGCGCCGCGATGGTGGACTGACGGGGACCGATCTTGACGCCCTTGCGGGAAGTGCGGGCGGTGCGAGTCTTCGTGATGGTGCTCATTTTGCTGATCCTTTGATTTGTTTATTTCAGATTGACTTAGTGTTGATTTCTGTACTGCTTTTTCTAGCTGATTCGTTTCTATCGGCCGTTCATTCGCATTCCTTGATTTCCGTTTGTGTTGCTTGCTTTCAGCAGCTTATCAGATGTTGTGGGCTTTGTGGGAAAAGATTTCAGATTGTCAGAGTTCCTACAAACACTCAGATACTCGCATCACCCTCCAAAAGCTCTTTTGCTTGAAGAGCGCTTCTGAGTGCGAAGATGTAAGCGTTGGTCACCGATCCTCGGGCGGCAGAATCCGGCTCGAAACAGATAAGTCTGTTCCAATCGAAGTTGTTGATCAGGAGGGCCATTCCTTCGCGCTTGCGTTGACGGCCCAGGTCGGTCAAGCACGCCATCATGAGCTGACCGTGATCATTCAGCGCAAACGCATTCACAATGCTCATGGTGTCATTGCCGAATGAATGGATGATGTAGTTAGTAGGCGTATCCATTATGTCGTTTCTGGTGCATAGACCGGTTGCGTATTGCCCATGTTATTGAGCATGAGGCGACACACACTCATGTGTTGTCTGCCTGTAGGGAAGTAGCCGTAGCTACCGTGAATCCCTGTACCTGTACCGAAACCGTCTGTGTAGGCGAGTCTGTGCCATTTACTGCGCGGGTAAGCCATGCAGAAGGCGCCAGCCTCCGCAAACATTTCCATGGCGCTTGTTCCGCAGCCTTCCCAAATGGAAAGACCATGGCATGCCCTGATACGAAAGACCTTTCCCCAATCCTGCGGGAGCTTCATGATCTTCCGGAAGCGCTGACGAATGTATTCGGCTCTTGGATCAGGTGTAACTCTCACGATATCGAGATCTTCACCAACCAATACTTCATCGTCTGTGAGATCATCCCACATGTGAGTGTATTCATGGAAGAACGTTTCAGGGTCGGCACCCTCGATGCCTATTTCTGTACCGCCAGCGAAACATCCCGCCCAACCATCACAGTCCCGATGAACCGTCATGGTCAGGTCAAACAATTGAATGCTTGACTTATTGGCCCATCTTTGCAACAGGGGTGCGGGAGTGCCATCACGGTTGGTGACATGCAGTGCTGACGCCTCAGCCGGGAAGATGAGGATCAGCAAAACGAGCATGACAAACCGTTTCATGGTGACACCTGTTCGATTGAGTGGGCGCGATTGGCCGGGTAGAGCTTGGCGATTCTGGCCCACGCCTCGGCCTGTGTGGCAGCTCTCACGCTGTCTGTGTGAACGAACTTGGGCGGTTTGCCCTGGTCCTGTGCTCGCGTGTTCGCGTACTTTCTGATCTTGAAGTGGAATTCCTGCATTGCTGATCCTTTAGTTTGTTTTGGGTGGAACCGCCTTTTGAAGAGCATCGATGATCTCTCTGGCTTCTATTTCGGAAAGCTCATCAACACTTCTGTTATATCTGTCGATAATTGCGAGTACGCCTCTATCGTCAGACTTGGCTACCCAACGATTGCGAACGAAAGTGATTACTCGCTTTTGTCGGTAAGTTGCCGGGTTCATACACAGTCGCAGTAGGGAAGATGCCAGCCACAATCAGGGCAGGCAATACATTTTGTGTTGTCAGTGCAGTAGGGATCTCTGCATGGTGCTCCCGTAGGTTCAGGAGCCGCCAGAATTGCCTCGATCACTTCCATAACCGCTTGAGATACTTTTCTCATGCTGCGCTTGCCTCCAATCGCCGCAACTCTGCCGTTTGGTAGATAAGTGCTGATTGCAACCGGTCTGCCCGATCAAACGCTCTATCGATAGTGACGGTATCGGTGGCGCGATTGGCTGCGTCACTTGCTTCGAGGTAGTCGCGCTCAGCCTGTGCAATCTTCTCGCGCAGCTCCTCCATGCGCAGGCGATCACGTTCCCGATCCTCTTCGGTCTGTGCTGCCACAGTCACTTGTGCAACGTCAGCAGCTCTACTAGAACCGGACTGATAGAGCGCCATAAGAACAGGATTATTGCGGCATGTATCACAGTGCTTCGGTCGTGTGCCGCGTCTAGACTCGCGCTCCCATTCGTGTCTACCTGCTTCACAGTAAAGTTTTTGAATCGCCATTACTCTTCTCTCCGCGTTCGTTCCAGCGCATTGGCAACAATGCCAATGGTAGCGATTGCACTGGTGTCAATGCCGAGCTTTCGCAATGCGCACAGTGCATCCTCGATTTGCTCGCAAGTCTGATCGACAGCCGCCATTGCGACATCCGGCGGATAGTCTGCGGCGAGCAGTTCGGTAAGGATCACCATTCGCCGACCGGTTATGACTCTGTCATTGGTGATTCCCCGACTCATGCGGAAACCTCTCTGATCTCATATTTGTTTGCTGTTACACGGTGGAATTCCTCCGCACCGTTGTACTCGGCGATTCGTGCGTTTGCGTCGCGCTGGAAGATGCGAGCCATCCAATGCCCGTATCTGTCCCACGACGGCGCACCACGATCACGAGCGCCATACGGGCCACTGTTGTAATAACGCTTGGAATCAGCGTCATGCAATCTAACCTCCCAACCGAACGTGCGAATGCGAGGCTTCTGCATCTCGCGCGTGTCCCACGCGACTGTCAGCCCGACCTCTTCAGCACATGCGCGAAGATCGGTAAAGGTGAGTGAGTCGGAATAAACCTTCATAGTCTGATCCTTTCAAATTGTGACCTTATAGAGACAATCCACCCTCGATCCCGCCTCACCGCCCGATGGTTAGGAAAGTTTGCGGATTGTCTCTATAAGGCAACAGACCGCCCTTTCGAGCGGTCTGTGTTTACCCTATTCGATTGTTCGTCTAGGCGCTAGGCGAGAACCGGAATGCCGATCCCGTCAAGCAGCTTCAGCGTGTCCATGTCCAGCCCGTCCACTTCGCCTCTTGCGGCACGCATCATGTTGCGATCCGCGCGAGTCTGCCCCTTCACGATGCTTTCGTGATGGGCGAACGTGTTGCACGTCTGCACGACACCCCACGCGGTGCCCTTCCACGGGGCGCACCGCTGGTCATGCTCGTACATTCTGTTGAGCGCGTCACGCTTGTTCTGCGCGCGCGTCTGGCCCTTGCCCTCATCCTCGGGCATTGGGACCAACGTTCTCAGGAAGTTGTCCCAATCCTTGGCACTGACCTTGACAGCGGTCAACTCGGCGACCTGCTGTGTGAAGTCGTCAGCGATGGTGTGAATGATCGCCAGCGCGTCGCGAGCCTCTTGCAGCTTCACACGCGAATATCTGCTGTGCTTCACCTTGAGACGCTGCCGGCCGCCGTCGTCACCGTTGCCACCCTCGCGCAGTGCTGCCGACATGGTGTTATCGCACACCACGTTGGTCACCACGCGCTGATACGTCGTCGCCAGCGATCCGTCATGTGACGTGCAGGCGAGCAGGTTGGGGCGGAACAGCACACCCTCGGGCGTTTCGAGCGTGTCGGGGACCTCGACGCTGACCCACGCGACCGCGCCACCCTTGAGGAGGCCAGCGGAACCGATGGAAAGCCCGTCATCGAGAATCGAGCCGACCTGATCCAACAGCCACTCCTCGAACTGGTGAACAGAGTAGGACTGTCTGAAGATGCCGAGAACGTGGCCTGTGTCGGAACGCATGATCGCCTTGCGCTCTCTGTCCACAGTCGTCAGAACGCCGTCTTCGTGCATGTGCGTCGCGGTCAGCGTGCCCTCGACAGCCTGCCAGTGGAAAAGCCGTCTGCGCACATCCTCGACGGGAATCGCCCCATCGTAGTGATTGCTCTGCTCGCCCTGATCCTCCGCGCGATAGTGCCACGCATGCCCGCGCTTATCGGTGAAGCCAATCAGCGTGTTGGTGTTGAGCCACTGCGAAGTCTCTTGCGACATGGTTACTGATCCTTTTCTGAGTGATTTCTGAAAACGTCTGATACTGCCGTTAGCTTGCCTGTCTGCCCTCCGGTCGCTTGCTTCCAGCCGATCTTAGCGAATCAGCTAGAAGCATGCAACCCGTGCCCCTACAGAACGTCTCTGGCGCCCAATGCGCTTTCGATCCCGCCGGCCCATGCCAGCCGCGCAATGGCACGCTTCACCGTATCTTCCGCTTCACTGTCTATGTAATTGTGGTTTTCGTCCCACGCTCTAAGTTGCGCAAGGATCTCTCTAAGTGTCATGCCGGGACAATCACCACCTTGCAACGCTTGACCATCTTCGCGCGAGCGATGGCCTGCGCGAGCGTAAGCGGGGTGCTTTCGTACGTGCGGCCGGTGACCTTCCACTTGTTCGCCATTTCTTATTCACTGATCCTTTTGTGATTGATGGTGGTTATTACTGAATGTCAGTCGAGCGGGTCGGGAGCACAGAGCATGATGCATCCCTCATCCCACATCATGTGTGCGTCGGGCGTCGCGCTTGTGTCAGCAGCGCGGTAGTTGTTGATCAGTTGGTCGATTTCCTCCGCATAAGCGGCCCATGTTTCGACCAATCCGCTACCGGGAGGCATGTTCTGCCACGCCTCCCACACTTGTGATCCGCCTCTCATGGCCCGTGCCGATGGTGAGTATTGCGAACCGTCCATGAGGCATTCCGTCCCATGTGGGCGAACCGGAGTCGCATTAGCGATTGTCACCAATTCGTTGAAATCTTCTTGTGCGAGCTGCCGTGCGCGAGCTTCGGTCATCTTTTCGTATGACCAAACAACTTCGCCTCTACTAACCACACCAGCCGATTCCAGTTCTGGCGTATCTTCCGTGGGTTCATCATCAGACATGACAATGCTTGCGATCTCGCCCAAATCCTCTGAAGCGCTACCGCTGCCCTGATTGATGATTTCACGAACCTCATTCAGCGGCTCACGCGCGTAGCTCGCCGTCTGAATGGCAAAGCGCAGGACATCGCACATTTCGCCGATGGTGCGACGACGTGAGCCGAATGGTTCACGAACCGCACCGTGTTCCATAATTTCGTGAATGACGTATCCGGCATTTTGCGTGTAGTTCAGATTCCAAGTGCCGATCTCGATCTCGGAATGAACTGCGGCGCGTCGTCCGAGCGCAGTACACAGACGGATGTGCAGTTCGTACAAGTCTTTTCTTGTTTCGCGTGCCATGGTGAATCAGTCCCCTTCTGCAAAGCAGCCCGTTTCGGCCGCATACATGAGTTCCCGGACGGGATAGAAACCGTCATACAGGCTGTCTCTGAGTGCCACACGGAGGAATCCGTCTCGGATGTCCTGCGTGCCCGTCAGGGGGCGCGCATTGGCGTCTGCGTAGATCGCTTGCGCCTCCCCCTCGATCAATCTTCCCCACGGCAACGTGACCAGTTCCTTACCGGTCGGCAGGTAGCGGATGTGCAGGTTGCTCCGCGCAGCACGAACGACCCGTTCCAGCGCGACGAAATCCGACATGGTGAGCGTGTCCATGGTGATCACCCTCGCATGCTCGGGTCGGGATGAAAGCGCAGCTCAAACAGCAGGTGCAAAATCTTTATGGCGAACATTGCTGATCCTTTGCAGTTGTTAGCGAACCAATGCCAATATCCGCCATGGTGACGGATACTCGCATTCGTTCGACTAGAGATAGATCTCAAGGTGACAGCCGGGCGGAACGTGCAAGCTTGCCTGATCCAATGCACCATCCATGAATCTGACTTCGATAACAGCGCCTTCCGTCTCTCGAATGCTGTCAATACTCGTGAGAGTGTTTGGCTCTATAAGCCCGTCATCTTGCACGTTGTTTGGGACAACTCGAATGAACATGGTGAAGAACTGATCCTTTAGAAGAGTCCTGCATTTTCAGCGGACTTGAGGAGACACACACGATTACGTCCGGGTGTGCTCTCTGCCTCGAAACTGTCACGAACCCAATATGCGTTCGCATTACTGCGCCGATAGAGCCACAGTTCGTAACTGTGTTGAATCATCGACTTGAGTTGTTCTCTGTACGAACGCATGGTGGCTGATCCTTTCAAAGTCTATGTACATAGTCCGTATGCACGCATCGCGCGTAGAGCAGCGTATGCACGCATCGGCCCTCAACTATGCGACAGCACCAAAGACCCAACAGGTATGACTGACGTGTCTATGGCGTAGTCGTCGCTCGGCACGTAGAAGCACATGACCCACGCTCTACTACCGTGCGGGCGAAGCATGCCGCGCAACTCCCGCGTGGCAACCACTGCATCACCACCGTCAACCGAACCACCGTCCGGCCCTTCATCTCTTCGCAGCATCTTTTCCCCTATAGGTAGAGAGTAGATATGGATAGGTGTGCAGTTGGTTTGCAATCACCTGTCTTTACACCACGAACGCTGTATACATAGACTATGTACATACGATCCTATGTCTACAGTCGTGCGTATGCACGCATTCGACTACCTACACAGTGCCTCTATGCACGCATCCTCTGTCCTCACCCCCTGATATCCAGTTCCCATGTTGCGCCACGTCAGCTAAATAGGGTGCTTTTCAGAAAAAACTCTGTAGCTACAGACTATGTATACAGCCTATATATACAGACTATGTACATACGATTTTGACCCTCAACCTACGAATATGTACATAGAGCGCCTACGTGCCAGAACACTATGTACATAGGATCGGAACGATTCTGGCCCTCACCTACACGTACGGGCTAATGCGTGCATACCCCTTAGCTCTATTAGGCTTAGGTCTGCGTGATCTCTTGTTATTTCTGTATGTGAAGGGCACATCAACAAGGGCCACATAGCCACCTGTAACACCACACTTGCCCTTCACACGGATGATATGCGGCTGATCCTTACTAAGACGCATTTCTGATCCTTTCTGTATGCACGCATAGAAGCTATTTGCGTAGTTCCTATGCCTACGCCCCGCATGCGCTTGTATCTGCTAACGCACACGGGGCTATTAGGCGCTGATCCTCTATCGAAGCTTTAGCAGGAGGGCCATACAACGCTGTGCGCCGGCTCAGGCCCTCGTATCGGATAACTCCCCCTGCGCAGACAGCTAGTCCCTAGGGGCGGTACATGGGCGGTACTCAGAACATCTTTCTGGCCTCATGTTGGCTACATACGCATGTGCGCTGCAATCAATCCGATACGTACCGATTGCATTTCCCGTGAGCGTGCGGGGTTCCTTCCTATGTAACTGATAGAGGAGAGCTGTTAGCAAGTCCTCTGCGGTTAGGGCGGGAAGTGCGGCCCAACCGACAAAAAGAAATCTACAGAGACTTAGTAGCAGTGTCAAGGGATTTCGCAAAGAATTTCCTATTCCTTCAAAAAGCCTGCATATCAGCACTTTTTGCATATCCACTTGGCACGTAGACATTTACCACTCAAGCCCACCCCCACCCTTTTCCTCTTGCACCCCCGCGCTCACCACCCAAAGCCGATGTACGCCCCTTTGTTCGGGATAGGTCACCGACCGATGTCTGTATACATAGGATTCCGACCAACCGACCGAACACTATGTACATAGTCTTCCGAGCAATCCGACCGACCACCCCCACCCTTCGCACTCAGCTCCCGGCCTTCTCACACATTCACCCCACCCCCGCAGACATTCACACCAAAATCTCAGAGCGTACTATAAAGATAGCTAGGGAGACTGTATATACAGACCCTTAGCGTTTCGGCTTGCAAACCTTTCTCAAAATCCGTTTTTCTACGGATTTCAAAATCTTTTGGCTAGCCGTTGCGGTCCATGTGCTCGTGGTCTGCCATCTCGACGGCGAGCTTGCACAACTCGTAGTCGAGCTGAGTTGCGATTGTCATCACTGCGCGTTCGCTCTCGTCGTCACCGACAGAGATAGCGCGAAGGTATTGCGCTTCCAGCTCGTCCATTCGCACTCGCAATACGCCATACAGCGCAGGAAGATTGAATGAAGTTTTGACCTTCATAAGATTGCCGAAGATGCGCATTACTCACCAAAGAGAACGGTTTCGAGACGTTCGATCTCTGTGCGCAATCTGATGGCTTGGTTGTACACCACGAATCGCCGCATGCTCTTTGGTGTGGCCCGGTTGTAATACAGAATCAGCTCGTGCATCTCATTCCAGCGCATATCGAGCACAGCCGAAAGAGCGGGCAATCTGAAGAAATACTCAAGCCGTGCGATCTTGACGTTCGTATCGGCCATCACATCGGTCTGATCAGTCTCAGAAGATCCAGCACTCTGAAGACTTCGATATCCAATTCGAGGATGCGTGCTGTGGGGAATTCGGCTTCGCCGATGAACACGCTATCCCCTCTCAGCTCTCTGCGGCGCAACGACAGACAACGCGCGAGAGCGGGGTAGTCTGCTCTCCGCAGCATCTCGTACCCTGTGGCGTCGAATCGGTATTGCCTCATCACGCCGGTCCGATGGGGCCTATCAGGTTGTAGATGTACTCGGCCTCGACCTGCATCATGTCGGACGTGATTGCTACGCGCGCAGCCGTCTTCTCATCCCTGCTGCGCTGTGCAGCGGCGTACATCAACACCAGCTCTTCAAGCCGATCTTGGACGATCCGGCTGACAGCTACCAGCTCGGCTCTTTCGAGCATGAGTGTTTCCTCGAAAGCTCTCATGCTGGATAATCTTCCAAGATCTTTTCAGTTTCACCAGTAACGCGATTAGCTACTTCAGATATTCGATCAAGTCGCATTCGGCGAAAAACACCATCGCGCCTATATAGATGATCGATATAGCGATAGTGCTCTTCAAGCTCTGCCATGCGAAGCTGAGTGACTTCAGCCAATGTTGGAAGTCTTGCCAAACGAAGGTTTCGAGTGGCATCGTACGTCCAGCGCGTCATTTATCGTTCGCCTCCATAAGGAGAGCGACCCTGAATACCTCAAGATCAAGCTTATTGTCAACACGACGCACTATCATGCGACGACGAACAATTTCGTAATTGCGATTTAGCTCATCGACACGCAAGCGAATGATTCTGGCGAGAGCAGGCAAGCCAGCACGTTGCAATTCGCCCTCCCACTCTCTGTAGCTCACAACATCAATCTGATTGCTTTGCTGATCTCATACGAAAGTCTCATTGCTACTACATAAGAATCCGCCAGCACAACATCAATCGGTATAATATCATCGTAATCAGGTATTTCGTTGTTATATGCTTCGGTCAGCTCTTCATTGCGGATCTCAAGCACTCTGACAAGTGCAGGCAATCCAACACTGACTAGATCGGTACGCCAATCACTCATAATGAGCAAGAATACGCATACATTCGTGTTTTAGAATATGAACTCTGCGCATCATTTGAACTCGCTCTTCGCTGATAGGACCAAGCGGCTGAAATCTCTTTACCAGCTCAGCCTTGCGAACTTGCACCACATGCGCGAGTCCAGGTAGACCACAATCGAAAAGCCGCTGCGAATACGGGTTCATTCCACTACTCGCGCTTTTACCACGAGCGGCTTGTCTTCCGGACCCTTGACGTAGGGCGGTCGCCAGATGCGGATGCACTCTCTGCCCCCGATCATCATCACCTTCTCGGGCTTATCGCGCTTCCACTTCTCGAAGAGCTTGTTCGGTGTGCCTTCGGCCGTCTGCGCGAAATGGTGGGCGTAGTTGCCGGCGACCTCGAAGCGGTGCGAGTAGTCCACGTGCGCGCTCTCGTCGCTCTTGCGCTGGCGCCGCGAACGTTGCATCACCTTGACCGTGAGCGGGACCTGTTGGTTCTTCCGCGCAGCGCGCTTGCGCTCGTTACGCGACAGCTCTACCTCGTCCAGGTAGACGTTGGCCGATTGAAGCATTGCGATCACAGCAAGCGCACGCTCGACCTGATCGATGTGGTTCTCCATCAGCGTCCGCTTGTCTTCAGCAGAAAGCGACAATGCTGTCTCGTGAAAATCCTTGCTCCACGTAGTGAGCAAGGTCATATCGTCTTCGCGAGCCTTAGATGCATCTGGCTTCAGAGCTTGTCCTGAAAGATCGATGAATCCGCGATAAAAATCAGATTCATCTTTGTTCACGCCAATTGCCGAAGCGCTCATTGGATTGACCATCATCACTGGTGCAAATGTTCTCGACTGCGTTGCTCCGAACCCAAGACCAGTCACGCCCAATTCTGTCTGCATCAGCAAAGCACCGATGCAGATAGATCCATCTCTGTAGCCTTCGAGATCAGATCCCAGCGTATCTACGAAAATCGTGTCAAAGGGCAATACGCAGCCATGCATGAATTCTGCAAGGTTTTCGTATGCTCTTTTTCTAAACTTGTCGTCATTGAACAGATTAGGAAGAACGTTTACTTGCGCGGGTTTTACAGCGATCACGCGAGCCACCTGCATCAGGTTCATGATCGATCTAGAAAACTCATTGCCTTGATATTCGAGAGCACTCCACGCGCGCGTAAAGCCGGGCGCGCTCGCCCACACCGGCCGTCTCATTCTGATTCGCCTTCCTGTTCTAACATCAACACCACAATCCCGTACATATCGTCGTAAAGCGCTTCTACATCAGAAATGATTTCGCTATTCCACTTGAATTCTTTTGCAATGACATATTGTGAAGAAAGAAAGCTAATACGAGTCTCCAAGACGCCGCTAAGACCTACATAGCCTTCTTCTTCTGCCATCTCTGCCCATGATCTCATATGGTCGAGCAACTTCGAGATGCGTACAGCTCGTGCGATCTCTTCAGAACGACTCATTATACTCTATCTGCGAGTCTAAGTACAGCGAGTTCTCTATTGAGCTTTTCCAGAGTGAGAATCAGCTTACGCTTTGTGACAAGCGATGTTCCGGTTGCATAAAAGATGATCTCGATCTCTCTCAGACGCAAAAAGATACAGTTACCCAAACCGGTGGGTCGGCGATTTCCGTGGTAGTATCGAAACCGATATCCGACAGTACGACGAATTTCTTCGAATCGTCCAACCAGATATGTATCTACATCGGTCACGCCCACAATGAAACTACGAGAAATATCTCGCGATTGAGCTTTTTCATCGCCAGAATGCAGTTTGGTTTACCTGCGATTGGCCCGTCATGAAATCTAGTTACAAGCTCGTTTGCGCGATGGCGAACGCATTCGGATATCCCCGTGTATCTGTGTCCGATAAGCAATCGCTCAGACTGCACCATGAACTGTCTCAGCTCCATCTCAAACTGAGACGCGAACACCTGCATCAACTGCATGTGTTCCTGCTCCTCTTGAGTGCGGTAGTCGCTCATGAGGCCCGGTAGCGCGCCTTTGCGATCTCTCTGCGCAGACGGTTCGCTTCCCACAGGTATTCCATGCGCTTCTTCGCAGGCGCGCGCGGGAAACGCTCCTCAAGCTCTTGCAAGCGCATGATGATGAGATTTGTGGTTACGGGATAGTGGATGCTCAGCGGTACGAGAGATCTGTACGCATGATTGATCGCGAATCTGAAAGACACTTCGATAGTGTCACGTGGACTCATCCCGCACGAGACAGAAGTGTGGAGATATCGTTATCAATCGCGGCCAGCTCGTTGATGATCACCATCATCTCTTCTCTGCTGGCCCACTGCGATTGGAATCTCAATTCGTCCAGTCGAAGTTCTACAGCTTCGGAGATAGCAACAAAATTATGCTTATCTCGGAGTATCGCCGTATGAGACTGGATATTCTCGATGATTCGCTCGATCAGAACATCGGGCATGCTCTCGATCAACTCGCTGAAAGACTTACCAAGTCTGTTGACAGCGTGTGCGAGTCTCTTCATTGCTTCGGGATCAAAGTTCATGAGGAGCCTCGATCCATATATCAAGAAAGTCCTGCTTCATTGTGTCTCCCGCCAAAGAGTTTTGGAGACACAATGATAGCAGAAAATTGCGATTACTACTCGTCAGCTTCGCAGATCAGCCAGATGGTCGGAGCCCACGCAACAAAAAAGAATACTACTGCTGTTCCGCCCAGCTTGCCAGAAATATCACCGCTTGACCAGATCGCCGCAAGGACAAGAATAATAAATATTGCCCAGGCGACGACTGTTGCAGTAGCCGCTGCGAGGATTCGTGGTTTCTTTGTCAAACCTCGACTTCCTCCTCATCGGTGGCGCCGATTCTGTAGATCTCCCACGGCCCTTCGAAGAGTCTTCTGAATCTGGCCTCGTCGCCGACCGTCACCATCTCCATGTGGCGCTCGGCCGCATCCATCGACGGGAACTCGTCGCCGCCGACCGTGATCCAGCCAGTCGGCTCGTGACCGCAATCGCTGCGCTCGATCACCCAGCCTTCGCGGACCCAACGCTTGTACTCGACTCTGATCGCCTTGTTCCACAGGTCGAACTGGTCGAACGGATCTTCCGGAGGCTTGTCGGCGCCGTTCTCGCGCATCCACTTGGCAAGGACATCGCCGTAACGCGAGGCGATGTATCCACGAGCTTCCGGATCGTTGAGAAATTCGTAGAGGTTATGCGGCGGCATTACTGATCCTTTCGGTCATTGATTCTCTTGAGTACATCTTTAGCACGTTGCCAAGCAAGAGGCTTCTCTCGCTGATAGACCTCATCCCGAGGCCCATTCTTCAGTGATACAAGAGTCGAGAGTGCTTCATACAGCTCATCCCGCTCTTCTCTTAAACGGGCATTCTCCATTACAGAGCTACCTTGTGTGAGAATGCTTCAAGACCGGTCTGCTGGCAATGATCGCATGGATTGACACCCTTCCAGCCATTACCACCGCATCTCGAACAATCTTCGTGCTCGACCAGCAGTTTCAAAAGCTCTTTCTGACCTTCTACTACAGCTTTGAAATCTCTACGTGCGTGGACCAGCATTCTGTCTTTGTCAGCCAACTTAGCGTTGAGAAGATCTCGACGTTGCATATAATCGATCTTCAAAGCGCCAAGCTCGCTATCCTGTTTGATCATGCGAGCTTCAAGACGTGCAAGCTTTTCTTGCATTCTTCTTTGATATTCGCCAGATCCACTTGCACGAACGAATTCCACTCTTTCGCGAACGGGATGGTTACATCTTTTACAGCGCGTGCGGAATCGTCCCCAATCAGCAGGATCACCGCATTTGCCACACACCCAAAGCTCTATTGTGGAATTCTCGTCCATCACATTTGTGAGATTTGCGTAGGAAGCTCGCGCACTTCGGCCTCTTCCTCTGATCCTCTGGCGTCGGGTCGATTCGCAAGCAGAAATTCGAGAAGCTTGTCCTGATCAGCTTTCCCGAAATCGAAAGCTATTTCTACTCGTTCCGTACCTTCGTACCGATCAATCTCAGCAGTGATGATCCCTTGAATGAACGAGTAACCAGCTCTATTACGAGGAATCGCATCCAAGCGAATTCCCAATGTTGGCGCTGCTTCAAGATCAACTGAAATCATTGTCTCTTGGCGCGCTTACCAGCGACCTTGATGTTTGATGCGATTCTTCCGCTGATCACTTCGCCAATCGAATTCAGCACAGTGCGGGTTTGCTCTCCCGGTGCCTCCTGTGCAGCTCTGTCAACTGCATTCAGAAGCACTATCGCGCCCTCGCGCGTGAGACTGAGATCGATCTGATCTGACACATTGCCCCCTGTCTGTGTTAGTCGTCGGCAGGCTGCGGGAACGGGACATCGGCGGGATTCGCGCGCACGTAGATCCCCGAACGTGTCTGCTCTCCGCAGAAGGAACACGTTTCATCACTTCGATACGGCACGGTCAGGCGCGTAGGAACTCGATCTCCTCTCAGGCGCTTCCAGCAAGGGTCGCAACATGCCTGATTCCACGAAAATCGTTTTTCTCTGCTCTCCATGTCGCCAACCTACCCGAGTTACAGCATTTTTGCAATATCGCAGGTTTTCTCGACAATGGCGGAGAAAAACGCAGCTTGACATAGCCTAGCAGATACCTCTATAGTCCACAAGATGACCGAATTCCTCAATGTACGTGAGACAGCCGAAATCGTCGGCGTACATGAGAATACGATCCGAAATTGGGCAGATCGTGGAATTATCAAAGCACACAAGTTGCCCGGTTCGGGTTATCGACGTTTTGCATTTGAAGATGTACAAAAACTCATAGACGCTATTAGGAGTGGAGACGTTGAACTCTACAGAAGAACTGCCGAGCAGGAGAGACATCGACAAGATGGGTAATAAGCAAGCGATAGTCTTTATAGGCAGCTTGTTTATTGTTGGCTTTGTAAACGGGATCAGCGAGCTTGTATCGCCTTTTGTGTTCCTGGGCCTGTTGATTTTGATGCTTGTGGCAGTCTTCTATGCAGCCAACTTTCTCAGCATGCAAATCGCATACGCCTACTCACGCGGTATTCACGATGGCGTTGTTGTCTGGCATGAGTCGGTATTCGGCGAACGGCCTCCGCTGGGCAAGCCAAGAATGGTCCGGAGACTGTGGATGGTCAGAGGCATTGCTGTGTCGAGAATCGAGGACGATGCCTGATCCGTTTCGGCTTCCCTTTCGGGGTGTGCCGAAAGTCGATTTGCGCGTTTGGAATAGTTTGCACGGGTCAGTTTCACCACGCGAAACTTGGGGGACTGCGCGTATGCTTGAAGCAGTCATCCATCAAAAAGGAATCTATGTTCACTCAAGAGATCATCAGGGATTCACTCACTCGTGAAGAGCTGACTGCGCTCTACGACACATTTGTAGTAATTCGTCGTTCTCGCTTCTCCCTTGCCGTATGGCGTCGACAACTCCCTGATTCGAGAAGATTCGAGCTGGCTTACAAATGCCGCACGGCAGTCGGTGCGATTGGATATCAAACACCCGGCGGGCCGCACTTCGTCATCGCCAAGGCGAAGAACCCCGACTGGCTGATCCCGAACTCTCAATGGGCCATCGACGCCGGCCTCAGACCTGGCACGATCATTCCTGGTGGCGCGCCTGAGAATCCCATTCGCGAGGCGTTTCTGCGCCTGACAGACGATGGCGTGGGCATCCACGGAACCGAGAACCTGCTTTCTCTCCGCAGTCGCGCGAGCCACGGTTGCATTCGCGTCACCCCGCAAGCGGCACAGAACCTCTATCTGATCGTTCCGGTTGGATCTCCGGTATTCATCGTCTGACAAGCGATATCCATAGATTTCTGCATTTAGGTTCTACTTGATGATATGATGCGATTAGCGTTGATTTAAGTCAAGGAACCTCAAATGGTCAAAAACCACAAAGTAAACTGGCGGGCGCTCTAATGGTGCCCGCTATTGTTTTGATTGTTATTGCTGCTCTGTTTTTAGCAATGGCAGTCGTTTTCATAGTAATCGGCGAAGTTCTGATCGCAATTGCTCTCGTACTTGCATCAACATTCACAATGCGAACAGCGCTGAAAGGTGATGATCTTGATGGCGACTGAAGAAGAAATCCGAGCAGAATTGCTTGAGCTTCGCGCAATAGGCGATCTAATGCAATCAGCATCAAGTCGCGTGCTCGACTGGATCACTTCAGTTGAATCAATCGAGCATGACAGCATCCCCTATGAAGTTCGTGGTGCGCTCCACGAGATCAGAAGCACGGTGGCAAAATGGACAGAAATACGCAAAACATCGAGAAACATCGGTCTGCCGAGAGTTGATATCATTGGTCCGTGACACTGGAACCTGACAGAATCGCTGCCGCTGTTGAGCTTGCGGCGGGTTGCCATCTCGGGCAAGTAGACAAAGCCGGCGAGTCCTACATCCTCCATCCCATCGCTGTTATGCAGCGCGCGGAGAGATACTTCCTGCTGACGAGCTGGCGGGATGACGAAGAGCTGCGGATCGATGTCATGGTCGCGGCTCTTCTGCACGATGTGGTCGAGGATTCCAGAGGCGATCCTGGACAGAGAGCGATTCTCCGCGAGCACATCCGCGACCGCTTTGGCGCGCGCGTGGAGGAGGCGGTCTACGCGCTCACACGCCAGCGGAACGAGTCCTACGAGGACTTCATCACGCGCTGCACGGGAAATCAGATCGCATGTCTCGTCAAGCGGGCGGACTGTATGCACAACGTGGATCTGACGCGGTTCAGACGCGAGTTGACAGAGAAAGACCTCGCTCGACGCAAAAAGTATTACGCCGCAGCACTTCAACTGAAAAGAGCACTGAGTGAGTTTCTTTGATGAGACGGCCAGAGAGTCGCAGAAGGAATCGCGTATTCGCAGGCTGTATAGACAACTCGAAGAAAAAGCTGAGAAAAGCGAGCGGTTGGAAAGACTTGCTCTGTTTCTCGAAAGAGCTGATCACGCTCAGGTGCAAATGATTGCTACTGCGGCCACGATGGTGATCGTGTTCCCGCTGCGACCGCGCGTCCTGCACAGAGCGTGGGCCGGATTGGTCGAGTCAGATTTCGAGCCTTCTCGCAAAAATGCTCGGCGACTGATCACGATTGTCGCTATTCTCTCCCAGGTTGCAAAAGAAACCCAAGGGTTGAGAATAAATGCCAGAAGACAGACAGATTGAAGCGGTAATCCAAAAGATCCTCAACGGTCATGCTGATGATCGTATTGGCGACATCATGGATGCCATCAACAGACGCAATGAGGAACGAAAGGAAACCGTAAAGCGTCTGGTACGTGAAGTATTTGGTGATGACTTCGATGTGGGACCGAGAGAAAATCCATTCATCAAGCGAGCAAGAGAACGTGCTGAAGCTGGCGAAGGTCGCCAGCCTGGCGAGATCCTTCCCGGTGAGTCGCCACACGTGCAGCCAGTAGATCCGTTTGCCGATGATCCTGTATCTCTCGATGATGAATCTCGTTCACCAATCTTCGGAGCCAGACCACCATTTGAATAGAAAAGGATCAGTATGGCGCCAAGGCTGACATTGTTCGATATGAGCACCAGAATGTGCGAAGCGTTCGCACAAGAATTCTTCGAGTATGAAGGCGTGGCAATAGTTCATGCCAAGGTCGATGAATTGGACCCGCACGATTGCATAGTCAGTCCGGCGAATTCCTTCGGAATGATGGACGGAGGGCTTGACGCTGCGCTTTCCGCGATGATGCCAGACGTGCAGGAATACGTTCACGAAGCGCTTGAAAGACAGTTCTTCGGCGAGCAACCCGTGGGCACGAGCGTAATCGTCAACACTGGCAGTGAAAGATTCCCGCTCCTCGCACACACGCCCACGATGCGCTATCCGCGACGAGTGGCTGATGAAGTGGTGTACGACGCGATGCGCGCTCTGTTGATTGCGGTAGAGGCATTCAACGCGGACTTCGACAGTGACGATCTGAAGATTCAGACGGTCGCCTGTCCGGGCCTCGGAACGCGCTCAGGCGGCGTCTCTTCGCAGAGAGGGGCGCACATGATGCGAGTCGCCTACGACTCGATCTATCGTGACCAGCCGTACATCTATACGGACTGGCGAGGCGATATCAGTGACCATCTTAGAACTATCTACAGAGGCGGCTAATGGCGGAATTCAGAACAGAGCCGTATTTCGATTACGATGCAGTCACTCAGGAGATGGCAGATGATCTCCACGCCAAGCTGAGAGCATTCGGTGAAGCGCAAAGACTGTTCTCAGAAAACGGCTGCGTCGAGAACGCTCGAACGCTCATGAGGACCCGATTCGAGCTGGCCGGATGCGAAGACGAGATCCGCACGATTATCTGGACAGAACCGGTGACCGTTCATGTGGCAGGGCCTCGCGAAGAGGAAGAGGACGACCACGAAGAGGGTCACGAGGGCGTCTTGTATACACAGCGCTGTGCGCGCTGTAAGACGGTTCTCTCGCGCTGGTGCGAGCACATGCCCGTCCCCTTCGAGGCGATGCCGTGGTGGCCTGAAGGCGCAGTGGTGGGCAAGTTCTCCTACGGCCCGATGGTCAGAGTCGAGCTGATCGGTGACCGCGATCTCGAAAAGCACGAAGTTATGTGCCCCGACTTCGACTTGGTGACCGATGGCAGCAAGTGAAATTCACAAAATTGTCAGAAGTGAACTTGAAAGGCTTTATAGTCGCGTAGATCTTCATTCGCGGGCAATACAGGAAGCCGTGAAAGTAACTGATGAAGCCTTTGAGAAATACCATATACCCTCATCGTATGAAGAACGCGCGATGGAAATCGTAAGGCGACTCCGAAAACTTCCTATAACTGTTGATGGTTATAGATTCACCAGACAACACGACGAGTATTCCAAGCTGCTCTTGGACGCTCATGATCTCTACGCGGATATAGTGCGCGAATATGACAACTAAACTTCCGTGCCCTCTCTGCGGCGAGACTGACTGGTTGGCCCTCGAACAGATCTCGTCGGAATCTCCCTGCTGCCTCATACAGGAGGAAGACGGCAGCGTCGAGATCGAACCAGAACCCTCCGCAGAGTTTGTGCGCAGAGCGTCGTCATCGATCACACTCGCCTATATGTGTGCAAATGAACCTTGCAGTTACTCATTCGGTGCGAGTGATGTGGAAACCATGTTCAGAATCGCTTCTGGCGATGCTAGACTTGGTGGATGACGAAATACAATGTAAGTCTTTCCAGACCAAGAAGTAAAAATCCATACAGGATTGTCGCCAGTCCTGATGTCGAAAGAATCCTCGCGCTTGCATGTGATTGCGGTGAAATCATTCACAAGCGTGTGGATTCTTTTTTGGTTGGAATGCATGTAGCTATTTGCCTTAGATGTGATAACCAAAGCACAGAAGTAGTCACACCTGACGGCAGACATCACAAGGTAACTGCTGAGGATCACCAGGGAACTGGCATGTGATTATTTTCTGAGTACGATATAAATAGGGGTGATGGTTTCCCCTCGTACTCACTGCCCCGACTGCAATAGCCTTCAGCGCTTCGCTCGTAAAGAACGACGAAGCTCTGAAACCGTCGAGGGCGTTATCTCCTGTTCTGCATGCGGGTGGGAATCTGTAGTCGATTCCTTTCCCGCTGCGGACGAAAAAAGTATTGCTAGAGCGCGCATCTCCTGGATGCGCGAGTTCCGTCGAGCGATGCGAGTATCGAATGCCGATGGTCGTTGATCCCCTCACGGCTATCACGCCTCGCCAACTGGAATTGCTGGCGCTCTATGCCTCGGGTTACGATCTGAAAGAGATCGCCGAGACGAAATTCATGTCCTACTCGTCGGTGCGTGGTGATCTCGCTGCGGCCCGTGATCGCGTTGGAGCGAAAACGCTCCCCAATCTGATTGCGATCTGCGTAGAATCACGTGTAATTGTTAGGAATGGTACGGCCTACATTCCTGTGCAGGAAGAACGAGTGATCGGGGAGTAGGACTTTATGGCTATTACAGTCAAATGGTACGGGAGAGGTCTTCTCGCGTGTCTTAGAAATGATGTGGATCTGGAAGCAGATACACTCAGAATGACGTTGCATACTGGAACTTATGTTCCTAATCAGGATACTGATGATTTCTTCAACGATGCAACGAATGAGCTTGCTACTGCTAATGGTTACACAGCCGGCGGCGTAACCCTCGCCAGCAGTGCGTTGAGCTACGACGCGACAACTGATCAGGTTCGATGGGACTTCGCTGACCCGTCTTGGACCTTTTCAGGAGCAGTCACTTTCAGAGTGGCAGTTATCCGTAAGGCTCGCGGCGGGGCCTCTTCCGCAGACGAGGTTATTGCGTATCTCCTGTGGGATTCTGATCAGACCATCTCTACGTCTTACACGCTTCAGATCGACGCCAACGGTCTTCTGTACATCGACGCAACGTAAGTCTTATGGCTGCGCCGACTTTTTCTGTTGGGGCCGGTACAACGGCGATCAGCGACAGAACGGTATCGCTGGCTGGTCCTGTGGGCCGCAGAGTCGGCGAGCTTCTTCTCGCTTCCTTGTACGTCTACAACACAGAAGCGATTACTACTCCGTCCGGATGGAATCTGATCAATCAGACAGCCGCTCCGGCGTTTCAGATTATTTCTTACTGGCGAATCGCGACTGGTGATTCGTCGGACACTTTCACTGCTTCGTGGACTAATTCCGTATATCGGCAGCTTGCAGTTGGATCGTTTGCAGGTGCCGCAAGAGTAAGACCAATCATTGCAGTAGGCGCTGATAACAGCGGCACTTCAACTTCTCTCCTCGCTAGAGGATTCAACCTGCCCGTAAAAGATTGTCTTCTGTTTTGGGCAGGTGGCGTTGATACTGTTCGAACTTTTACAGTTCCATCTGGTTTTACACGCTATGACGATAACGACGGCGTATATATTGGTCTTGCGGAGCAATCATCGGTAGGTGCAACAGGCGATAAGACCGGTACTGTAAATACGTCAGTTGCATGGGTTACGCATATGTTTGCGATTGCTCCTGCATCTATGTATTACGACGCAGTAATGGCTGATTCACCTACTGCGTACTTTCCGCTGAATGAAGCATCTGGAACGAGTGCACTCGATGCCATGGGAGGGGCTTCGGGCACTTATACCGGCGGTTACACACTTGCTCAAACTTCGCTAATTGCTGACGATAATAGAGCAGTTCTGTTGAATGGTTCTACTGGCTATGTCAGAGCTGCTGATCGAGCCGCTTTTGATATTGGCGATGTATTTACGCTCGAAGCATGGGTTC